AGCAGAGGAAGAGACCGCTGCCAAGAAAGCAGAGGAAGAGGCCGCTGCCAAGAAAGCAGAGGAAGAGGCCGCTGCCAAGAAAGCAGAGGAAGAGGCCGCTGCCAAGAAAGCAGAGGAAGAGGCAGCTGCCAAGAAAGCAGAGGAAGAGGCCGCTGCCAAGAAAGCAGAGGAAGAGGCCGCTGCCAAGAAAGCAGAGGAAGAGGCCGCTGCCAAGAAAGCAGAGGAAGAGGCCGCTGCCAAGAAAGCAGAGGAAGAAGCTTAAATATTATTTGAATGATAAACATATTCATATAATATTACACCAACCAAAAAGAAAAATCATACACAATCCCTTTCAAAATAATGGCGATTCTTGATAATTCTCTGAAAAGAAATGGCATCGCTCAAAAAAAATGGACAAAAATAAATGTCCAATTTTCATTTCCCCAGAATAGTTTTGTAAAAAGTACCTCCAAAAAATGGGTCATTACCATAATGCTGTAAAATCTTATTTTTCATGTAAAAAGTTGTTACCGACTTTAAAAAAGTATATTTGGTATCAAATGATTTAGGCGAATAATCTGTTAGTAATATATACTAATATGGCTAATGATAAACTCGCCAAAATTCGCCCGTTATTTTATTGTGATAATTGTCATTATGAGTGCAGTAATCAAAGTGACTTTAATAAACACATGACAACTGATAAACACAATAGACTAACAAATACTAACAAATTAATCGCCAAAATTCGCCCATTATTTTATTGTGATACTTGTCATTATGGGTGTAGTAAACAAAGTGATTATAATAAACATCTTGCAACTAGTAAACATGATAGACTAACAAACCCTAATAAAATAATAACCAAAACATATGTATGTGGTTGTGGTAAACAATATAAGCATATGTCATCATTATGCAAACATAAAACACGATGTCATGTAAGTAATCAAGATGTAATTACAGAAGAGTTTCAACCAAATGAAAAAATACCATATGTGGAAACAAATCTTGTAATTGAACTACTAAAACAAAACCACGATTTCAAAGATTTGATGATTGAACAATCAAAACAATTAGCAGAACAAAATAAACAAAATGTAGAACTACGAGAGCAGCTATTAGAAGCAGTCAAAGACGGCAAACTATGTAATAATACTACCAATAATACTACCAATAATACTACCAATAACAAATTTAATCTCAACTTATTCTTGAATGAAACATGTAAGGATGCTATTACGATGAATGAATTTATCAATTCCATTGAAGTTACTATGGATGATTTCATTAGAACCGGCAAAATAGGCTTTGTAGACGGTATTTCTAGTGTTATGGTAGAACGCATAAAAGGAATGGATATGCATACAAGACCCATGCATTGTACAGATTTGAAGCGTGAAACCATATATATAAAAAATGATTATGCATGGGAAAAAGGAGACATTGACAAGACGCAATTGCGCAGAGCAGTAAAGAATGTAGCAAACAAGAATTATAAACAACTAAAACCATGGTTTGACAGTTCTCAACCTGAGGTAGATCAAATCGGAACAGACGAATATGAAAACTACTTCCAATATTATAAATCAGCATTAGGTGGTTGTGGAAAAGAAGAAGATAGGAAATTTGAAGATAAAATAATCAAGAATGTATTGAAGGAAGTGGTTGTAGATAAATGAGGACGGTTCCCCAATTCCTGATTTGTATATTCTTGATAATTCTCTGAAAAGAAATGGCATCGCTCAAAAAAAATGGACATTTATAAATGTCCAATTTTGATTTCCCCAGAATAGTTTTGTAAAAAAAACCTCCAAAAAATGGGTTGTTACCATAATGCAGTAAAATCCTATTTTTCTTATAAAAAGTTGTTACCGACTTTAAAAAAGTATATTTGGTATCAAATGATTTAGGGGTAAAATATGGTTCAATATATATGAACGATATTGAACCATTTAACCCCATAAAAACCCCAAACTTATATGAATGTACGATTTGTTACTTTAATACCAGCAATAAAAAAGATTATACCCGACATTTGACCACTGCAAAACATACAAAAAAGACCAGATTGAACCAGATTGAACCAATAATACCCATTAATACCCCTACACATCATATATGCATTGATTGTAATAAAGAATATACTTCTAAAAGTGGGTTATGGTATCATAAAAAGAAGTGTACAGGACCCCTTCAACTAGATAACCAAAAGCGTATTTCAAATAAAGTAGATGCTACACTTGTTATTGAATTGTTAAAACAAAATACTGAATTCAAACATATGATGATAGAACAAAATAAACATATATTAGACCAAAATGAAAAGATTACCGAATTAGCTAAGAATGCAGGCAATGTAACTAACAATACTACTAATAACACGACAAACAAATTTAATCTGAATGTATTTCTAAATGAAACATGCAAGGATGCTATTACAATGAATGAATTTATCAATTCCATTGAAGTCACTATGGAAGACTTTGTTAGAACAGGTAAGCTCGGCTTTGTAGATGGCATATCCACAGTTATGGTAGAACGTATCAAAGGAATGGATATGCATACAAGACCCATGCATTGTACTGATTTGAAGCGTGAAACAATGTATATCAAAAACGATGATGCATGGGAAAAGGGAGATATTGATAAGACTTTACTCCGTCGGGCAGTAAAGAATGTAGCAAACAAGAATTATAGACAGTTGAAACCATGGTTTGACAGTTCTCAACCTGAGGTAGATCAAATTGGAACAGACGAATATGAAAACTACTTCCAATATTATAAATCAGCATTAGGTGGTTGTGGAAAAGAAGAAGACCGTAAATTTGAAGATAAAATAATCAAAAATGTATTGAAGGAAGTTGTTGTAGATAAATAGAAAATATTTGTATAATGTATAGTGTATATTTTATGACAAAGACCTACAAAGTATGGAAAAAGTGTAAAAATGTACCGTGTGGAAAAACAATGGACAACTGTGAACCACATTATTGTAGTGGAAATAAACAAGGTTCAAAAAATTGGAGTAATTGTAATATGGAGTATATTTCACCAACTAAATACAAAAAACGTTTCACTAGAAAATGTAGACAAGAAAAAAATTCGCGTCCATTGAAAAAGCAATTATGTAAAACATCAAAAGTTCCGTTAAGTGTAAAAGCATCTATATTACATTCAAAAATGCCTTATATATGGAGATTTCTAAGCAATAAGACCCGTAAACAAATGATCAAACTAGCATTGAAACCAATGAGTAAGCTAAATGTGTAATATAATAATAAAAATTATTATATTGCAGTGATACAATTATAACCATTTTTTATGTTCCAATTGTTTGTAATCTCTATCATTTTGTCTAGGAAGTTCAAGTGGAACAACCAATGTACTTTGATCTTGACAATATTTAAGATAACCAATCGTTTCATTATATACAGATGGAACAATATAATCAAGTACAATTTTATTTAATCTTTCTACTTGTTCTGTTATATTATCAATTTGATGTTCTGCATATTGAAAATAAATACTTCTCATTATCACCTTTAAAGTATCAATATTTTGAGGAACAATAATATATTTATTATCAGATTTGGCATAAACGCCGGCACGTAACCCATTTTGAATAATTTGAATATTTTCTTTTGAGAAATATACTTGTGATAAAACATTATTTTCCAAAGTTCCCGTAAGAGCCTCACGATATTCAGTTGGTTTATTTTTCAATGCGATTTTTTCTTGCATTTTGAAAACGACATCAGGTGATGGTGGTTCTACAATATTAATTCTTCCATTATATCTTTCCGTTTCTAATATTTTTTGATCATTATTAACACTTGTATGTTTTAAATTAAGAATTGACATAATAGCTTTGTATATTCTTTCATCAGAAATAAATCACGAGCATTGAGAACCTTACTAAATATATTTAGACAAAAATGTATTATTATATATATTTATTGTATAATGGAAACATTTTACATAATAGCCTTGTCAATTACAACAATTGCATTAATTTTCTTATTGAGTTATGTAGGTATGCAAATGTCTTATTATAGAAATGATGATGCAACTTATCCACCGGTTGCTGCAAGTTGCCCTGATTTTTGGAAATCAAATGATGATGGTAAATGTGAGGTTCCAAATACAATAAGCGGAGCAGGATTCTGTGGCATTAGTAATGATATAAAAGTAAATAATACCTTTGTGTATTTACCTACTGATACAGCGGTGGTAAATGGTTTGGTCTCAAATTTAACGACAAACGAGTCATATCCGGTTGATCAAGGTAATACATATCATACATTTATGAATATTCCATTAATGCAAACAGCTGGTAAAGATTGTACATTAAATGTAACCGTTAAATATGTAGCTGATGTTACAAGCACCGATGATAATGGTAATTCTATTGCTACGGGAATAAATGGTATAATTGATAGTATTGAAGTAAACACACACGGAACTGGTTATATTGAAGGGAATGCAACAATTGCAGAGAATGCACTAGGAACAAACGACGAATTTGAATTAGCATTAACCACAACTGCACCGACTGGTGATGCATCAAAATATAATGTGAATCCTCCACAACTACAATTAGGAAATATATATAATAACCCAACTGATCTTATCACCGCCGAGGGAACCTATACTGTGTCCGTAAATACCAACGGTTCAGGGACAGGTTGTAAGGTAGTCGTGGTGACTGATGATAATACAATTGCATCTGTTACTGTATCAGAATCCGGTTCTGGTTATAAAGCAGGTGATATTATTACAATCCCACCAAATCAAATTGGCGGTTCAACAACACAAACAACTGCTAGTTTTGGATTATTTGAAGGTAAATGCACTGATCCTAATGGTACGGGTGATGCAAGCGGTGGTATTCAAAACATAGGTAGTGTATACAATAGCATAGGGTCCAGTAATTTAACGACAAATAATACACATGGATACGACGCAACAAGCACAACGATAGATTTTTCAAGTAATGATTGGGGTGTAGGTGCAAGTGCAATATGTAAGAAAAAGATTTGGGCAAGTCAATATGGATTGGTATGGGATGGTATAACAAACTATAATGGATGTTAAATAAACTATATTGGTAACAATAGTAATCAATATAGTTGAACTAAATGGTGAATTTAATAACACGTTGTTGTTCTCCTGATGCATAATCAAGGTCTTCAATAGATACAGGACGTTGAAAGAGTGAATATATAGGGAGGACCTTGTTTTGGACAACTTCATGTTCATTTACAATAACCATTTCCATCAAATGATGTTTTAAAAGTCGTACATTACGCATTTCAGGAATAATATCTTTAATTTGGAGTTGAACCGCTTGTTTTAAAAATTCTACATTGTTCGTTTTATGAAATTCTTCAATTAAATTACGACTACCTTCAATAGATCTAAATATTTTGTTTATCTTATTTTGTATAGCTTCATCACGAGTTTCGTTATGAAATAATTCATTGTATTTATGAAGATATTCACTATAATACTTTTTGTTTTCATTATACAAATCTAACCCTCCCTTAAACAATTCAACCGACTTGTCTTCACTAATATAATTAAACATGGTATCTAATTTTAGTTTTAATAAGTTATCACTTGATCCTTCAAAATCTTCCTTGAACAAGTCAAATAATACTTGAAATTGAGTTAGGAAACCAGGAAAGATTTGAATATCAAGAGAACATGGGTTGGCAGAGTCACCACAGATAGCCTCGTAAGTGTTCTCATTTTTACTGAATATACTACCGACTGGTCGTTTGCATTTAATACATTTGGGCTTGACTTGTAATACCATTCGTTTGGCAATACGTTTATTAGGTTCTCTATTATAGGCTTTTCTTTTCATTTCTAAGAACTCATTTTCATATTGTTGCTTTATTCTAAAATATTCATTCAATGCGTCTTTATAGTTACGTTGTTGTTCGGAAAAGTCATCATTTTCCGGTGTACTTCCTTGAATATTGTCAAGTTGTGAATTACGAAATGTAATACTAGGATTGTTCTCAAATTGAATATCAATAATACTATCTGGTTGGTTCTCAATTAATGTAATACTATTGTTTGAAGCGTGTAATTTGACCAATTTGTCTAATCCGTTCAAATTAAGATACTCAATTTCATTGAATTCACATATAAATTCTTGAATATTTTGGGGTAGGTTCTCAATGGTCTTGATTTTATTGTGTGAAATATTTACAAATTCCAATTTAGTCAGATTAGATATATCAATATTCTCAATGATATTGTAGGAAACATTCAACTTAATCAGAGTCTTAGGTAAGTTATCTATTTTTAATAGGAGATTATCAACACATTCAAATGATTCAACTGTTTTGGGTAATATAACATTGGTAATTTCACCTTTACCGAGAACAATATGTTTAATTTTGCCAAACCCTAAATTTGGCAATTCCGATAAATTCAAATCACCATGTAGAGGTGCATTAATTCGCAGAGTATCAACTTCTTTTGAATATGTTTCTAAAATACCAAGTAACTCTTTTTGAGCAGTATTGTTTAGTTCAATGATTTCATAGTGTTTGCTTTTATTAATAGACATTTGACTGATACAATTGGTATAGATAATAAACAGAATAAAATTATGTGTATTATCCTAGCATGAAGGGTAAATTAGTAACTCGTGATATATGTTGGTCATCAGTATTAGAAACCTCATCTTGATAGTACCGTATCTTAGACATAACGTATTGTTGATCATGTATCATTTTTTGATGTCGGTCATAGTCAGTTGGTTTATTTAAACTACACCGATATAGTATGGCACATGTAACGGCAACAAATACAATGAAGACAATAGTATTAAATGCATAATAATATACATTTACACGATTGGTATGACATTGTTTTAGTGTATTAAAAAGAAAATTTTTAGTTGATGATTCAATGAGAGAAGGTTGTTCCATTGGTTTCTTACTAGTATATACTAAAATAGGATGAAAATACGATTACATATACGCTAAATAGTACATTACAGCCATATAACTAAAAATGGCAACGATAATGGAAATAATCCAAATAGGGATAACAGTTTTATGACGGTATCCAACACCAAATGGTCTAAATCCACCCTCTTCGTTGTATAGTAGAACAGGTTTGGCAATATGTATTGTGGAAAATACGAGTAAAAACAAGATAATAGCAACACTTAGTTTATTATAACGAATAAATCCTTTCAAGTTATGCATTTTGTTTGTAATTATAGTTATAATACAATTACAAATTATGTTGGCTAAATACCCTTAAAAATCATCATCATCATATATATCTTCTGAATCATATCCATCATTATATTCTTCCCCTAAATTACTGAAATCGTATGTATTACGGTTATAATCATCAGTTTCTGGAATTTCATCAAATTTATCAAGTTCAAAAATATCAAGCGATTCAACTTCAACATCCGCAATTTCTGGATTTTCATCATACAATTCTGCAATCATCTCAGTTCGTTCTCGTTCATATGTATTTGGATCATATTTGAAAAGACCCTTTTGTTGACCAACATTCCATCTTCCAATTTTATAGTTTTTCATAGCGTCTTCTATTTTACGTTCTTCTTCACTCATATTATCAATACTAAAAAAGGCAACAATGCGATTTCTTTCTTTATCCTTAGCTCGGTTCATTTTCTTCATAATTTGTTCATATGATAAATCAATTATCTTCTTGTTTTCTTGTTCTATATCTAAAAACGAAATAAGTAGTGAGCATACCCGTTGTTTTAATTCACGACGGTCACCTGATACAATTTGTATTTCTAATAAATCATTATTTGCACTCATCATTTCATCTGTGATATTTTCTTCTATACTATTCAATGCATTAGATGGATTTTTTGATGTTTCAATTTCAGTTCGGCGAGTTTGTTTCAATTCTTGTATATCAGCACGTATGAATGTGTCATCATTAGAACATACGATATACTCGTAGATTGCACTATAAAAACAGTAAGTATATAATTGGTATACAGTTTTCTTATCCAATAATGAATGGAATGATACTTTATTATTATCAATATCCTTTACCAGTTCAGTATGAACCGGAATATGTTGCATAAACGCATTCATGCTGATAAGTCTATTGTTAACCTCTTGAAGTAGTTGGACAATGACATTATCCTCTTGAAACGCTTCTAATTTTTCATAGTATTTATCAATGAATTTTTGTAAATCAAGTTCGTGTTGTTCGTGAATATTCCAATGTTTAGGTACCCTTTTAAAAAATGGAGATTTAGTCAATAGAGCAATAGGATAAACCTTTGTAATTTGATATACTGCATCATGAATAAATTGAAGTGCAGAATATAGACCTTCTTCATAATATTCATCAGTTTCAGTCATGGACTTGTCTATGTTCCATTTATATATGTTTGCTAAAAATAATGCTAATTTATTGAATTGATTCCCATCAAGATTACCATGTTTATCAATAAATTCCATTATATTTTTATAAAGATCAGTATTCGCCTTATGTAGATACTTGGACAAATTTGCTAATTCAGGCGTTTTATCGGCTGACATAGTTTTTGGATTATATGTATTGAGAACCTTCATTAAATGTTTTCGCAAAGGTTCATCAATAACATTGGTATCTTCATCATCCATTTTGTTAATAATTTCTTTTAATACGGTTACACGATTGAATGGTAACGGGTTATCAATTGTAATCAAATTCTTTTCGTACACTATTGACATTAGTTTATTGAAATCTTCAATTGTATATCGTTTACCATTTTTCTTTAAAAATTCAATCTTATCAGATAATGTCCATTTAGTATCATACATAGGAGGACGTTCAGAACAAATACTTTGATATATTTCAGGGACAGGTAAGTCCCTATCAAAATTACAGTAATGAATAATAGAAGAATAAATTTTATCTTCCAGATTACCAGATGAAACAACTGAATAGTTAATTCCCGTAAAATCCGGATGATATAATATTGGTGCTCTGGTTAATGTATTCACATCATCTAACATTTTGCCCAAACTAGATACAATGTGAATATTATTACGTATGCTATCATCTTCTTCATTAAAATAAGTGATGGGATTGGTAATATCGGTTTCATTACAACATGAATTTTCTATGAATGGGCGAGTAGTTGTTTTTAATAATAAATCCTTATTTTTTACAACACGATTGATAGTTTCAATAATACCATAACCATATTGTACAATCTTACTTTTTAAGACAGCAATACTTTCATGTTGATGAGATTTACCATGTCGCATTAAATCAATCAGGTCTTGTTTAAATTCTGAACCAATTGTACGTAATGTTTTGACGATAGTGAAATCAACCACTGGGGGTAAGAAGTGTTTCCATTTTGATATTTGATGTTCTTCTGGTGAAACTAATTGTGGATTAAGAAGTACATATTCACGTTTCTTTGCATACATATCAGAAACATCATTACGATTAATAACATTTTTTTCAAGAATTTGTTTAATACGGCTGGCTAAAAGATCAGTCTTGTATTTTTGAATAGAATCCCAAGGAGATATTTGACTCTTAATCTTGTTTATTACACATGCAATATATTGAATACCAGTAGTATCTTCTATTCCGTCCATAGGAAATCCACTGAATGAGCGAATGCAACCAGGGAAAGTGCGTGTTGTTTTGAAAGAGGGAATCGCCGTTTGAATTGCAACAAGAAGAACACTGGCGATAATAAAAATCATGGTTTCATTGCGATAATTTATAAAAGGAGCAATAACTTTATCCTTATTTTGTTTCAATAATTTGGCGGAACGTTTATCATAGGCCCGTTCGGTCATAATATTGGTAGTAATCATTTCATTTGATAGACGCAAAATAAATTCTTCTAATCCATCAATTTTGATATCAATATTGAAACATATTGCAGAGAATACATTATAAATTGTTTCGGCTGTTTCGTTTTCAAAGACACGTTTTTCTTTTTTACCTAAGTTTTCCATAACAACTGTACCTAAGTCTTTTTCCATAATTTCATGACTGGTAATACTAAATCCAGTATCAACATCTGCATTCACAAAATCTCTTTTACAGAGGACCTCGGCTGTATATTTATCTACAACATTGTCACCGTCATCACTTATAGTACCAACGGTTCTAATTAATTCATCCAGTTTAGATTCATATAGAACACGATTATTATTGAATGTTAGAGCCAATGTATATATAGAAACAGCAAACAATTGGGTATTCGTACTTTTACAATATAACCAATGTGGGTCTTCATCGAGTTCAGTAACCATAGGATTTCTACAATATTCATCAACAAACGTAACGATATCCTTTTGTTTTTTTATGAAATCAGATTGTCCCATAATAAGAGAACGAGTATACAGATGAGGTGACATTAACAGTTCGGTTGGTCGTATTAAAGTTCCAATAGTAAATGCCAAATCATTTGGTTTTTGCAAATGAATATCTTTCAACATTGTAGATTTCTTTAATAAATCTTGTTGTGTCTTAATGTTCTCATCTAGTTTTGTTTGTAATTCTTCAACTGATAATTCATAACGTTTATCAAATTCACCCAATAATTTTTGTCGGTTACGTTGATTAAATTGTGATCGTGATTGTTCAATTGAGTCACAAGAACCACTTGTTATATTTTTATAACACTCTCTACTAATATTACAGAATAATGCATTTGTATCTAAAAACGCTTCATCATCAATGGTATCATCTTGTATCCAATTATCCTTCAATCTACGATAGTATGTAATTTTTTTACGAATATCAGACTCAATTTGTATAGCTTCCATCTCACTTTTTGATAGTTTATCTTCGTCAATGCCTTCTGGTAAAGAAGGACGGACTTCTAATATAGCGTATTCACCATCTCTTACCATTTTTTTACCAGCAATTAATGTAGTAGCAAGTTCTCCTGCAATATCCGGTTGAGATCCATGTATATGAATTAGATTTTCTACAAGAAATTCGTGAAATTCAGCAGGAGATTTTTTAGTTTGTTCATCCTTGTATTTTTTAAGAATATCATAGGGAGTATCATCAAAATCATTATCATAGTATACTTCTTCCTTATCATTATCTTTTTGTAGGTCTTTCATAGAATTATATTTTTTGGTCAAAAACCGACGTGTGCAATCTCTGGGTTTAATGCGTTCATTATCTGTCATATCATCCAAATTAACATTAGAAAGAGCATCTGTCATATTATCAGGGGTAATTAAAGAAACAAGAAGGGAAGTAATTATATTCGTATACAAGTTAGAATTATCAGAATCATTCATTCGTAAGAGTAATTCTTGTGTAGTCAAGTTAGAATTCATCTTATCTTTAAATAAGAAAGCATAACTATGAAAGAATGGATTGGAAATATCTTGATTTGCATTGATTAAACTAAGTAATTTATTAGGATTTTTGATCATTTGGTATTTTGTATTGCGTAACACATTATATTTCTTTAATTGTGTACCAAGCTGACGTTTTATTTCACTAATACGTTCTTTCATAAAGAAACGGATTTCCATATAATGTTCATACGTAATGTCAGAAGGATAAATCATGAACGGCTCTAATTGTTTAACAATTTCATTAAAAGACACCTTATCCTTAATGTGTTTACGTACTAAACGAATGAGGAACAATGTATTAGGAATAATAACTTCAAGTATTTGTTTAAATTTCTCATTTTCATCAAAATGTTCAATATCAATACTTGGATCCACCATAAATTCTTGTATGGAACTTAGAAAAGTATATTTTTCATCTTTTTCCATTTTTTCATAATCAAGTTGTTTTGATAAGTCACTAATAACATGAGGAACAACATCAGTATTTTTTCGTAATAATTTGAAAAGCATAAGATAGTTCTGATGTAATGTAGCTCTATCAAGCATATTAGTAGATGGTAAACTGATAGTAGAGAACTTAACAATTGGTTCAGGCATTGTAAGTAATGATTTAACCGTCATTTTATCATTTTGAGTCATTGTTTTACGAGAATATATAGTTTTACCTGTCTTTAATGTTTCCTTATCCATATTAGTTTGACCTAGTCCATAGCGTTGAATAACAAAATCTGCGGATTTAACCTGATTATCTTTATCAATTACAGTGGATTGAAATCGTCCAAGATTATCTACAATGGTATCAATGCTAGATAAAACGTCTTTGTTTGCCAAATAATCATCTGTATTGTCTACATTCTCATATGATGCCATAATATTTTGTATGCGATTATTTAAACTAGAATAGGTAAGGGTTTTATCAATATGCTTACGATCATAATATTTTGTTTGTAATGTTTCAATAGAACGTAATTCTTCACCAAATGTTTCAGCAATGACGTCTTGTTCAATTAGATTGGATACGCCATATAATTTCTTACGATTGGTAACCACAGGGATAATCCATTTTAGTGTTGTATCTAAATTATAAATACGTTGAACTAGTGGTTTATTATTATTACCAACATGTTTTGCAGAATATACATTATCATCGCCATCAAAATCTGAAAACTGATGTCTTAATTCTTTAAAACGTTCAATTAATAAATGTAAATTGTTAATAACTGCATCAGATCTTTGACTATTTGGAATCGTAGATAATATTTCATCCATTAAATCATTTACTTGTGCATCAATTCCATACCGACGTTCTGATTCAGGTATTTCAACCAATTGTCGCATAGGTTCTTGGCGTTCTCCGAATACAATATCATTTGCATCAATATACATTTTATGAAGCTTATCGCGAATATTTTCATCAATTTCAGAATCCTCTGGTATTTTTATAATTGACTCACCAGATTCAGTAAATTGTATAGATGGACCATTATTAATTTCATTTGTATCTATAATTACATCATTATTTTCAGAATCAACATCTTCACCTATTTGAGATTTGACAGTGGAAAGTGACGCTACATCTTTTAATAAAGTAGGTTTATCAATAATAACAATGGATTTAATTGGTAAATTCTCTGGAATACCTTTATATCCAAAATTTAGATATATACTTTTTAACTCAGGATAGGTAGTAACTTCAATCATGTCTTCATCTAAATTCGTAATTTCACCAGTAATAATAGCTTCAAAATCACCACCGAAATGGATACGTATCCATGTTCTTGGTAACAAATTATTTTGTTTAGCATATCCTTTAACTTCATTTTTAGTATGCAAATTAATTTCAGTAATACTTTCATCTGTAAATGTGCCGTCTTCGGTAATATTCAGTAGATAAAACCGTCCATTAGAAATATTGATGATTTTTATTTTTTCATCATCTACATAATCAATAAACGCATGTATTTCATGTATGTCGGGGTTTGTTGGAGCAATAATTTCAATAATATCACCATATTCTAATATAACACTATTTGGGCTAGTGGGTGAGTCTGTTACAATGGTTTGAGTTTCTATAACTTCATTTGAAACATCATCCATAATTAATCCGTTATAATATATAATTACAAGATAATTACATCTAAATTATATTTCGTAAATAGTATATGTGTATTTATGAAATGAAAAAGAAATAGAATAAAGAGGTGAATTATAATAATACACCCAGAGGAATGAATATGGATATTGATCTTGATAACCTAAACAAAATGAATCTGACACATAAATTATCATATAGTGATGGTGAATATTACCAGTCATTTCAATACGATAAGGGTATGCTATGCTATAATGATGAAAAACGTAGTTTACATCGTCAAACATGGTTATCTTATCCAGACAATAAATTACTTTCTATATCTATACCAAAGTCACTACACGATAATGAATTTAAAACGAGATATCCAGTAATTGACGAAAATATATTGGTAGTAGAGCATATAGAAGGAGAACTATTAAGTTTATATTACGATAAACGTATAAACAAATGGAAACTGACAATGGATAATAATCTATCAAATCCTCATATAGTATTATCCATTTTCTATGATATATTTAATACATCAGACAATCAAACATTAAATGATATTGCCATGTTAAACTATTTTGCAAAAGATTATTCATATACATTTATATTAAAGATACCGTCAATAAACTTGTATAGAAATATAAAAGAACCAGAATTATATTTAATATCGGTTTATAAGATAGAAGATAGAAGTTCGGAATATATTAGTCCAATTGAATACGAGAATTGGTCTATATTCAAGGAAGTAAATAATATTATTAAAATGCCACAATATTATAATATTGATAAATATAGTGAATTATCAGAGAGAGAACTAAGTCAAACTTATGGAACTACTATATCAGGCATGATAGTTAAAAATATAATTACTGGCGAACTTTGCAAAATACTAACATCACAATATAAATTATACATAGATCTATTAAGAATTGAACCAATAATCCGTTATAAATATTTATGTATTATTCGGATCGGTAAAATAAACGAATACATCAAAGTATATCCAAATATCAAAAATGAATTTTTAAAAATGAAGGATATATATAATCAATTCATAAACTGTCTATATTATGCATACAATAATAAATACAAATACAAACTGGATAATCAATACGATACAAAAATAAATACGATTATTCGTAAAATACACCAACAAATATATATGTCTCAACCCAGAGAAAATAGTATTGCAATTAATCGCAATACTATAAAAAAATATATGAATAGTTGTGATCCTAATCATTTATATTATCTATTACATTGTACTGTATAAAGCGGATAACTTGCTTAGATTTTTAACATATTCTGTACAATGATCCTTATTAGAACTATCCATGCCATTAATAGGACCGCGAATTTTATCAATAATTTTAATAATATCAGAGGCATTAGAAAAGGATTGAACATCTTGACTATAATCTTTCTCAAAAAAGAATGAAATATTACCACTATCAATTACATCTTTGTATGGTGAATAAACATGTTTAAACCATGCCTTTATAATGATAGATGGATTTGCACGTTTGATAGTTTCAAATGAAGACTTCGCTTGTGCAATTTCTTGATTATCTGGATAAATTCCAATAATATCATTTAAAAACTCTAAAAGGTGAGTGTTGAATGCACGTGAAATTGTTGGTTTATCCGTCATGTTTAATTAATAATAAGATAAAAAGTTTATATTGTTTTTGTAGATAATTATTAAATATGTTGTCCTAATGGTTGTTGCGGAGGCATTATTTGACTAATATCATCCATCCTTTTTTGTTGTAGAGTATCAACCGTAACATCAGTTGATACTTTATCTGCTTGATATGTATCTTCCGGTGTATTTATAAAATTAATATTCTCAGTTGCAGAAACATAATTATACAATTGTCGTTTCCCACTATTGCTTTTTGCACTCAAATCATCAGGTGTAAGGTCATACATAGTAAATTGTTCTGATGTAATATTTGTACCACCGGATGATTTGCCTAAATAAAATGAAGTAGGTTCAGTTGCTTGTGTAATTTTTTGGGTAGCACTAACTTGTTTCAATGTACTATGATAATGTTTAATAATATCATCGCCAACAATCACTTTATAACCAGTTTTGATAAGTAATAGTGACGGAACATTTTGAATATTAGGAGGCATTACAACCTTTCCACCGTTTTCAAGGGTAATATAGGTTTGGTTTGTATTTGCATCACGACTTCGTTTGTCTATGCATATAAAACTAATTTTATCTGACATATTAGATTTAACCAACGTTTGAAGTATTTTTTGGGAATGTTTGCAGTAATTGCTATAATATAATATGTCCATGACCTGTTATATTATAGGATAAAATAGATTTTGTTAGAAAAACGTATTCATGCTAAATATTTATGCCATTCCAATACACATAGAATGTAAAAGTCTATTTTGGAAATAGAAAATAAAGTATCCTACTGCAATAGATAACATTGATAGGTAAAAGTCTATACCTTTACGCTTGGAAATACCAACCATAAGTGTAGATGCTAAAACCATAGTAAGTAAAATCAAACCAATTACAGAAAGATAGTAAAAGTAAATGCAGTATTCTCTGTTGAGAGGTCCAAACAAAGTATCCATTAGATTATTGTCCATATCTATGAAATAGTAATAGAAAAAATAATAATTTCAAATATACTAAATCAATACACAATCTGGAATGTTAGAATGAACTAATAAATGTATTATACCGACCTAAATAGGTATAAACGCAAATTAGTGTATTTAAAATATATACTTCTATTTTATAAGAATTTATGGATAATTCAACAACATGGAATGTAATAAATAAATACTTTGAAGAAAATCCCCAAAGTTTAGTAAGACACCATATTGAATCTTATAATGACTTTTTTAAAAACGGGATATTTCAAACATTCAAAGAGAAAAATCCGTTAATAATAGGAACAAAATTTGACGAAAAATTAAATGAATATCGTTCACAATGTATTATGTATTTTGGAGGAAAAAATGGAGATAAAATTTATTATGGCAAACCTGTTATTTATGATGACAATAATTCACATTATATGTTTCCAAATGAGGCTCGGCTCCGAAATATGACATATGGAATGACAATACACTATGATATTGAAGTTGAATTTATTGATATTTTAGATGAAGGACAACAGCCAATTCCAGTAGGTCCAGATGAATTATTTCAAATGGATGAAAATATTAAGGATAATAAGTTTAACAATTTGAAATCTGTTACTTCACAACAGATTGAAGAAAAGCAGCAATTATCAAAGAAAACGAATGGAGATATAGATGAAAATGACGACTTAGAAGGTGGTGCACCAGCTCGTCGTAGAGGTAAACGTAAAATGGATCAATCAACAACTGAACAAACTGCATTGATACGTGAATTAACAGAAAAATCTATGGTAGGAGAGAACAAACAATCCCGTACAATTGTTCTTGAAAAAGTATTCTTGGGTAAATTCCCAATCATGGTTCAATCAAATTATTGTGTATTATCTGGCTTACCACGTGAGGTTAGACACACCATGGGCGAATGTTTGAATGATGTCGGTGGATACTTTATCATTGATGGTAAAGAGAAAACCGTGGTATCACAGGAGAAGTTTGGAGATAATATGTTATATATCCGTAAATCTGGTGATGAAAAATATTTATATTCTGCTGAGATACGATCAGTATCAGAAAACGTATCAAAACCAGTGAGAACATTATCTGTTAAAATAATGGCTCCTTCTCCCACATATACATTCAAAAATATTGTGGTTAATATTCCTAATGTAAGAAAACCAGTACCATTATTTATTGTATTTCGTGCATTAGGTATAACATCTGATAAACAAATTATTACGATGTGTCTATTGGATATTGAAAAATATGAGAATATGATTGATTTATTTGCACCATCAGTTCATGATGCCGGAGGCATACTGACGCAACGAAATGCACTAAAATATATTGCTTCTTTTACAAAAGGTAAAACCGCTACTCATGCATTGGAAATACTAGCAGATTATTTTCTTCCACATGTAGGTGAGATAAATTACATACAGAAAGCATATTATCTTGGATATATTACATTTCGTTTATTAAATGTATATTCTGGGGTAGAGGAACCGACTGACCGTGATAATTTTAAATATAAACGTATTGAACTAGTTGGTTCATTGACGAATGAATTATTCAGTGAATATTACAAAATTCAACAAAGACAAATACATCTTTTATTTGAAACTGAATTAAACAAGAATAAAGCGATATATGAGAACAATTTACAAGGGTTAATTGAGCAACATTTTAAAAGTGCGTTTAGTCAACGCGAAGTGGAAGCAGGATTTAAGCGAGCATTTAAAGGTAATTGGGGGGCACATTCTCATACAAAGAGAATTGGTGTTGTTCAAGATTTGAATAGATTATCACATAATTCTGCATTGAGTCATCTACGTAAAACAAATCTATATTTAGATCCTAGTGTCAAGTTAGTAGGTCCTCGTGTCTTACATAGTACTCAGTGGGGATTTTTTGATCCAATTGATACACCGGATGGTGGAAATATTGGCATTCATAAACATATGGCAATAACAGCCTATGTAACACAAGGATATTCACGAGAACAAATTATCAAATGGTTACGTGAAAAAGTAGAGATGAAGTTACTCGAAGAGTGTAGTCCAATAATAATATCCAGATTAACCAAAGTAATGGTAAATGGTTTATGGGCAGGTGTTATATCAAACCCCAAAGAAACAGTTGATAAGATTCGTTTATTCAGACGTAATGCATTGATTCCAGTTTACACGAGTGTAACATTCAATATAAGTCATAATACTGTTTATATTTATACAGATGCTGGTAGAATTTGCCGACCAGTATTTTATCGTGATGCAGAAACAAATAAAATGTCCTATGATAATGCAGTTCAGCGTATATCGGATAATGACTTTACATGGAATGATCTTATTTCTGGTTTCAATAAGAAGGTTTCGGGATTTAACCCAAATAGCTATAAAATGTATGAACTACATGAATTATATCAGGGTATAGATGCGGAAACAAATCCGGCAAAGTTAAAAAGATTTTTAGAAGAAAAGGCAGTAATTGATTATATTGACACAAATGAAACAGAAGATGCACTGATTGCAATGAATATACAAGATCTTGAAAATGATAAAAATTCAAAACATACTCATTTGGAAATACATGAGTCTTTGATATTTGGCATGTTAGGGAATATGATCATATTCCCTGAAAACAATCCAGCGACACGTAATTCATTTTCATGTGGTCAAACAAAACAAGCTTGTTCCATGTATCACACAAATCATCAAGTGCGTATGGATAAAACAGCAGTGGTATTATCTTATGGACAAAACCCTCTATTAAAAACGCGATATCTTGACCCTATAAATAACGAAAGCAATCCATATGGCGAGAACACTATCGTTGCTATTATGTGTTATACTGGATATAACGTAGAAGATGCTATTTTAGTAAATGAAGGCGCATTAAAGCGTGGTTTATTTCAAACAACCTATTATAGTACATATGAAACACATGAAGAAAAAAGCCAATCCGCAGATGGTGTAACCGAAAAGAAATTTACTAATATAGAAACCGACATAGAGGTGGTTGGAACAAAATCAGGTTATGATTATAGTAAACTGGATAAATATGGTATTATCAAAGAAAACACAGAAATAGATGAGAAAACTGTATTAATTGGAATGGCTACTACCAGCTCACAAAGCGGTAGTAAAAAGGTAGATTCATCAAAAACGCCTAAGAAGGGACAACTTGGTATTGTAGATAAAACATTCATTACTGATGGCGAAGAAGGAACTAGAATAGCAAAGGTTCGTGTTCGTGAAATCAGAATCCCAAATTTAGGTGATAAGATGGCATCTCGTGCAGGTCAAAAAGGAACAGTTGGTTTGGTAATACCAGAAGAAGATATGCCATTTACAAAAGATGGTATGCGACCAGATTTAATTATAAATCCCCACGCTATTCCATCACGTATGACAATTGGTCACTTGGTTGAATGTATTATAGGAAAAGCAGCGGCATTATATGGTGGATATAGTGATTGTACCGCTTTTAATAATAAAGGGTCTAAGACAAAGGTATTTGGTGATATGTTATCCAAAGTTGGTTATCATTCAAGTGGAAATGAAGTATTATATAACGGTATGACTGGTGACCAAATTGAGACTGAGATATTTATGGGACCTAATTATTATATGAGATTGAAACATATGGTAAAGGATAAAATAAATTATAGAGCTCGTGGGCCAAATACTGCATTAACACGACAACCTGTATCTGGTAGAGCAAATGATGGTGGTCTCAGAATAGGAGAAATGGAACGTGATGTATTGATTTCTCATGGTATATCCGACTTTTTACGTGAATCTATGATGGAACGAGGAGATAAATATCAACTTGCAATATGTAATACAACTGGCATGATTGCTATACATAATCCATCAAAAAATTTATTTTTCAGTCCAATGGCAGATGGTCCATTACGATATACCGGACAATTATCAGCGAATGATATGAGAATTGAAAATATAAGCAAATTTGGTCGTAGTTTTAGTATTATAAGTGTTCCTTATTCATTCAAATTATTGCTACAAGAATTACAAACTGCAAATGTACAAATGCGAATTATTACCGATGATAATATTAAACAATTAGAGAACATGACGTTTTCCAAGAATATTGATAAATTAACATTCAAATCAAATGTTGATATACAAAATATTGTGTCAGAAAATATAACGAACTTATCAATCGCTAACCGTGAAATAGACAATGTTGCACCCCCTAAATCCTTGTCAAAACAGTCCGATAATGATATAGAAACAAGTCCCCAAATGGCAACGGATTCACCATATATAATTACGGATGAAGATTATGCACAAATAGCACAATCTAAACTGACGGCTACATCACCATTATATAATCCAAATTCACCAGAAAGTATTCAAATGGCAACGGATTCGCCATATGTAATGACTGATGACGACTATGCACAAGTAGAACAATCTAAACTAACCGCTACATCACCATTATATAATCCAAACTCACCATATGAAACACCAGTAGATATGGAAACACAAACATTATCACAAGAAGCACGTAGTTATTCATCCGGAGATACTGTATTTTATAGAGGAGACGAAACGCCTAACCGAGTATGGAATGTAACCAGCATCGGAGACAAGTATATTAAAATAGAAACGGATATACCAAGTGTTAATGGAACTGATACGGTAAAAATGGTAACAGCGTCTGATATATATAAAGTAGATCCGTCATATGAATCATCTCTATCATATACCCCTCCTCCACCACCATCCCAATCGTCATCCAATGAAATGACTGGTGGGGCAGTTCCCCATGTAGGAACTAGTTATCATAAGTCTGGAAATGATATGCCTAATATAACCATAGCACCAGTTATCAAAGTAATTACAGATGGAAATGATAATTCAACTGGCAACGAAGTAACTCATTCTGAAACAATGAATGAAGAGCTAGATTCAGAAATGCCAATTAAGCAAATGAATACTATAACTGATACAACACCTAACCCAATACCCGACGATAAACCAAGTGAGTCAAGTGGTTTTTTTGATTCTATTCGTATAATAAAAAAAGACTAATACAAAAAATTGAAACTGTGATGATAAATATATAAAAAGTATAACTCTTATTATATATAATGACTACTACTAATAACAAAATATTAAAGATATACAAATCTCGCATAACATTAACTGATCAACTTGAAAGTTTACAATATGATGTTAGCGAATATCAACAGTTTAGTATAAATGAAATTGATGCAATGAACAATAATTCTCAATTAGACATGCTTGTAACAAATAAAACATTAGGTAAGACAATTTATGTAAAATATAATTTAACTTCCAAACAGTTAAATGCACAAACATTAGATAATATTATTGAGGATTTATACACAATTGATACTGTATTAACAACCAATGATACACTTATGATTATTAATGATATTGAACCAAATGATTCCATTATGACAAAAATACGTTATCTATATGATCACTCTGGTATATTTGTAGTAATTCACAATATAAATCGTCTCCAATACAATATTTTGAACCATACACTAGTACCTAAGTCAAAGATTTTAGCCGAGAAAGATATAGAAGAATTTAAGCAAAAGTACAATATAATGAATTTAAACCAAATACCCGAAATTTCCCGATTTGATCCACAAGCCTTAGCTATATGTTTGCGACCAGGTGATGTATGTGAATATACCCGAAATAGCCCTACTGCAATGAATGCGAAATATTATAGAATATGCATAGGTTGATTTGCATAGGATAATATCATAACATAATATATAAATATGTCATCATCGGATATCATTATTGCCTATAATAAAAATGATTTTTTTTATGTAAATGCCGAAAATAATGGTGAAATGCCAGTCAAAAGTGATTGTAATAGTTTGGATATAATGAATGTAAATTGGGATATCAGTTGTAATCCTACGCATTTTGATGATAATAGTGGGAATTGTTTAAAGCGAGCATTATGTGTTAATAAAGAACTAGCTGGAACATTAAATGAATTACAAAGACAACATAGTGGGTCAGATGAACGTTATGCAAATGCAACAGATATATATGACGAAACATTTGCCCATACATTAAATTTAGGAACAGGTATTGTATTACTTTCTGTATTACTATACAAAATAGTAAAAACAAATAATAATATATAATTGTATTCTGATAAATATAGAACTATATATTAATAATATGAATGAAAAATATAGTATATCAGAGGAGGATAATATGAAAATTTTTAACCAATTACAGAATGAATATAATAGTGGCTGTAATACTAATCCAAGCGGATCTACTTGTGATAATAAACGTAATAATATAAATCAAAGTGCATATGAATTTCGTAATGCATCTAACAGAGCAAGAAAGATAGCAGAAAATATTGAAACTAGAAGAAAGAAGTCAGATTATATATGGAAAAGGAAGTTGAAAAGGCGGGGGTGGTGGCGGCGGTGGTATTGGGTGAAACACCCTATATCAGTTAAACGACCACCAATTGAATGGCAAAAATGGAACTCTGTTGTCAATAGTAAAACGAAATATGATAATAACTTACAGCTCTATAATGAATCATGTAAGGATAATCCAAATGGCGAAGGTTGTGTTGAATTAAACAAAAAAATAAAATCTGTTTATAATACAGTTATATCAAATATGGCGACTAAAACTAACGAAGCATATAATAAAACAACTACGGTGAGAAACGAAGTAGCTACTGGATTTAACGCTTTAAAAAACGTAGAAGGATTTGGTGATAATACAGTGAAGTTTCGCCGTACTATGCAACTAAGTTTATTATGGACTGTTTTAGCAACTTGTCTTTTATTTTACCTATTCAAACAAATATAATTTTTAACGATATAATACAAAAGTATTCTATTGTTATAGTATAAAGATGACGGATATAGTACAAGTTTTACCATTACCAGATGATAAATACTTATTTGCCAATAAACAAGGAATTACTGGTATTGACAATAAAAATATTCCCAAATATACACCAAATGGGGAATATGAAATTAAGGCATCTTCAACCGCTCCGGGCAAAGAACCATATTTTATCGCAAATGAAGATGATAGAGACTATTGGGAATGTAAAACCAAAACGACTGGATATTCTCAATCTCCATATTTAACTTCTGATGAAAATACATCATCACCATATCAAGGCGGAGGATCAGTGGAAACCACTTGGACAACTCCTGTTACAAATAATGATAATGTGGCAAATGTACGTGGTGAATGGATACAAGTACGAATACCATTTAATACATATATACAGAAATATGGTATAACTACTCCTTCATATACAGCAAATAATACATTTCCAATGTCTATTATGTTAGTTGGTTCAAATGATGAGAATGAGTGGAAACAATTGGATATACATAAACTTGAAAAGGATGAATTACCCGGTTTTCCAAATGGTGGAAGTGTTAGTAAAACCATAGAGATTAATTCCACCGAAAAGTTTTCATATTTTAGACTTATTATACTTCTAATGGGACCAAATACGGATAAAGTGCGTATTAATAAATTTGAAATACATGGAACCACTATGGTAAGTCATAATAGAAAGACTACAAAACCAGAAACATTTATTACATTAAGCCGATGCAACGAAATAATGGAAGAAGATGACATTGCTACAACATATGATGGTATTAATATGTTTGATAGACAATATGCCAAAATCAAAGATATTCAGTCATATAGTTATAATTTAGACAATGCCAAAAATAATAACAGAAATCAGCATACGAAAACACAGAAACATAATTTAGATTATATAGTAACTATGAGTATTATAAGTGGTGCTTTATTATCAGGTGTATTTGCATATGAATTTTTACGTAGGTATTAGTTTGAAAAACATGTAATTACACCATTGACTTGAATAATATTGTGTGAAAATATATATATATATAACAATAACAATGGTGAATTTATTAAACAATAAAAAGCCTCGTATAAATTCAACGCATATGGAAAGTTTTTCAACTTACGAAACAACTCCTGTATTGCATACCCGTGTTCAAGAACCATATGATAACCAAACTGATATAGCGGAAATGGATATAGATGATTGGAAATATTTAGCAAGTTTAAATAAGAATGAAATAGAAAAAACTATAGATAGACATAATGGTGTACCAACAGAAAATGTAATGAATGTACATGCAAATGATATAAATGACATGATTGAACAAACACATATGGTATACACATTAGGTACAGTGACAGGATTAACATTATTAATTGCCGGTATATTTATAGCCCGCGAATAAATGTAACAGAAATACATTATAAAATATTTATATAATGTATAAATATGTCACCGCCGCAGGATCCGCTTGATGAGATGAAAGAAATACAAGAATTTCTTCAAGACGAAAAGGTTATTCTTGATGGAATTAAGACAGATATAGATGATGCTTTAACTAGTAAGCAGCGTGAAATAGATTTGAACGAGAGTTACAGATTAAGACAAGACGAATATACACGAATGAAAGTAGTAATTGTATTAGCATTAGCTGTGTGTATTTTTATTATTCTTATTAATAAACGTTTTCCTGTAATACCGTCTATATTGAGTACATTAATTATATTAATAATTATTCTTGTTGCATGTATATATTGTATTTTCAGTTATTCAACTATTACTACGCGTAGTAAGATGGATTATAATAAATTAGATCTTACTGGACCAACTGTACTTACTAGCTCAGAACTAGAAGCAAATCGTGCAAGGGCTGGAAAAGCAGGTGATTTATTAGGTACAATTGGTTCATTAGGTTGTGTCGGCTCAGATTGTTGTAATTCATCAAGTGATGTATTGCCAGCTGATCGCACTATATGGGATAATGATTCGTTAAAATGTGTACCCGCACCAGTTACGCAACAAGTAACCGTTTAATTTTTCACTAATAACTAATATATTTAGTGTTGAACAATTTATCAAGTTAGAAATATAATGTGTATATAGATAGTATAATAAACACATTATGGGAAATTCAAGTAGTCGGTCACGAGGATGGTTTAATAGATGGCCCAATAGAGACAGTACAATCAATTATTATAATAATATTATAAACGTACAAAGAAAGGAATATGGTGGCAAAGTTGTAAAATTAGGCACTATAAAAAGTGGAAAGAACAGTTATGATAAAAAATCCACTGCCTATAATACCGAAAAACAAGGTTACATTGATGAGATCGGCAATGATGGAACTGATGGTAATGATGCTACAAATAGAGAATCTGATCTTGACAATGAGGAAGGAATCATAGAAAACACAGAGGGTGATATATTATCCAATAAAGCTATTATACGACAAAAACAACAATATTTAAGTAATGAACTTGCAACAGGCTATTCGATATATTTAACAAAAAAAAGTGTAGAAGATAAAGAAGACTATTTGATCAAAGATACAAAACAACGCAATTTAGATATATATAATGGAATGTCTCATACAAATCATTCATTGCAAAACACTATAACAAAGAACATGAATAATCAAACCACAGATCATTCAAAAGTTTTTTACCAAATACAACAAACAGATGGAGTTAGAACGACAAACACATTTTTATTAATCATATATTTGATATTAGTTATTGCATATATACTATCACTATATTTATGGTCACCATTAACCGGGCTACGTATGAAACTGATTACGTTAATAATATTGTTATTATTCCCATATTTAACGTATTTTTATTACAATATAGATTTATTGATGTTTTTGAAATAAAATATCTATTTTTGTATATAGCTAGATATGGTTAGTTTGAAACAGTACATTAGTCAAACAAACCAAATAAACAGGTTAAAAAATCAAAGAAACGATTATAATAATAAAATAAATCAAACAAAGAGTGATATTACCAAATGGACAAGACTGTCAAATACAGCAAAGGAAAATAAGATAACGGCTTATAGAAACAAAGAAGACAAACGAAAATATCTAGAAGATTTAAATACTAAAATTGTGAATGCAGAATCAGAAGTGAAGCGTCTTGAAAGTATACGTGACGATTTAGATGATCAAATAGAGGGGTTAAACGGTATAATTACCCAATCAGAAGATGACCAACTTGATATGAAGGGTAAGACCGATGATAAAATGGCTACACTAACCTCTGAAAGTATACCAAACAATACTGATAAAAATATAGAATATTACAATAATATGCAAATGCAAAATAATATATTACAAGGCAATATTCAAGAGTTACAGAATGATTATACAACAAATGACCAAAAATCATTATCAACGTACAAACATACGGATTATTATGGTTATATAAAAACAATTCTATTCATTTTGTACTATTTGTTGATTATAATCTTCTTATACCTGGCATATTCAAGAGATTATATTAATAAAAAATTACTTATTGTACTTGCATTCGTTATAGGAACATATCCATTATATATTTTAAAAATAGAAATGTATATATATGATAGTTTCATGTATTTATGGGCATTGTTAAGAGGGACCCCATACCATAAAGAATAAAAATATAATTTATTTTTAGAAATTATATTTGAAAAGTTTTATTTACAAGTTATTTTCGTCAATACCATCATCATAATCATCTAATACATCGTCCTGCTCATTATCATCATTCTCCTGATACTTAATTTTTACACCGACCCACCTAGTATTTTTACTTCTACCATATACCCGATCCATATATTCATGTAAATCCTTAGGGCTGGGACCCTTTCCTCCATAATTAGTCTCATACCAACGATTAAATTCATTGTTAAGTTCCGTTTTTTGTACAGTTCCGCCCTTCTCACGAAGAATGCAATCACTTGCAAATTCAGATAAGTAATCCTGACTCTTTCTGTATTCATTACTCTTCTCCATAACAATATTACAATCATTTACTATGCCATTTGTCTTGCATGCATGATCAATCAACATAGACAAGAATACTTCTTTCCAACTATCAAACTTTTCATCAATTGATTTATCCAGTTTATATTGATAAGGTTTTTCAGCATCACCGCTAACTGGATTATCCGTAAAGAGAGATTTGAATGGAACTGCACGAATACGACGCCAAGTACCATGATCATTACTTTTTATTTCCATAAGTACATTACAAGTAACAACCAATTTAAATTGTGGGACGAATGAAATAGTTTGGGGCATATAAGGAGCACGACCTTGAATTGGATCTTTACCGCTAGTCAGCTGTTTCATAATACCTTCATTTATTCTGTCACCTTTTGATGGTTCTTGCATAACTGCATAGCGCTTACCTTTTAATTGTACAATTTCAGGAGCGAGACCACCAACTTTACCACGTCTATCAGTAACTAACGTTAGAGGTACATCGCCTTTATATTCACCTAGAATAATTTCCATGAGATTTACTAATACAGATTTTCCATTTTGACCACCACCAATATACATATTAAATGTTTGATTTGTAGATGTACCAAGAAGTGTTGATGCCAAATGATCCCACATATATCCACATAATTCTGGTTCTGGAAATAGCTTGTCCATAAAATCGTTAATCTCATCCATAATCTTTTGATGTTTTGCTGGATTTAACTTAATATATTCAATATTGGTTGTCATTGAAATATAATCTTCTGGATAACCAGTGCGAAATATTTTTTCTTTGAAATCAAATACACCATTCTTACAACAAAGTAAATATGGGTTTGCATCTAATTTGTTAATAAACGACCCATCATAGAACAATTCCATTGCTTCTCTCATAATATTATTTTTATCGTTAGTTCTTCCAGCACGTTGACAAATAGTGAGAATACGATGAGATAAGACCTTTTCTATATCATCTTCCTCTGCAATTGGTTCATCATTTGTATTAGAAGATGGATTGCTTTCAATGCGCATTCCTCCAACAGCCTTATTACGATACGCATCACGTAACGAAGTAGATATATGATGACGAAGTGTTGTACCAGTATCATTTTCTTGCCAACGATGACCCTTATAATGTAACCATTTTTTACCAGCGACACTTGTACAAACAAATTCATGTTTAAACATTTGATGTAATACACGTGCAATATCAAAATCGCCTGGACCACTATTATCGCGTTGTCCTGGTTTTCCTCCCATTTTAAGTGTTTCTCCAATGAAGTAGTCTAATGAATTCAACCTCACATCATTAAACTCATCTGGGGCATCAGTCTTTGACCAGTGCATTAGAGATAATTTAGTAACACCGTTTTGACTTCTTACTTCAAATTTACGCCATTGCTCACATAAATCCGGTATGGAACTATAATCAAATGTTGGCGATTGAGCACTGAATGCAATCCAAACAATAAGTAGTTTGTCGCTTGTATTCTTTAATGACCAAGCCACCTTCATCCATTTTGTATATGATCCTTCACCATAATAACTAACTGGCAAAGTCATTGTATAATAATAAGCATCTTTCAATTCATATTGTCCAATACCAATTGACCCAATAAATTGGGAAACAGCTTCATCTAATTCTTCTTTATTTCGTATATTTGCAATAGCTGCATTATTTACAGCAAATATATCATATTGTTGGTTATGAACAGTAGTATTTCTTTGTACAATTTTTTTACCTCCACCCACATTATGGTTATTTTTATAATTTTCGTAATCTTTCATAAAAGCAGTTTTCATAAAGAGAGAAAGGTTGTTTTTATTTCGTACAGACAATTCTTGAATATTAGCATTGAAATCGTATTTTGCTAATGAAATTTCATTACGCATAAATTCACCATCAGTTGAATCAAACTCTACTTCGTAAATAGTGGTAACTTTGTACCTCTCGTGTTTCGGTTTTCGTGATCCATACAATTGCCATCCAACTGTGCCATCAGTAATGCCTTTATCAAATACATCTTCCCAACTATTTATAATAGGTAAATCTTCCCAGGCCTCAGCTATAAGAGGCATAACACGTTCTCTTAATATAGACTGGACCACACGGTCTGATTTAATACCTATTATGATGTGAATTCCATCTTTTGTACAATTTTTTTGAGCAACCCGATTTACTGTGGGTTTTTCCAGTATAAATACCTTGAATTTGGACATATCATCAAACTGATAAATACCTTTTAATTGTTCTAAATAAATATGTACCATATCTTCAATATGATCTTTTGAATATTGACGCTCATCTACTTCATAATCATGACGTAAATCAATATCTATTAGTATAGGTCCATCATCTTGTAATTGTACTTCTGTTAAATATTCCTTTTTATTAGAGGATAAAATATCTTTTGCGTACAGTTGTAGAAATATAGGATAATCCTCCTCACTAATAGAGTAAGACCCGCCATATATATTACTTTCTTTATCTCCTATACGAGTATTTGTGATTGGACGGTTTGTAGTAATATCACCTTTTTTTATTAAATGTTTCATCATAAAATCATTAAACCCTGCAAATTTGGTAACAATATGAGGTTGTATCTTCTTACTACCGGAAAGTGAAACAGGTTGTTCCATTGTACTTTGGTTATAATGATGAGACATTTTTATTACCTTTGAACAATTCAATATATAAGGATAATTATTTTATATACACTGCAAATATGCAAAATGTAATTGTTTATTACTTATAACATACTGCATAATACAATTCAATTTTCCGAGCAAACAATTCTTTGTATGGAATTACACTCTAAATTTAGGATAACAATATATGATAGCATTATTGTAACCATCCAGAAAATTGAAATCAAAACAATCTTGTATAATGAATAATATATAGGTTAAAGTTATAATATGAAGTTTTGCGAGAAGTGTGATAATATGTACTATATTGGTATTGATCCTGAAAATACCAATAAGTTGATTCATTATTGTCGTAATTGTAACCACGTTGATGAAACTATTACAAATGAAGGCGTTTGTTTACTAAATACACAATTTAAATCAGGCGAACAAGATTACAATACATTAATTAATGAATATACCAAATTAGATCCTACATTACCACGATTATATAATACAAAATGCCCTAACCATGATTGTAAAACAGAAAATGGTGTTATCTATATTAGATATGATACAGAGAATTTAAAATACATTTACATGTGCGTAGACTGTGATAAAGTGTGGAAGACGGATGAAAGACAATAACCGAATAAAAATACTATAATAATCATGTTTTTTATTATTCTAAAAAATTGAATTCACGTTAGAATAATATAGCTAATAAAACTTATTTAGAAGAAGTACTTTATCTATTTATATAATAACTTAATACGATGGACGACATTGAATATAATCCAGAATCTGATGACGAACAAGTTGACGATAATTCCGTTGAAATAGACAATAAAGATGTCAAAAATGAAGATGACGATGATTTTGATATGTCTGATAATGATGTATCAGACGATGAATTTGATGAAGATTTGGACGATAATGATGGTAGTGTTATAAGCGAACATGAACTAAATTCTCGTATTCAATCCAATACTGACATTGGTTTTGATACGGACGATGATGATAAAGATGACGATAATTATGAAGATTATTTACAAAAATTTGACGAAAGTACTAGAAAGGAAATCATATCCGAATATCATCCCGAAATGCAATCACATAATTATAACGAAATCGTCAATTTAGCAGTTATAGTGAAAGATGCAAATGGAATACCAATTGATCCATTGCATAAAACTCTTCCTATGCTAACGCGTTATGAAAAGGCTCGTATATTGGGTGAGCGAACAAAACAAATAAATTCCGGTGCAAAACCGTTTGTAAAGGTTGATGAAACTATCGTAGATGGATATTTAATTGCATTAAAAGAATTAGAAGAAAAGAAAATACCATTTATCATTAAGCGACCTATGCCTAATGGGGGATGTGAATATTGGAAATTAAGCGATCTAGAAATATTGGTGTAAAAGTAAATTTTAAAAAATACATATAAAAAGTATCATATATATTTTTTAATGACAAAGCAACCACGTATTATACATTGTTCTTATTGTCTAGAAGAAGGACATCGGATTAATCGTTGTATTGACCCAACTATATTATTTGCACATGAACATTTAAGTGAAACTGCTGCCATTGATTGGAAAATGGGATTTGAATCACATTATTTAACCCATGAATTGAATAAACTTCTTGAACCAGAACTTCATATGTTGGGATATAAACATAGTATACACAATGTTACAAAGTTAAATAATGAGATGCTTGTGTCTCAACTAGTAGATGTATATTATGCCAATTCAAATACACACGAATATTTAATCAAAAATATGAACATGGATGAACTTGAATATTTTACAAATAAATTATATGAATATGCAATAAGTGCAGATGAAATACTGAACAAACCTTCTCTTTCTGAAATTCATAGTAAATTTCATATGAAACCATCTTCTAAACAAATAGTAGAATGTATTGCAGATAAATCGTTGAATAATGAATACATACAAGACGACCAAGATGATACTATTTTATTTCATGGTTTGCTTGATATAAAAAATATGGAAGACGAAGTACTTGCTTTAATATATTCAAGTATCGTTTGTTTAATTGCAGGTACTATCTTGTACGTTCAACAACAAATGTATACGAATGTTATGTAATATTTTTATGATTTCCAATTTTTACCACAATCTAAACATGTAACGAAAATGGTAGCTGGTTCATCTGCACTTCGTGTTTGCATTTCATAATAAGTACATCGTTTTGATTTACATTTTTTACAAGTAAACATATCAGTTGAAGCTTGAATATTTGTTGTAAATTTATTTGCATCACGTTTGATTTTTTGATCAATAAGCACTTTCCAATGCTGTGGATTCATTTCCTGATGGGTCATCATTGCCAAATTTTGAGGTAATAATTCTTTACTTGATAACATAGATAATAATTCATCATTCTTCAAATTATTATAGATTGAACGTAGTCTATCCAAATACAATTGTGCAAATACTGGATTTTCCCATTTTTTTATTAATTTTTTGCTTGTAGCTTCTTTGAGAGAGTAATTAAATACCCCTTTTTCTAAATTAATTGCAGTAATATCATTTCCGATAATGTTGGTAAGCTTTTTACAAACATTTTCTCTGAATTGTGCAGGTTCTGTAATAACAGTCATAATATATATTATTTATTTTATATATTATGTGATATCATTTTCAATTTTCTATATAGAACATGTTATCTGATTGGATATGTATTATTGTTACTAACTATGGAACGACCAAACCATAACCCACTGAGGATTATCATTATGAATATTCCAGTAATTTCATTCATAATTTGAGTGTAATATACGCATTTGAAGATTAGACATTTCAAATTTACATTATTCATCTAAATATTCTTCTTCACAAAGTTCATTTGTGCAGTCAATTCCTTTATCAAATGAAATGAATACATTTTCAGGAATATCTTTGACAACTTTCTTATCCAATTTTTTGATTTTCTTTTTAGGTGGCGTTTTGATTGTTTTTGCTATACGAACAGATTTCTTCTTTTTTACTATTATTTCTTCTTCCGATTCATCATCATATTCGTCTTCATCAGAATCAACGACAGATTCACCAGTAGATTCGTCATCATCCACAATAAAATCATCCTTTACATACCCACTTTTTGTTCTTGGAACATCATCATATTCACTTTCATCTTCACTTTCACTTTCATCTTCAATATTTTCAAACCCACCAAATAGATGTTCATAAATAAGTTTCCATTCGGAAACTGTAATATCAACTGGTGTATCTCCTTTTTTGTTGATAATAAGACAATTTCCAAAAAATAAGGTATTATCAATTGGTGGTGGGAAATCGTAGTTATTTTCTTGGTTAGCGCGTCCATCTGTTTTACCATACACATGAATAAAATAATTTTTGTTATTTATATTTTCAACTGACCATTTTGTATAACACTTGAAATGATTAGATGTAGTGAATCCTGCTCTTTTATATAAAATATCGTCGGTTAGGCATTTACTAGACAATTGTTTAATATTGCCATCTTTTTGTACGACTAGATATGTAGTCATTACTCAATTTTAGTAAAATGAAACCAAATGTTTATATTGTTTACTCAAATTAATTCAATAATTACACGTTCAACTATATAAAATCTATGTGTTCAAATACTATATAATGTTTTTATTTGATGTCTTATTTTTTATTTCCAAAATTATACTATTTATTGCTATCATTTTTGGAGTAAAATATAGCTGGAATCTAATAAAAGATACATATACAACTCCCAAAACTAAATATTTAGTACATTCACAATTGAAAAAATACAAAGAATTGGTTAGTGACATATATAACCAAAACATAGATAATAACAAAAAAACTGATGATATATTATTTGATTCTGACGAGGACAAACAAATAATGAACGATGAACTATTAGAATTTATCAATGCTGAAACTAAATCATATATTACATAATATAATAATATAGAGATAAATGAATATGTTATTATAATGGAACAACTATCATCTCAAACCAAATATGCATTGACACGATTACCTAAATTTGAACTTTCATATGAAACGATTTCACATACGAAAGTTTGCACTGATTATGATATTGGTATAGCAGTACCACAAGGAAAAAAAGGATATATATGGTTTACGTTTGATAAATATCATGATGTATGTTATTTATTTGAATTAAATCGCGATAAGAAAATTGTAAAAGGTGTTAAAATAAGTATGAAGTTTGGAAAGGACTTAGCAGTAGGTACACTGTTATATGGTACAATTATTTGCGATGAGGATAATAATCAATCTGCATTTATAATAGAGGATGTTATATATTATAAAGGGATTTCATTACAAGATACAACTCAACTACATAAGTTATGTTTTTTCAATAAGTTACTTCAAAATATAGATAATACCAATAATGATAACATAAAAATAAACATACCTATAATATGGCAAGTTACTCTTAATGATAATGATCAAACATATCCTTGTACATTACCCGACAAATATTGTAACGATTTACCATATCAAGTACATCATATTCAATATAGATCATCTACTATTAAGATGCCTTTGCTTAATGTATTTATACCGAGAAAAGGAACAGTTGTATCGCTACCATCACAACCAACAGTTATCCCCACTGTTAATTTTGATTATATGCCACTGCGAATGATGGTAACGAAACCCCAGTATAAATATCCTACTATTTTTCAGGTAACTGCTGATATTCAATATGATATTTATCATCTGTTTGCTTATGGTAGAAACAAGCAATGTGTCTACTATAATGTTGCTTATATTCCCGACTATAAGACTAGCATTTTTTTAAATGGGGTATTTCGCAAAATACGTGAAAATGATAATTTGGATTATATTGAAGAAAGTGACGATGAAGATGATTTTCAAAATATGAATGAGGATAAATATGTTGATATGAATAAAACGGTATTGTTTGAATGCATGTTTCATCGCAAGTTCAAAAAATGGGTGCCTATGCGCATTATGGATCAACAATCTAAGGTAGTTCATGTATCAAAACTATAATTATACTTTGTTTTTCGTTGTGATACCTCGTTGTTTGGTTATTATTATCTTAGCAATATTATTATCTTTATTTTCAAGTTGAATGTTATTAATATTCCATCCATTTAAGTATTGGGTGCGTTCATGAATCATTAATTTGCGCATTTCATATGCATGTTCATGAGCATTCCGTATTTTACTATTTAATATTTGGTGTAAACGCTCATTAATAACGTGCGTTTTTATAGGTTCTACTTTTTCATTATATTCAGGGTCATTATTTAATTGTATAAGTTTGTTATTATATCGTACTTCCATAGGTTCCATTAGTAATTTTACATGGTTCGCTCGTTTCGTTCGTTCATTTAATAATGCTTGTTTATATTCTTCCATAGTAAATTCACCGTTTTTACTATTATTTATATTTAGCATATTACTCACGATCTTACTCTGTTTATATGTCAAATGTTCAATATTTTTCCATTTATATTCGTTATTAACATTATCCATAATATTAATTACTTTATATAGTATCTGTATACTATATAATGTCAGGATTTGGCTCGTCACTTTCCGATTTTAGTGAAGGCAATGTATTGCCAAATGATATTACTACTGCAACCTCTGGTGGTGAAATATTGAACAGCATGAAGGCAGGTGCATTAACTCCCTCATTATGTGGTGGTAAAAGACACAAGCGTTCTAAATCTACCAAACTTAGAAAAAATAAAAAATCAAAGTCTGCTAAGCGCAAAACCAACAAACGTAAGACTATGAAACGTAAAACCCATAAGAGATAAATCAAATATCAAAGAAAGTATTTATTAAACAATTACCTTTATCCACCCCCTTAATAGGTGGTGCATAACAGGATTTATCCTCGTCATCTTCATCTAGTTGATCTGACGTTTTTGTTTTAGGGTCATATACTTTTTTCCAAGTAGTATCCGTTGCCCAATCTAATGACATACCATTGTAGTCGTGTGAACTAATTTGCCGAATACGATAATTACATTTTTTATAAAAACGACGACGTTGAGCCCATTGGTTCTGGAATATGTCGTGTTTATCCACTATATCAACCACAATTGGGTTTTCGTGTTTTACTCGTAATATACGTCCAACTGACTGGGTAATATCTGTTTTTGGTGTTACCATAATTAATGTGGACAGGGTTTTTATATCAAGTGCTTCGGCAGCCATTGCATACGTTGCCAATACGATTTGTTTTTGTTCTGTTTCTTGTAAAGCAGTTTGTTTCATTCCACCAACATAATAACCGATACTTGCTAACTCCCTGTGGATAATTCCTTCATATAAATAAGTCAATAGCGAACGGTTATGGCATAATATCATTATTTGTTTCTCATTATCTTCTTCTAATAAATCCTTGACTACTCGTATGATAAAATCACTACGGGGTCCATATTTACATAGTTTCGTAATCATTGTGCTATATTTTGGACTGCCACGAAAGTCACATTCCACTTCATTGAATTCTGCATCATTTGCCTGGTAATGAATAGACCGAACTGATACCAAATCTTCATCTTCACGGTTTTCTTTGTAAATCTTCTCGCCTATAAACATATATAATAATTTTGTAAGTTTATCTTTGCGATCGACAGTTGCTGAAATACCCAGCATATAGGGTGTAATGGTTTTAAACAATGTCCTTGAAAATTGCTCACTCCCAATACGATGTACTTCATCTATAATAGTCATACCAAATGATGTAAACGCATCAGAGTGGAAATCTTTATTATATAATGTTTGAACCATACCAATGACAATGTCCTTTCCTTCAATATCATATGTTTGACCTTGTATTTTACCCACTTTCGCTCCGGGTAAGAAATCTGTTATACGTTCTATCCATTGATTCATCAGAAATTCTTTATGAACAATTATCAAAGTTTTCTTTTTTAGTGTTGCTATTATATTCAATGCCATAATAGTTTTCCCTCTACCACACGGAACTTCCAGTATACCACCTGATCCATTTAAGTCGGAACCACTACATATAGGTGTGTTTACATAATCTGTATATACGCCAACAATTTTGGTTTGATAGTCTCGTAATGAGTTGGTAAACGTAACATCAATATTATCCCCCTCTGCGATTTCCGAGCGGCTCGGAAGACCATACCGAGTAATGCCATAAAATCTGGGTAAATACATCTTATTTGCATTTTCACGATATACAGGGAATGCACTTTCTTCCTCTGCATTTCCGTAGCTGGCGCCAGCGACCTCTGGCTTTACAAAGAGTTCTTTCCGTAAATAATCATCGTCTTCTTTGGACAATACATTTTTGGGAATAGTATACCCTTTCTTACCTATATAAGATGCGTTTGCTATTGTTTGTTTGTATTCATCAGTGAGGGTCATGCATACTTCTGTTTTTTGTTTGGGTTTATATTTGGCATTGAACTTTGAAAAGCGTTTCATTTTAATTGTATATTCGGGCTATATATTATTCCAAACATAGTATTTAGGATATTTCAATTTTGCAATAAGTAAACTCGTATGAAAAATATAATAGTATCTTATAATATAATAATTATGAATATTCTGAATACATTCCAGTCCCTTTCTAACAGAGATGTATGTGCATTAGTTATCTTTGCATTTTATCTTGCAATTCCTATCCAAACACCCGAGTTTTTGACTAATGTCATTGATAGCCCCCTTTCCATGTTGGCTATGTTTATCATAACCATTTACTTATTCTTAAATGCAAACCCAATGGTTGCGATTTTGTATGTATTTGTTGCCTATGAATTATTACGCAGAACCAGTAATGTTACTGGACGAACTGACCTTATACGTTATACACCCAGTCAAATCAAAAAGGATGCTAAAATGAAGGCAATGAACCCTGCCAAATCCAGATCTCTTGAAGAAGATGTTGTTGAACAAATGGCACCGGTTGGTCATAGTGACATCAGTGTATACACTACAACATCATTCAAACCAGTAGCTGAAAAGATTGGCACTGCATCTATGTATTAGATATATTAGAATAAACTTATAGTATTTATTAACATTATAAGTTTATTGATTATTGTCACGCTGTATTTGTCGTTGCTGTATCTGTCGTTGCTGTATTTGTCGCTAGTTTATTTGATTGGCTATATATATACATTATAATGGCAATAATAAAGAATGCCCCCATTGTTACCAGCCCACCGGTTGCATCGGTTTTAGCAATGTATAATTGAACAATCATTGTAGTAACTATCGTAATTATGCCTAATAAAAATGGGATAAACCATGCAACGTCTAATATAAGATGTTTAAATGCTTTCCAATCAAAATAAGATGCTTTTGCAATTTCGTTAGCATCCTTACCATAAATAATCTTCTTACTGTTTAAACTTAAAAAATCCGGGTTATTTTTTGAATTAAAAATGGCAATTCCTGACAATAATACTGCTGTTGAAAAAATAAGTCCCCCTAAGATTAATGGGAAATAATCTTTATTGAACCCGACTATTAATGTTATTATAATAATAATAACGGATATTATAGATATAAACATGTCTATGGTTCTTAACCCAACACCAGAAAAAACGTCTTCTGATTTTTTCAATTTACCACTCGTATCAGCGTTCGTATCATCGTTCGTATTATTTAATACATATCGGATAACACTCATTTGATATAGATGTGGCGAAACAGTTAATATTGCAAATGCAAACATTGTAAATAGGGCAAAATTTGTCGCTGTTTTCATAGTATCTCGCGCATCTAATGATGTTTCCATATCAGAATTAATAGGTATGCTATAAGTATTTATAGTTTCTTGTGATTCACCAGTTGGACTACAATCAATATAAATATCATCTCCTCCTCTTAGCGTTATATTCGTAGAAGGTATTACAGAATATGCAGTAAATTCTTGGTTAGTATCAAAAATACCATTATTTAGTATATCAGCTATTTTTGCTACTGAACTAGAATTTATAGTAATAGGTGTTGTAAATACATATACGGGTAACTGTAACTCTGCGTTGTTGCTGGATACCACCGGTGCAACAACACATATATTACTCTCTATGCATTTATTCAATTCAATTATTTCAGTACTGAAATCATCAGAGGATTGATATAAAAATTCAATTAATTTATCCATTTCATTTATATTATCTGTATCTTCGTATTTTAATAAAAAACAAACATAATGCTTGTCTGATGAATCAGATAATGGTGTATGTTCTATAATTAATTCTCCTTTGATTGAATTATCATCACCCTTTTTAAATATTGAATTATATATATACGCTTTTTTATGATATAAACTTGCAGTAGAACTCTCCGACTGGGTATATATGATATTAGGTTCTGGAGTTTGATTTAAAAATGTAAATGAAGTTATTTTATTGTCGGCGTCCTTCGTAATTTCATTCAAATTAATCGTACAACCTTGAAAATCATAAATCAACTTATTTTCATATTTGATTTTGGTTGTATCTGTTGTATCAAACAATGTATTTGTCATTATATATTATATATAACTAATAATATAATATATCGTCTCTTTCAACCAAGTATCTTTGTCTAAAGGTTTGGAATATAACTGAATAAGTTGTTCTCATACATCGTTACATTGAATGTATCTTTATAACCTTCTACATACACTGTTTCGCCATTATTAATATCATCACAACCATATTCGCCTGTACAACTTTTACCATTTACACTTATCGGTAACTTGGTATTTAAATTTCCAGTATTTGTCATTGTAAAATATTGCCATTTATCACGACCACTCATTATTTTCCTTCCCATTAATGGTAATATCATATCATCAACTGAATTATTACGTGTTAATATACCGACTTGTTGATAACCAGTATTTAATCCTCTTGTTTGGATATTCACTGGAATGCCCCCAGTAGCAGGTATTCCACGTATATCACTTGAATCGGGTGGATGATAATATCCATCATTTTTTAATGGTGGTGCATAGGGGTCATTTACAGTATCTCTTCTTGTTGCTATGCTAGTAGGCGGTAAGATAACATACTCTTTGGTTGGACGGATATCGTTATTGGTTTGCTTCATCGTTTGGTTATAATATAAATATATCCCGATACTTATTGCAATTATTAAAATAAGTAGGGTTGCATTTTCAATACAGATAATACCTGGAACGCATTTTTTGGGCATGTTGTATATACTAAATACGATAAAATATTCATTGCTCTCTACTAAAATGAAACTGCGTTTCTGATCCGTGTTAAACCTTTCACCATATTTGGTATGCCACCTGTAATAAGAGGAATAATAGGATTTTTTATTTCTTTTACCGTCTTTTTTACTTTACCTAAAAATGCAGTAGGCTTTAATCTGCGACATGTAAAACATGTATCTCTTATGGATTTTGGAAAATGAATAATATGAATACCAATTGTGTCTATAAAAAACTTATCAACATCTTCTAAGAAATCCCATATGTTGTTTTCCCAATTGTATGCAGGCATTCCAATGGAGTTAAGAATTGCTAATATTAATCTTGGAAGTAAATAAATAATTTGTCCAATTACGTCTAAAATATAAAAAAATATGCAAAATGATGCATTATTCATCATTCGCATTGCACATGTAAAATTAGTGATTGCAAATATCCATAGTGTTTGTACAAAAATAACAATATTAACCCAAAGTAGATAAATACCGACGGGAGCTTGTGCCGTAGTTTTGCCTACACCATATGTGATTTCACCTAGACCATATCCGATTTTTGGAATTGCTGAAAATATCTTCCCAACTTTCTTTATAAATCTTCCAATAGCAGCAAACATAATATTTTGTTTCTAATATAATATATAATACGAGAACATATATTATAACATTGTTATTACATAACGTCTAAATTCAGATATTTATTTCTTTATTTTTTTAGACACATCGGGTGGACTGTAATCGGCATACTTATTGATAAACGCTTCTGCTTTTTCCAATAATGGTTCCATGTCCTTAACCCCTTTCATAATTTCATCTTGAACTTCCTTAAATTTAACTGCATCTTTTGTTGCAGTGTCGTTACCAACTACACCATCCATTTCTTGTTCCATTAATTCTTCATCGGTCATATCTGGGACATCTTCTTCCATTTCTCCTTCATCTTTCTTTTGATCTTTCTTTTGATCTTTCTTCTGATCTTTCTTTTCATCTTTATTTTCAAGACCTTCACGTGCATTCATTTTAATGCCAAATGTTAATAGAGCTGAAACGGTTAATGATATACACAAGATTACAATCATATTCTTACTAAAAAATGATGTAATAAAACCGACTAAACCCATAGTTATTATGGCAGCCATATTACCATTATTTGTGAAATATACAATTTGAACAATTGTCATTGCAAGAAATGTGTATAAAACGATCTTGTTTTTAAGAAGTGGGGCGAAGCTATATTTCATCTTGCCAATTTTAGGTAAAGAAATTTTAGATGGCATACTATAAAATAGGCAACGAAATTAATCTATTATTGAATTAAATTTCTTCGGCATTATCTTCCAATGTATAATCCGGTGGTATATCACCGCCATATATATCTAATACTTCCTTTACAACATCTTCTCGTTGAATATCATTTCTGTAAAATTCAATACTGGAAATACTAGATGACCGTTTTCCTTTAAATTTATCTAAAAAATCATCTAAACCGTTGATTTCATTTACCCTGTCATATTGTTCTAAATCACCGGTGATAACCATTCTACTATTCTCTCCCAAACGCGTCATTAACATTTTCATCTGAGATATGGTAGAATTTTGCATTTCATCTGCAACAATCCAACTGTTCTTAAATGTTCTCCCTCTCATGTAACCAAGTGGTGCTATTTCAATTATTTTATCTTCCATTAATTGGGAAACCTCTTTTGGTGTTATAAAATTATATAATACGTCATATATTGGTCGTACCCAAGGTGCCATTTTATCTTCTAATGTTCCGGGCAAATATCCTAGATCTTCGTCTACACTTACAGATGGACGTGTAAATATTAATTTCTCATATTGCCCTGTTAAAAACATTTTAACCCCATTTTCAGTAGCAAATAGCGTTTTTCCTGTTCCAGCCGGACCTGTTGCAACGACAATCTTCTTAGACTTTTTCCTTAATAGAGATGCATAGTATGTTTGACTATCATTCTTTGGTTTTGTAAATTTATTTTCAAAATGCCCCTTTTCCTTGTCTGATAAATGGTGCATGTTCTCGTAGTAGGCTCGTTGTTTTGCATATACCTTCTCGTTTTCAATATCATTTCTAAATTCATTCATTAGTTCTGTGTTGTTACTTTTTTTCTGTTTACGAGATCGTTTCTTATAATCATCATGTGGTTCATCTCCTATAAAATCCATATGTTGTCTAGAATTGTTTTTCATAGGTTGATTTACATTAACTGACGAAAATAATTCGGCATTATTATACGAACTGAATAATACTACTGCATATACAATTACAATGCAAATATATTGTTATGAAATTGTAGTTTATAATATAATTTTGTAAAAGGAAATAAAATCTGAACGCTATATTATTTAGACAACTAATGTCCGATAACACTGTTACAAATGAGCCTTTGCTACAACCTGACGATAACCGCTACGTAATGTTCCCAATACAGTACAATGATATATGGGATATGTATAAAAGGTCTATTGATTCTTTTTGGCATACTGGTGAAATATCATTAGCGCAAGACTTGAATGATTGGAACAGCTTAACTCCGGATGAACAAAAATTTATAAAAATGATATTAGCTTTTTTTTCAAGTAGTGATGCATTAGTCATGGATAATTTGGGAACACGCTTTATGAATGAAGTCCAAGTATCGGAAGCTCGTGCATTTTATGCATTTCAAATAGCAATTGAGACCATTCATTCCGAAATGTATAGTATATTAATTGATACATACATCAACGATAGTGATGAGAAAACTAAATTATTCCAAGCAACACAAAATTATCCATGTATTACAAAAAAATTTAAATGGGCTCAGAAATGGTTAGACGATAATAATAGTAATTTCGCAACTCGTTTAGTTGCATTTGCATTAGTAGAGGGTTTGTTCTTTTCATCTTCATTTGCTGCAATTTATTGGATTAAAAAGAGAGGTCTTATGCCTGGACTTACCTTCTCAAATGAACTCATATCAAGAGACGAAGCGCTGCATACTGAGTTTGCTATTTTACTATATTCCAAATTAGAAACAAAAATATCAAAGAAACGATTATATGAAATTGTTACAGAAGCAGTAGAGATTGAAAAGGAATTTATTACAGAGAGTATTCCTTGTCGTATGATCGGAATGAACTCAAAATTAATGTGTCAATATATTGAATTTGTTGCAGATAGATTATGTCTTCAACTTGGATATGATAAATTGTATAATTCACAGAACCCATTTGATTTTATGGAGTTGATTAGTGTAGAATCAAAGGTTAATTTCTTTGAACGAACAAACTCGGAGTATGCACTTGCAAACAAAACCATGGATGATGATATTTTTGAATTTAATGCTGATTTCTAAATTTCAAATATATGACTGATAATAAAATAATTGTGGTTATAATATCTTTTAATATAGTAGATAATGGAGTTCCAATCGGTTCGTGAATACAATCCAATTGATAATATACCAGTCGCAAATATGTTCCTTGATATTCTACCAGGAGGTTTAGGAACATCGGATAAGATTGTTAAACCAAAAGCTAGATGTGGATGTAAAGAAACATTTGCTACAATTAATAATTCAACTAATATAAATTCAACTACACTTGTTGCAAATGAAGTTAATGGTTATGATGTACTAAATATCTCGCCAAATGAACATAAGTTTGCCTTTGATGAATTTGGTGAAGAAGAAGAAGAAGAAGATGATGTAGAGATAACAAATCAAGAAGATGATGTAGAATTTGAAAGTGAAAATTCACAAAATAAGGGTTTTGATTTTGTTACAAATATCTATGTTGGTTCCTTGTCTATTATTGGATTATTTACATTATATAGGTTGATTCATAAAACGCGTTAAATATGATAATTATATATCATATTTACTGAATATTCAAATTATTAGATTTGATAACGTTTATACATTTCAAGTGCTACTAAACCACCAAATATTTGTGCCAAACAATACGGGATAATTTCATTTGTTGGTAATTTACCAGCAGATGCCATTACAATAGAAACAGCAGGGTTAATATGACCCCCAGAAATATCACTAGTCATGATAATTACAAGAGCCAATGTTGCACCTATGGCTAATGGATTACCAGTAGCCAGGATAACATATACAAAAATGGCTGTTCCTAAAAATTCTACTAAATAATTATTCATTATTTATATACATTCTATAATGATATTAATGAAATAAAGTAGGGTATTTATTTGGAATAACGGTGGTAGTTGGAACAGATGGCGAATATCTTGCAACAATAGGATTTATTTGTGATGCATTTTTCTTTGCTGGTGCAACTGACCCTCCTGATCTTACTCTGCGAAGGGCATCATTTGTTGTATTAACATCCTTGTGTGTTGTAAATGATAGGATTGCGTCATTTTCATTAATACTTCCTTTACCGATGGCAATAACGCGTTTACGTCTTGCTACATCAGATGCATCGCGTGATGCTGGCATCCATTTTTTTGTAGGGGTTGATTGTGCTGGAATTGTCTCTATATACATTTTACGTCCAATTTGAAAACTTGTATTATTATCACTTGTACTATCTTTTTGGGGCATTGCTTTATCACCAGTTAAAGACCCATTATTTGTATTATTCAAACTAAACATCATTTTATACATGGTAAGTCTATAAATATTATATAATAATACGTATAGAATAATAGTTATCTTAATGTCCACTATCGTTGTAGTTACGATTCATCGCCATTTGCTTCTTAAACCTAACATAATCTGATGAATCTGATACAAACTTGGGATTACATGATGCTCCTTCAACTCCGCTATTATCACATGCAGAAATTATAGAACCGATGCGTCCTTTTAGACCCGGTTTACTTGCATTTACTTGGTTTGGACCGCCACATACATAATCTTTACGAGCTAAATAATCACCTAAATTATTTACTGCTCTAAATGGTGTAATTACACGTTTGTGATCATTAATACTTTCTTGTGCATTTTGAGTATTCCAACCATTTCGTAATACACGTCGTGCAGTTGCATTTTCTCCATCTTTATAATTAGTTACTGTTTGTTTTGCTGAATATCCATTATATGGACCACCTAATACACTTGACATCATTTCTATATTATAACATAGTAATATATTTTATTCATAATATCACTAACAATGTATTTACTTTATACAAGATTACTAAATCAATAATTATGTAAAGCCAATTAGATTGTTTCAATGAAAAAAAAATATATTCTGTATATAGTTAGTATGAGTTCTGATACTGAGAATGAATTTCCAAATTCAATAGAAGAATCTGAAACCCAACCAGTAAATCAAAACGAAATGATTGATAAAGTAACACTTGAACTATTAATGAATAAAAGTCATTATAATAAATATATGGCAAATGCTGATCCCGAACAACATGATAAAACTCTAAAATTCCGCTCACAAATAAGTAAATATAAACATAAAATAATTAGTATCACAAATGAATTAATTACATCTCAAACTAAACAAGTTACTACTGATGTAAATAATGCATTTACCGATTATGTAAAAACACTAATTCAATATTTTCAAATGAAAGAATTAGAAAACAAACCACATACGGATGATGATGACATATTATTTGGATCTATTGATAATGATTCTGATGATGATATTGTCACTACACCAACAATGTCATTATGGGGGGGCGGAACAGTTGTTAAACGTAAAACAAAAAATAAAACTTCATTTATGCATGGATTTCCTAAAAAATAGATTATTTTAGCATGTGATAATATAATTAACTATTGTATATGCCAAAAAATATTAAGAAACGAATTACTAAACGCAAAAACAAACGTAAAACCAAATATACACTCAAACGAATGAATTGTAGTCCAGCAGTCAAAGGAAAAACTGTGTCAAGAGATAGTTGTTTGACTCCCGAGATATTAAGGAAAGTAAAAGATTATTATAATATGTCTCATCCAAATACACCTATTACAAAAGATGCACCTTCTAAAATATGGATCAGTTTAAAACAGAGGTTGAAAACGTGTGATAAAGAAGATTGTTGGTTAGACTTAATTACAGACGATGAAGTCCGAAATACAATTGATAGTTATATATTTGCGCCGGATCAACCAAGTAGTTGGAAAAATAAACCAAATAAGTGGTTAAGCACAAATGATATACATAAAATTCTATTACAATACCAAGTTAGTCATCCGAATTTCCGAGTTATACGTCCAACGCCATTGGACTTTGATGCAAAGATTGGTGAGGAAAAACAAAAAAAATGTGTAACCGAAGAATTATGTAATTTTGATTTGAACAATGAAATTAATAATGGTAAAACAAAGTTTGGTCTAGTATTTAATTTAGATAAACACGATCAACCTGGTTCTCATTGGGTTGCATTATATATTGATGCTGATTCACAAATTACATACTATATGGATAGCGTGGGTGACAGTGCTCCAATTGAGATTCAGAATTTAATTGGACGTGTAAAAGAACAAGCTTCTTTAATTGGCATAGATATAACAGAACACGAAACCCATGTATCCCATCAGCGAGGAAATACAGAATGTGGAATGTATTGTTTATATTTTATTATAACTATGCTTACTGGTGAAACCGAAGATACAACATTAAATACGATGGATGACCGAATCGCTTTATTTAAAGGTTCTCGTATTCCAGATAAATATATAAGTGAATTCCGTAATAAATATTTCAACACATAATATCTACATTTATTATAGTAGGTATTATGTCGGGTGAAACTAGTGATAAAACGAATGATGAAATAAAGGTGTTATTGAAAATGTATCCATATAAAGAAGATGGGACCATAAAGATTGGTAACATTAAGCTGCAATATGAAAACTTAAATGGTTCCGTTTCTATAGATGATCAAGTAGACTTTTATTTACGTGATTTAGCCAAATGGTTACACTGGTATGCTAATAGTAATGGAAGCGATAATAAACCTCCCGAATACTTAAAAACAACTGTCGTTCCTTCTAGTACTATCAGATATGTAAAAGCGAACAGGAGTGAATCATCATCAAATGACGATAATAATAATAAATTAGGTGGTAATACAAAATATACGAAGTGTTTGAAGAAGAAATCCAAAAAGAAACGAGAAAAAACTTCCAAAAAGAAACGAGAAAAAACTTCCAAAAAACGCTAATACAATCAAGGTCAAATGTATATAAATATGACATTATCTATAATTATATAATGTCATTACTGGTACATCCAGAAAATCAACAATTAATATGGAATATTATTAACAATAATCCGTTTGTAATGCAATATTTTCAAGAAAACGTTAATGTTAATAAGGAAAACTGGTTTAAATCTACGATGGAATATTTCTATAATTTACATCGTGAAAAAAACATTAATAAACACGAATTAAACCAATTAAATAAGGAAGTTCTCACATACATGATACAATCAATACATACTAGCATTCCACCAGAACAGGTTAATCAACCTCCGCCTACACAACCATTGCAACAACCACAATCCACAAATCCCATGTCATATAATACCATTCAAACTCCGCCTATTCCTGAAAACAATCAAGCACAAATCTATCAGAACCAATTTAATGAAAAAAAACAAGATTATAGTTCTATGTTTGATGTAAAAAAACCAGATGATATTGATTTTCGGGAAAAGGATACAGATACTGCTATTACAAATGCAGATGACTTGCTACAACAACAAATTAAAGAAAGAAATGCCTATTTAAATATTCATCCGATTCCAAGTGTTGATGTTTCACATACCACACTTCCAGATCCATCCGTTTCAGAAAATATACAACTTGTTCCATCTACAAATGAACCTGAACAGAATGTTGTAAATATCAACTCCAAAGTTATTGATATGTTATCAGAACAACAAAATGAAATCAAGAAATTGAACGATTTATTGGTAAGTTTATCCAAAGAAATTCAAGAAATAAAGAGTGAATTATCTAGTGCAACTACAAAAGAACAATTAAATCAATCCACAACTAATTTTGATTTTATAAACGAAGATGTATTGGTTGAAACGGTAGAAAGTGATCAAGAATAATCATAAAAAGTAAGTTAATTCTAAAATATATAAAAGTATTAGGTGTTATTTATATATAATGGAATTGTTTAAAAATACTCTCTTTATTAATCTTGAAAGTCGTAAAGATCGGTTAGAACATGTTCTCGGTGAATTTAAAAAATTAGATATTCATTCAGAGAGAGTTGATGCCATTAAAATGGCTTCGGGAGCAATAGGGTGTACAATGAGTCATATAAAATGTTTAGAACTAGCCAAAGAACGTAATTATGAAAATGTGTTTATATGTGAAGATGATATTACTTTTTTAAAACCAGAGTTGTTAATAGAGAATATTACCAAGTTTCATAATAATAAGGATATCAATTGGGATGTTCTCATTATTAGTGGTAATAATTGTCCTCCATATCAAAAAATAAGTGATTATTGTAGTCGTATTTTTGATTGTCAAACCACAACGGGATATATTGTAAAACGAGATATGTATGATGTAATGATTGATAACTTTAAAACAGGATTGTCACTGTTATTGAAAAATCCTACAAAAAAAAGAGAATATGCGATTGATATGTATTGGAAACGATTACAATTGCAGTATTTTTGGTATATAATAACACCCCTAACAACAATACAATATGAAAATTATAGTGATGTAGAAGAGACGAATGTAAATTATAGCACACTTATGTTAGATATGAATAAAGAATGGTTATTCAAGAAGAAAATGATAATAAACTAATGGTTCGTTAATCGCATAAAATGTGACAATACATTTTTGTTTTTTTCTGCATATTGTAGCGTTTGTAAATTTGACACGTGTTCTTTATTCATCATTCGTTCTCTATATTGTTGTTCTTTGTTAGATAATAGATGTTCTGCTTCATGTTTTTCTAAGGGAGTTAATGATTGACTTCCACGTTCTCTCATAAAATGATCTACCGAATTGTATTTTTTAACTTTATCATAATCTCGTTCACTTACTGATAATACAGTTTCATCTTTGTGAACTTTTCGCAAGTCGTCAAATTTCAATTTACTAAACGGATCACTTGTTACATATACATCATCGTCTTCATCTTCATATATATTATGACCACTTCCACTATTCACTACAAGGTTCTCAACACCCTTGTATTTCACCATTCCTGATTGTTGTTGTTTCATCTTATCAAAAACCTGTCCCATATTATTTGAATTCACATTATCGGAATGTTCAAATATGGGTTCATTCTTTGAGAACCATTCATTTCGTTGATTGTTTGTTTTTTTCACCATATTACTCTCAAATAATTTATTGAATTTATCTTGAAATTCTTGTTTCTCTATTTTATTAATTGCACTTGCTATTTGACTGGTATTTGAGTTATTTATATCTGAAACACTTGATGGTTTATATATAGTATTTCCAGATGACATATCTTGGTTTTGTCGGTTTTGGTTATTATAAAAATTTACCACTACATCAAATGCCTTCTTATAAAACAAAAAATACTCAGCTGGTAATTTTGATTTATCTGGGTGCGTCATAAGTACCTGTTTCTTCGCCCGTTTTAAATCTGCTTCTGATAAATTATAATCTGTATTAAATAGTCCTAATAATTCTTTTAATGAATACATATGTATATCTAAATTATGCGATTTTGGGGATGCAGACATGCAAACAATATATATGAAAACGATATATTGTTTTTACATTATTTTTTACGTAAACAAATTAAAAATACGATGATTATATATATTATAGCAATGCCCCTTCCTATTATTACTGACCTTTGTAATAGACAACAATTCGCTGAACTTCTTAAAACCAATCCCGGCTTAATATTTATTAAGTTTGGAGCTGAATGGTGTGGTCCTTGTAAATTAATTGAGCAAGATATTAAAAATGCATTTCAATCAATGCCTGATAATGTACAATGTGTTATGGTTGATATTGACGTAAGTGTTGATTTATATGCTTTTTTAAAGATGAAACGAATGGTAAATGGTGTGCCTGCCGTGTTGTGTTATGAAAAAGGGAATGTATCCTATGTTCCAGATGAAGCGATTGGTGGTGCTGATAAAGTAAAATTACAAACATTCTTTAATACTTGTCTTGATTTGTTAGACTAATTGTACATTTTACATAATTCATCTTTCAGTGATTTGGGTAATATATAGTCGTCTTTCTTATTTGTTTTTGTTATATCATATATCTGTTCCCAAAATTGTGAGTAATTTATACTGTCTATATTTATTCTAGTTGATGAGTTTATTCGTATATCATCTAATAAAACCATTAATCCCTGAGTAGAAGAATCTACTATTAATGGATGTGTATTATAACAGTAAATATAATTATATAATAGTTCATTATAACCAAACCAATTATAGAAACAATTTGAATATTTGAGATTCTCTTCTTTTAATAACTCTTTATGGATAGTTTTGGGAATTACTGTTTCTGATTTATGTTCTGAACTATTTGGTATATTTCTAAATTTGATATAATTACATATTAATAAATTTTCGGCTATTATATTATTTTGTTTGGCAAATATAACAAGGTGTGATATAAATGAACATATAAAATTTTTATCACATATTTTATTACATAATATGAAATATAATCCATCTATATTAAATTCATTTTCCAAACACTTCATATTTTTCATGTGATTATCATGATTGTTAAAATCATCAATAATAATTACCATAGTGGCATTGTTTATTGTTGATTTATTTGTTTGTAAAAATGCAGGGAACATTTGACATAGTGCATTTGTTTCTATGTCAAATTCATTAATTTTTCCACCAATGGAAATGTATATTTTATTAATATTATTTTCGGATTTACAATTCATTGTATGAATATAGGTAAATAAATCAGCTGCATTTACTGGCGTTATGTTACTAATAAAATTCATTATATTAAATTCCTTAAATAATGATTAAGTAATTTGATTTCAATTTTTTTATAATACATTTGACTTACCCCTTGTTTTCTTATTTTTTTTCTGCTTGTTTTTTCTTTTACGAATTGTCTTCTTATTTTTTTTATTATGTTTGCCACCAGTAAATGGTACTTTCAAATTATTTATTTCCGAATCTGCAACTGGTTCTGCAACTGGTTCTGCAACTGGTTCTGCAACTGGTTCGGCCACTGGTTCTGCAACTGGTTCGGCCACTGGTTCGGCCACTGGTTCTGGTTCCATGGTTTCACTAAATGATGTTATATTATTTGATATTTCATCCGATGAATTATTGGTATCCATCATAGTTGCATATGCTAATACTGACGCAGTTATTGTTACCATTGCATAGTTTATTAACGGAATAGGTGTATCGTACATATTTATATAATACGTATATTTTATTATTCGTCGTTCAATAATTTACGAGCAGCAGCAAATTTATTTGTCCATTTTTTTTTTACTTCTTGTGAAATAGTAGTATTTAAATGTCTTTCATATTGTTCCGGACAATCAAAATACATAGATTTTGTTTCACTACCAAATTCACCAGTAGCATATACAACCTTAAAATACAAATCTGCATAAACGCTGCCGATCCGATGGTGTTGAGTAATCCCGCCTGTAATTGCATCCCTAATTAAAGTGCCAGGCGTAAGGTTTGTAGAATATATACCAACCTTTTCGTTTACACCCATCGCGTTATTACGCTTTACTTTATGATAAGATTTATCATTTAGTTTATATGCATCCATATAATCCCGTTGCTTTCGTTTTGCTGCGACAGCATGTTCGGATTTAACAGTACTTTCACTTGCTACCGAGTAATCATCATTCATATACGTTTGATTAATATCATCTTCACTCATTACTGAAATATTATCGTTATGTTCTGTCATTTAGAAAATTTGTTAATTTGTGTTACCAAACTAAGGAGATATCTTATTATATATACAATAACTGATTTGCCTTTATATTATTATTAGTTTATGTTTTCAAATAATAAAGCAGTATTATGTATATAATGTCTTCAAAACTTGATTCAAGAGAACTTATACAAGACAAATTTCTGAAAAAAACGAGAACATTTATTGTAAATTCTACACCAGATATTGATTATATAGAGGAACCAATTATTGATTTAGATGATGATCAGTCTGAACATTCAATAAATGAAACATTTTACGATTATTTAGTAGATGATCCACTGTCAAAAGAATATAATGAAGATGAATTACAAAACAACAATGTATTTGTTTGTATGTATAAAAAAAATACTGAGTTAGTTCTCCCATATATTACTTATTATCTAATTGAAAATAATAATACAATGCAATTTTTTAAATTAAATATAACCGAACCGGTTCAAGATGAAGATGGTAATGCTGATACAGATGGTGATGACAACTTTATAGAACCAACTTATATTGATGAAGATTTACAAGAAGAAAAACAAGATAATATGAAGAGTGTTGAGAACATTGATAATAATGAAAAGAAGGGAAATAGTACTATTTCTGGTGGTGGAGATGATGTTTTATTTAACCGATGTTCTCAATACATACAAAATATTTCAGAAGAAGGAAGTAACATAACATATGATTGTTACAAAGGGTTCATACAATCAGAAGGAGACATATATTGTTTCGTGGATATAACAGATATTTATACCAAGGATGAGAACCTATATGATTTTACTACATGTATTATTGATGAAATTATACGATCTAAACAAGTAAATGGCAAAAACATCAACTCTAAGATTACTAATATATTCAAAAACGAATCATTATTACGTTATATGGTTAACCAAAATGATGTTCTCATAAATAATCCAATAATAGTTTACTTATGTGAGAACAATAATGATCAGATTATAAATTCTGTATATGAAACAGATGATTCCCAAACAATTTCAATTATTGGCAACGACACCGAACATCCAGTAGTAGGAGATGGTCATTTATTCTCAACAAAAATTATAGATGAAAGTATTGCAAGCCGAGTAAAACGATTTGTATTATTTCATTACGATGCAGTATTTGTATTACATGAACCATTGGAGGCGAGCGAATATGATTTAATATCAGATGTAGGATGTGTCAGTTTTTTAGCTGACGGGAAAGAATTCTGGTCAACCAAAAATATTAACATTTTTAATGAAATATAATTTTTTTATTTACATATACATCATGGTAAATAAAAAAGAATATATTGTTTATACCTCCTCAATTGGGTTATAGGATGATATATATTTATCCAATAATTCATTGCCAAGTTCATTTGTAAAGTTCTCCCTAATCTCTTCCATGGTTGGTTTTCTATTATATAATTCTGCATAACCATTCACATAAGAGACAATAGTTACTATACGTTCTTGGTATAACTCCTCGTCTGCACGTTGTTGTTTTGCTATACGCTCTACATTATCAAGTTTAACCCGAACACTTGCCTGTTGCATTTCAGTATGACGTCTAATTTCTTCCTCTTTTTCTTGTAACAATTGCTGTTGTTCAAGAATATAATTATCTTTTGAACGAATCGCTGCTTGGTCTGCTTGGTCAGATAGATCTGATGATATATCAAGTAATTCTTCATACCACTTATTTCGTGTTTCGTCAACACTAACTATGGTATCACATATATCTGGTTTTCTTAAATTATTATATTTACGTCTCTTTTCTGAACCTACTTTACCACTGAACTTATGTTTAAATTCCTCAATTACAATATCGGTAATTGATGGACTAGTTTCCATTAACCTATCAAATTCTTGTCTGCATAATTTTAAAAAATGTCCAGCTTGATCTCGTTCACATGGTTTTTTTGATAATTCTATTCTGATATTGCGTGCAAATTTATCCCATGATATTGCTGAAACGCGATGCGCCTCATTCAATTCAGATATTTTTAAATACTGTTGAATTGTTGTTAAGATACCAATAAAAATATTAATACTACCAATCACCGCTGGCGCATAAGGTCGGACACTATCTGGAAAACTATCTTGTGCAAATGAAGCTGTTCCACTAACAGTAGAAAATATAATTGCTGGTATAGTAAACCACGCATGCATCGTAGATAATTTTGTATGGGAGCGTAAATTCAACCATTTATAACATTGTGCAACATCACACCATTCAACCATTATTTTTTCATTATCAGGAGACCAATCTATTTTTAATAACGCAGCAGTATTATCACTGGTTGATTTATTGTCACTATTAGAATGATCTCTCGGACTATCCAAAGACATCATATCATTATTTTTTTCTGTCATTTAAGGAGTATATATTATACTTATTAAAATAATATTGCGAATACCATTACCTAATTCTAATTATTCAGATTTAGTTTCTGGGATTGCATCTACTACTGCAACGTCTGAAACCATTTCCAGTTTAATCTCTTCTGTGGTAGGAGTATCAAATTGCATTATAGATCCATCTTCACTGTCTACCTTGAAAAAATCACTTACTGGTTGTGTATCAGCAATATCATTTATAGAACACATCGTTTCTATGTTAATATTCTCCTCGATATCAGCATCAAACTCTTCTAATTTTGTTAATATACGTTTTAATTGTTTGTGTTGAGAAATATGAAAGAAAGCTAAATAATTCAGGTATAATCCGATTTGTTGTTTAACCAATAGATTTTCATATTCCATCGTATTCAAAAAATTTGAAATTGAGAATCCTACTTTATTTTTTGAATTATAATTACGAATACAATCCTCATTGGTTTCATAACAACTTTGCAGATGTGTAATAAATAAAATTATAGTAGAATGTATCTCTTTTATATCGTCTAAATTATATTCATGAAAAGGTTCTAAATCCTTATAGACAGTAAATGTACGAAAATCTAATCTTTCAATATCAAGTTCTTCCGGATTTTCCTTTAAATAATTACTAATTATATTATACAGTTTATAGTAATCGCCATACATTCGGTTATTAATTAATTGACGATGTTTTTCTAAGTTTTCCATCTCAATAGAATATGTTTTATACTGAAAGAAAAAGGTATCTAAACAAAACAAATACATTTTTTTTGTATTTTTTTTGGTCATGTCTGCATATACAGTTTTTAAATGAAGTAACTTTGTATTTATAATTTGTCTTATTTTGAGTATTTCATTTTTTATTGACCAAATGTTTTGAAAATTATTTTTGAGTTTATTTAAATCAGTAGCATGGGTTGTATCCATCTATTACACTATACATATTGTTTCTATAAAAAATAGAAGAATAATTTCCATTTTTTTGTTGTTTTATTTCGTTATATGTGTATTATACTTGTTGAAGAATGTCAAAACCACATTCCCACATATTATATTCTTTTTCATAATAATTATCTTCTTCTGGTTCTTGTATTTTAGGATGCATATATTCAACAAATGCATTATATAGATACGGCATTACCTCACTAGTTGTTTTTTTTAACTTTTTAAATCCACGTTGAGATTTTTGAACATGTTTGTGTAATTCCCAATACTGACCAGCCTCCTCATCGTATACTAATTTGATAGGTTGATTCGTATTTAATATAGTTTGTAAATAGGCCGATGCTGCTGTATTGTATGCTTTCATTTCTAAAAATGCGAAGAAATACAAACGTCCATTCTCATTTATTTTGCGATGCATATCAATATAATCTATGGCTCCAATGTTTAAGTTATCAAATGCATTACGTATTGTTTCTTCATTTACATTACCCAACATTCGGGGAATATATATTTCAATGCGACTACTCATTATAAACTAATATGTTTGTTAATTGTGATGATTGTTAATTACATAACGATACAAAAAGGTTTTCAATTTTTTACACGTTTCAAATAAAAAATTGAAAAGATAGAATATAAACATTATGTAATAACGAAAGTATATAATGTCACAAGATATGCAGATTGAACAAACTGAGGTATTAATACATACACATAGTAATATACCATCATCACTATTTGATGATAATGATTATAGTAAGTTTGGAATAATTAATATCAAAATGAAACCTATGTCAATTACGAAACAACCTACATTTATATTATTTACCATTGATCGTACTGGATCTATGCTCGAACAAGATAAAAACGGAATAACAAGAATACAACAAGTCAAAGAAACACTAAAAAATTGTATTCGTTACTTAGCAAAACAAGATATTGAATTTTATATATGTATTCATGCATTTAATGATACTGTTGAAACCATTATAAATAATACATTAATTAATGCAAACACAGATTTATCTGATATAATCAATGTAATCAATAATATAGAATGTGATGGGCTAACCAATATGGGTGAGGCTCTTTTATCAGGTATAGTAAAAATGGATTTGTATGCACTTCATAATCCTACACATCAAATCAGTCATATATTTATGACTGATGGTAATCCAACCACTGGTAATGTTGATGATTCTCAACTATCTAATATGGTATGTGAGAAATACTATAATGTATTTATTGGTTATGGTAAAGACCATAATGTATGTCTTCTCCGTGATTTATGCAAAAACAAAAATTCTAACTATTTATTTGTAGATAAACTTGAAAACACATCATTAGTATATGGAGAAGCTATACATAAGATTTTATACCCCGCTTTGAAAAACATAGAAATTATTATAGAAGATGGTTATATATATGACTGGAAAACAAATGAATGGACAAATGTAATAACAGAAGGTGTATTTATTGGCGAAGAAACCAAAACATATAATATTAAAACAACGAATGAAGACAATGTCTCAGTGGCAATATATGCTGATTATGGGGATTGTTTTGAAATGAATGGATTAATTGATACAATGAATAAAATTCCTGCATTGATTACACCCGATGGTAGTTTGATTGATAATGTAAATAATTTAACACATCATATATATCGTCAGATGGTAATGGAACTATTATTCAAAGCAAAGGCTAATTTGAATGCTGTTCAAAAAATAGATTTAAAAACAAAAATAAGAGAACTATTTGACAAAATGATTTATTATAATAAATTTGAACAACATGATGCAAGTCAAATGATAAAAACATTACTAAGCGATTTAAGTATTGTGTATAATGCATTGGATTGTAATAATCTGTCACCATTTGTTATGTCTAGATATTCATCACAGGGTGGGCAAAATTCTTATAATACAACATTTGATAATGATGATCATGATGAAATACTTATGAACGATATTTCTCCTCCAATACTAAGACGTAGTAGTAATTATATAGATCATGATTCAGATGATTCAGATGATTATGATAGAATCAATACATATATATCTTCAACCGCACCTACTACACCTTATGCTACACCTGCAATGTTAAATACCATGTCACAAATAAGTCAAATGTAATAATGATAAATAAATACATTTGATACAAAACGAGTTAAATAAAATTACAAATATAGTCTATATTATGGAAGAAACTACTATTCCTACTAATTTTGCATCAGTTATAAATGATTTCGCAAAGGATTTGGCTATTACATTTCCAGAGTATAGCGAGTTATGGCAAAACACTATTTCTAGTATATCAACCGATGATGAAATTAAAAAGACATTTGAACACTGTAAACGTGTATATCCAGAACGCTTCTTTGATATTTTATACCAAAACGATGATATTTTTTCATCGGAATCTACAAATGATGTGCATTTCTTACCAAATATAGATTTCAAAATATTATATAATGCACAGGGATTAAGTGAGAATACTAAAAAAACTATTTGGAAATATTTACAATTAGTATTATTTACTGTTATTGGTGAAGTTCAAGATAAAAATGTATTTGGTGATACAATGAATGTATTCGATGGCGTTGATGAAAAAGAGTTACATGAAAAACTAAGTGAAACCATGAATGGACTCACTGATTTTTTTAAGAATATGGAAAATATATCAGGTGAGAATACAGAACAATTTGAGAATATGTCAAATGAAGGTGATGCAGATAATAAGCCACACTTCAATAAGATGGAAGGCATGCCCAATATGGATAATATCCAAGATCATTTAACATCTTTATTTAATGGCAAAATTGGGTCGCTTGCAAAAGAAATGGCAGAAGAAATTTCAGGTGATTTCGCCGATTTAATCGGTGATAATGGAGATGAGGAAAATCCACAAGATGTTTTAAAAAAACTCATGCAAAATCCAAAGAAAATAATGGACTTGATGAAATCTGTCGGTGGTAAATTAGATGCAAAAATGCAAAGTGGTGAAATTTCACGTGAAGAGATTATGAAAGAAGCAGGTGATCTTGTTGGTAAAATGAAAGATATGGGAGGAAATGATGAATTAAATGATATGTTCAAAAAAATGGCAAAAGGTATGGGTGGTATGGGTGGCTTAGCTGGACTAGCAAAGGGTATGGGTGGCATGGGTGGCATGGGTGGCATGGGTGGCTTAGCTGGACTAGCAGAAGGGTTGGGAGGAATGGGTGGCTTAGCTGGACTAGCAGAAGGGTTGGGAGGAATGGGTGGGCTTGGAAAAAATGTGAAATTAGATACAAATGCTATTGACAGAATGAATAAGACACAAAAATTAAAGGAAAATGCAAAAAAACGTATGGAAATAAAACAACTTCAACAACAAGTTGAACATCAGGCTCAACTTTTACAACAACAAGAACGTGAAAAGATATATAATGAAAATCAAAGGAAACTTGCTGAACAATATTCGTTAATGAAAGATACAGATAAAGATAAACTTATATTTAGAATAAATGGTGAAGAACAACAAGAAAAAAGTTTTATTAATCCAGTAGTTGCAAAGATGATTGAAGATGAAGATAAAGAAAGGATAGCTAAACAAAATAATAGTCAGAAAAAGAAGAAAAAGAAGAATAAGAAATAATTATTATTGATATGAAAAAAATGTGTTTATATCTTAGTTATAGAATGAGTATATTCAAATTTGTTCGCTTAGATGTCTTTATCCTTAGTTTAGCATTTGGCTTATTTGCAGTTTATGTTACAATGCCAAGTTCAAGGAAAATATACGTTTATCCTACGCCAGAAAATGTCGGAGTTTTACAATACAAAGATGCAACTGACACATGTTTCTCATTTAAACAAACAGAAGTTACATGCCCTACGTCAGAAAGCGAAATAACCACAGTTCCGGTTCAATCATAACTATTTGTAATAAGATTATTAATAATTTCGTTGCTGTATATTATAATTAGCTATAATATACAATGAATTTTAAGCGTTTGTTAAATACGCCAACAGGACAAGCATTAATATCAATATTATTAGGTTTGGGTTTAGCAACATTATTCCGTCAAACTTGTACAAAAGATAAATGTTTGACATTTAATGGTCCTGTAATTGAGGATATTGAGGATAAAATATTTAAACATGGAGAAAAGTGTTATAAATACAAAAGCACACCAGGTAGATGTGATTCTACAAAGAGAGTTATTGATGTTTCTGGTCATTCTGATGATTCAGAATAAGACTAGTATTCGTAAAATATTATACAATATTGTTATTCTATATTGTATAGTCAAATGGAAAGTACATTTACACGAATCGCAGAATTACCGAATGGCAATGATAACCAACAAGGCCAACCTGGGGCGGACGGAAACGAAATGACTAACAATTATATGCCTATCAATGTGCATCCAAACCCATATGGCATCTCTGATAAGAACCCTATTATTGACATGCCACAAGATACTGCTCCCGTTAAACATCCAGCAGAAAATCCTCATAATATGCCAATATCAAACCAACTATCTGAACAAGATATTGCACAATTAAACTCATTACAACATCAACGTCTTCCTTCCAGAGATATACAACAAGACACTACACACTATTCACAAGATCAAGAAATTCAACCTAATTATATTCCAAAACATAAAGAATTAGATGATTATGTAAGAGAGCATGAAAAATCTACTGAGAACAACTTACGTGAATATGATAAAAAGAAACGCCGTATGAATACAATAGATAATATAATAACTGATTTTCAAACACCTATTTTTATTGCGGTATTATATTTTATATTTCAAATGCCCATTATAAATAAATTCATGTTCAAACGGTTCTCGTTCTTATCTATTTATCATGATGATGGTAATTTCAACTTTTATGGTTTATTATTGAAAAGTCTTATGTTCGGTTCTCTTTATTATACAGTAATTCAATTTACTACGTTTATTAGTGAGTTTTAATTTTTTTGATAAAATCAAATAATCCCTTTTTGGGAGGGCTATGCGGTCTTTTTGGGCTAGTTAGTTTAGTTTTATTCTTCCTGGTTTTTGTCTTATTATTCTTAACTTGTTTATCTTCTCCTGGTATATATTTTAAAAACCATTCTTCATATTCGGAAGTATATCTAGTTTTAGTTTCTATAAACTCTTTATATTTTACTGCCTTTTCAGAACGTATATCTTCAAGTGTTTGTTGTTTGCCAAGACAACTCATAGTAAATCGTTTTAACAAGCCACGTTGGGTTAATCTATTTTTTTCTTGAAGATTGAATAAAAAACTAGCCATACACAATAATCTATTATAATTCAACTTTGGATCAATATAAATAAGTGCAAGGTAATAACTCAATATTGTATCTATGGTTGCTATATTAATTTCTACATTATTATATGAAGTTTTATTATAACTATGACATGCTAATGGTTTATAAATCATTAATATGGTTTCTGGTCCTACCATAATTTCAATACGCTCGGGGATAATTTCACCTACTGCGGAGTGTTTGATAATCTTGGTTTTTTTTACATTATTCTGTGTTAATTGTTCTTTAACAATCATCGCAGTTCTTTCGGGTTCCTCAGACAATACATCAAAGTCTGGTGCTTGTGTCATTTTATATTTAACATTATTTTTAGAATATTTGGAATAATGTCCAAATGCATAACCACCAAAAAATACAACACCTTGATTTATGAGAGTATCTCTTGTTATTGTGTATATTGTTTCTTCATTACTCATTTCACTGTCAAGCTGACGTTGAAAATCTATTTCGGAACATTCATCAATAGACATTGGATAGTATTTATTTAATAATGTTAGTCGTTTCAATACCTTTTCCCATCTTGATATATCACCATTTGGGCGTGACAATTCTAAATACATGGACATTCGTAAATAGTTTGGTGGAGCATAATTTATACCTGCAATCATAATTGTTTCTTTGCGTATCGCATCATATATTTTTGGAACTAATTGTGTAATATCTGCAATAGGTATAAAATTAACAAATACTTTGTATGTTCCAACATGCATACCAGATTTGGCTTCTACATCAGTATACCCATTTTTATAATAAATATCAGCCAGTTCTTTACAATCGTTCAATGCATTTGGTGAGAAAAAATCATAATCGGGTATTTCCGTCTCTTTATTGTAAAATTGTACATTCTTAGGTAAAATATTATTAATTGCTGTTCCTCCATAACAAATTAACTTCTTTTTTATCAAAAATTCTTCTACTATTTTCAAGATTTCTTTTATATCATCATTTCCTACTATACGTCTTCCTTGCATTTCCTCATTTTCTGTAACTGCTTGTCTTAATATTGCTAATTCACATTCTTGAAATGTCATTGTATTATCACATTCACTATGTTTGAATTTTTTATTTGTATTTCTTATTGTTTTGGCTGATTTCTTATTATATTTACCCATATAACATATAATAAGATATTACTTGATATAGTCTAAATTTTATTCATTCTTTTTAATATAATCTAATACAAATGCCAATGGAACTACACCACCTTTATTATCATTAAATAATTTTTCATATTTATACAGATTATTATCCTTTGAATAATATCTACACATTACAATTTGACATCCGTGCTTACCTATTAATTCATAGGTATTTGGATTTTGTGTATTGTCTATTTTATCAGGAATAACCATTCTATTACGCTTTACATCTGTGCAAATGTCACATTTATCAGTAACATTCACTATATTATAATTTTCGTTCAATACATCCGAATAAGTATTTTGATATAATAAATCAGAACTACTATCTAAATTAATATAACTAGGTAATTTGTAACAATCATTATCCGATGATTCACATTTACTTTCTTCTTCATATTTACGATTTATAGATTTATCCATTACCACTACTACCTGTCCCATTACGTCAGATAATTTGGTTTTATCATTAACCTTTTTATTATATAATTTTCCGCGTAATGATGAATCAATTGATTTGGCTACTGATTGGTATATAGCATTATTATTAGATTTTAAACGAAAATGTATAAATAATGGATCTCCATAATTGGGCGTTGGTTGAGTAAACGCAGTAGATACTATTGCACTTAATACATTATCAAGTAATATTTTGTTATCTGTATTTAATATTTCATAATTTTTATCAGTTGTATAACTAACAAATGGTTTATTATCAATAAATAAAACTTCCAAATCTATGTATCTACAACCACGAGATAATACATACTTTACCATATCATTACTTACATAATTACCAGTAATTGCACTATTATAGGAACCCTTTATTACATACTCTTTTAATGGTTGATTCGCAAACTCTTTATTAAGAGTAATTGCATTGACTGGGTCAGAATCTATCAGTCCTTTGTATTCAGATTCTTGTGAACCAAAAGCTTCTATGGTTTCAATTGCATTATTTGTACAACTTGAATTTTTACATTTATCTTTATTTTTTAATCCTTCCATGTGTAGTTTATTGGTTATTCTACTTATATCACGTCGTCTTCTCATAAAACGCCATATTATATAAATAAAAATAATGATTGTAATAATCAACAGATATAATTGATATGTTTTCATTATTACAAATGTATACACTATTGAAAGATTAAATCCACACAAAAAATATATTTAATGATAACAAATATAATAGTAAATATATATATTATATAAATGGCTGGTGGATTACTAAACATCGTTGCACTAGGAAATAATAATCTGTTTTTAACTGGAAATCCTAGCAAAACATTTTTTAAAGTAACATATTGTAAATACAGTAATTTTGGACTTCAAAAATTTCGTCTGGATTATAATGGTTTAAGAGACCTGCGTCTAACCGAAGACTCCACATTTACATTTAAAGTTCCTCGGTATGCTGAATTGCTAATGGATACATATATTGTAGTAACTATGCCTGATATTTGGAGTCCAATACATCATCCCATTAAAGGAGCTTTAGATGGTACTGATTTCCGTTGGGCACCATATGACTTTAAATGGATTGAGAATCTTGGTACAAATATGATTAAAGAAATTACCATTACATGTGGTTCTCTTACTATACAAAAATATACTGGTGAGTATTTAAAAATGATGGTTGAGCGCGATTTTACGTCTGAAAAGAAAGAATTGTTTAATCAGATGACTGGACATGTTCCTGAAATGAATAATCCTGCGAATTCATATACACGTGCAAATTCATACCCATCTGCGATGTATAGCAATGAAGCCACTGGTGCTGAACCTTCCATAAGAGGAAGAAATTTGTATATTCCAATTAATACATGGTTTACGTTAAATAATGGTTGTGCATTTCCTTTAATTGCATTACAATATAACGAATTAATTATCAATGTTACCATGCGTCCTATACAAGATTTATTCGTTGTTCGTGATGTTTTTGATAATGTCAATAATAGACCATATATGCGTCCCGATTTCAACGAAAGTAGATTTCAAATGTACAGATTTTTACAAACACCTCCTCCACATGCTTCACCTATACATACAACTGACGATGACGGTACAGAAACGCTTATCGGATTTCAACCAGTTGTATATGAAAACCAAATATCTACTTGGAATGCAGATGTACATCTAATATCTACTTATTGTTTCCTTTCCAAAGAAGAAGCGCAAATATATGCAGCAGAAGATCACGTATATTTAGTAAAAGATGTCTTTGAACACAAGTATGAAAATATTACAGGGTCTAAGCGTATTAAGTTAGAATCCAATGGTATGATTTCAAGTTGGATGTGGTATTTACAGCGTAATGATGTTAATATGCGTAACGAATGGTCAAATTATTCAAACTGGCCCTATAAAAATATTCCTGCTGATATATCCGTTTATCGTGATGATTTTGAGTTAACTGGTATACGTCCAAATGTTGACCCAAAAGATACACGAACTACCGGTGTATATATTACAGGTAACTATGTAGTTGATAATCATAAACATATATTAGAAACAATGGGTATTGTTTTAGATGGTGAATATCGTGAAAATATGCTAACACGTGGTATATATGATTATATTGAAAAATATACCCGCACCAAAGGTAATGCGAAAGAAGGTATATACTGTTATAATTTCTGTTTAAATACAAGTCCTTATGAATATCAGCCTTCTGGGGCGATTAACCTTAGTAAATTTAAGAACATTGAATTAGAAATTACTACATATGTCCCACCGATTGATCCAGTTACATCAAGTTTTGATATTATATGTGATGCAAATGGGACGGCGATTGGTGTTCGTAAATCAAACTGGAAACTCTATGAATACAACTATAATATGACTTTATATGAAGAACGGTATAATGTATTGTCATTTGTTGGAGGCAATTGTGGTATGATGCATGCAAGATAAATTCCGTATAATTTGTGTTTTATTATAAATCTGTATATTATAAGCAATAAAATTTATAATATATTATGGAACAATTAAAACGAACTATCTATAATGTCAAAACACCCGATAAAACATTTAGTCAGGGGAACAATCGTTCTAATTTTCAAACCGAACATATGAAAAATAAAATTAAAAGTGTTCATAAAAAGAAAAAGAGAGGCAATTATAAAAATATAGAACCTTTATCAGATATATGCAATGATGATAATGATGATAGCAAAGATCACGATAAACAACCAGTTACAGAAGGAATGACAGGTGTTCCGATCGCAACGTTTAGTGAGGATGACTGGACACAACCCGATAATATATATGAAGGCGGAAATGCAAACTCAAATACAAAAAAATACTCAAACGCAGATCTTGTTAATTCTGTATATAATGCCGTTGACGAGTTGTTAAATAAAATTGCCAAACTAGTTGTACAACTATTATCTTTGTCGTTTACTGATTATAATAAAGAGAATATTCCTATTGTGAAAAAGTATGTATGTTGGGTCGCTTCTATCAAAGTTGCCACACTTGCTGCTTATAATTGGGCGTTTATGATGTTCTATAAAAAAGATGGTGAACGAATTGAATTAATTGATATTTCACGACAACGTTTAAGTGATGCGGCTGATTCAAGTAAAGTATATTCATTATTAGATTATTTATTAGATATACCGTTATTTTTTCCGGAAAAATTACAAGAATATGTAGTAAGTAAAGGTCCCGAATATATTTCTAAATATATAAATGTTCGTGTCTGTTATATTATATTATTTGCATTCTTAAATGTTGCTTTCTACACATCCGCCTCCACTATTCGTACATTTTTACTTGATCTTGTTACCGCTAATATGAAAAATCCGTTACTTTCGTTTATGTATGGTAGCACATTTATTTTATATGTATTGTCATTTTTTGAATTTAAACCTATCACCACTGTTTTATCCATTGCAAAACTGGTCGCTGGATTCCCTGCATCTCTTATATTACCTATATTCTCAAATATATTCAAAATTTTTTATTTGATGATGGCAGCTGTACCTATTGCTGCTACCTTATGCTTTTTTTACATTGTAGGATTCTCATTATTTGGAATATTCATAATAAATGATTGGTCATTAAAATCTGTATTTATTGATTTGTTTACATTAAAAACGCCTGATATATTTACAAATTTTGCTGATATAAACTTATTTTTCTATAATAATAAGCTACCTATTAAAGAAGACACTACGTGTAACCCATTAACATTTAAAGACAAAATTGTTAATGCTATTTTTAGACTTATTAACTTTATTTTTATAAATATACGAAGTATATCTTGGTTAATTATGCTTATTGTTGCGTTATTTGACTATTCCAAAAATATTAAGGGAGCCACTTTAAAAACTGTGTTAATTATTCTTCATTCCGCATTAATTCTTTATTATGCTTTCAATATGATTACTAATTCCGAAATATATACAGAACAAGATATAGCACCTGAATTACCGGAAATTAAAGAAGAACCCGTCAGAAAAACCTTTATTGAAAGTATTAAAACTGATGCCGAAACTGTTGGTTCTCTTTTGAATATTGATATTAATAATCTACCAAAAATATCTGATGTAGCCAATAAAGTATATGATATCGGTTCTGGTATAACTAGTCAATATCCTATTATACAAGAAACTGCAAATAACATCAAAGATAAGGCAGTTGATATCAAGAACAAGGCAGTTGATATGAAGAATCAAATTGATTATGGTAAAGCAACACTAACGCAAGATGTTACTGATCTTAGAAACCAGTTTTCAGATGTAAATAAAAAATTAGATGCAATACTATCATCAAATCCTTCACAAAATATGAATACTATAACTGATCAACTATCCAGATCAGGGGAAGAACCTACCGCTAATAATTAATTTAAAGTTTTATCAATATAAACCTTATTATGTAATATATATATATTGCATTACATAATGACAACAAACATTGAAGATCAACTTCCTATGGTAAGTGTTTGTACACCTACGTTTAATCGTAGACCTTTTATACAAAATATGTTTAATTGTTTTAATAATCAAGATTATCCCAAAAATAGAGTTGAATGGATTATTGTGGATGATGGTACTGATAAAATAAAAGATCTTGTATTAACTTCCAATATTCCACAAATTAGATACTTTGAAGTTTCTGAGAAAATGACACTTGGTGCAAAACGTAATTATATGCATAAGTATGTTCGTGGTTCAATTATTGTGTACATGGACGATGATGATTATTATCCACCTGAACGTATTTCTCATGCAGTGGAACGTCTACAAAGCAAACCAGAGGCGTTATGTGCCGGATCAAGTGAAATATATGTTTATTTTAAAGGTATGGACAAAATGATACAATGTGGTCCTTATGCTGATAATCATGCAACTGCTGGAACATTTGCATTTAGAACCAAGTTATTAGAACAAACGAAATATGAAGATGGTGCTGCACTTGCAGAAGAACGTGCCTTTTTAAAAGATTATACTATTCCATTTGTTCAATTGGATCCATTAAAATCAATCCTTGTTTTTTCACATGAGCATAATACATTCGATAAACGAAAAATGTTTCATCAAAATCAAGACCCTCGTTTTTTTAAAGAATCTAACAAAACAGTTGATACATTTATAACTAGATTTGCCTCCTTTGAAGCACCTATTAAACAATTCTTTATGAATGATATAGATCAACTACTTGAAACATATGATCCAGGCAAGCCTGAAATGAAACCAGATGTTTTAAAACAAATAAAAGAAATTGAAGCAAAACGTGATAAAATGATTGAAGATGCAAAAGCTGCACAAAATTCAAATTCTTCTATTATTTTACAACGCGAAGGACAAGAACCTCTCAAATTAACTAGTGAACAAGTAGTTAATATTGTAACACAACTACAAACCGCAAACGCTGAATTAACTCAGACTAATGAACAAAATAAACGATTGATTGAATTATTACAGAAAAAAATTATTGATCTAAATCAAGGTAATACTCAATCTATCGATAGCGAACAATGTAAAAATCTAATTATACAAAACCAGAAACTTCAAAATAATAATATTGAAAATGCAAAAGAAATTTCTGTTTTAAAAAATAAAATTTCTCAATTGGAACAAAGAGATACTTTTGTAAAACAACCAGGAGATAGTGAAATCATAATTACAAAGGGAACGCCTGAAATTATTGTTGATATTTCCGATATCTAATCCTATCAACTTTTGAATCTGCACACTTTATGTGTCTGTTTATCGGTAGTTGACCAGGAAGAATCTAATTCAAATTGCCTCTTTGTCAATCCTTGAATTATTTATTACGCTATTAGCGTAACCAATAATTTATATTGAATTATCATCATCATAGTATTCGCATGAGTCTTGTTGGTCTTTTTTTATATTCTTGTCTAAATAACGATACATTCGTTTTATATCCAATTTTGTTAAATTATAGTTTGAAAATATTCCTTCATATTCGTTTAATGTTGCGACTTGACTACAAAAGTCTTCTCCATTATATAGTCGTATTTCATGAAACATAGAAATTAAATCTGTTTTATCCATATCCAATTCTTGACACAAATTATTTATAAATACCATATTATTATATTCAGTTGAATACTTGGTTAATACCTTTGTAAATCTCACTTCTGATGGAGCAAATTTATCAACATTTTCTGGAAAAGAATCGTGGTATATTTTACTATTGTAAAAAGTTTTTATTAATGAACTCATCTCATTAAACTGCCATATCTGATTTTGAAATGTTATACGATCAATGTAATCAGCATAACACATATTATCTAATAGTTTTAAATAAACAGGAATCGTTTTTGATTTTGTTATTGGTTCTAGCATATCCACTATATTTTCATGCCATAACAATGCAACAATTGTTCGTTCGGTTTCATTCATAATAGATTGATGTTTTCTTATATGTACTGGTTTATTGATTAAGGTATTTGTTATCTTCTTTGCATCTTCATTATATGTCTTTGAGTGGAATATGGTATTTATTATCTCCATTGTTAATAATTCGGACCCGGTCTTAAACATATCATATACAAATCCCAGCTTACGTAGATCAGATTGTATATAATTAATTATAGGTTGCATTGTCATCTCAGTTGTTGTAGTAATTGTTGGAATCATTCTATTCAAGATTGTCTCTATTTGTAAAGTTGTCGGAGTTTTCAATTCATATATATTACATACTTTCATCAGTTCCTTTATTTTCTTATCAACTGCATGATTGCCTATACAAATTATTGGATTTGATGATGTACTTTCTAATCGCTGTTTTTTTGTCTTTTTCTGTCTTATTAATTTTATTAATGCGGTTATACCTCCCTTGTCCCCGTTATTCATTCCATCTATCTCATCCATTACAATAGCTATTTTTTTTACCTTTTTTGTCATCATATGTAATACATTTCTATTTGATACATTATCGCTTGCAATTGTGTCAATTAGTGATTTATTACGCACATCACCCGCATCATATTTTATAATATCGTAATTCATTTCTTTCAATAAATCATTCACAAAACTTGATTTTCCAGAACCAGGTGAACCATATATATATATTCCCTTCTTGTATTGAACATTTTTCTTATTTGTATCAAATAGTTCTAATTGATCTTTTATTTCATTTTCTATTATTTTACGATCCAATATCTCATTCAAATTTATTGTTTTTAATGTTTCTTCCATTGACTCTCTGATTATATTAATAAAAGAACATACGTTTATATGTTATTCCAAACGAATAATATCTTATTTTTGTTATTATTTGTTTAACTTGAAAATGCACTGAAATCTGCTGTAATAGGCATATAATTACTGGTTCTATCTGGTAATGCACCGAAGTATGTTGAACTAGTGGCTGTCTGAGGATATTGCATATTATTGCCTTGTTGGTTCATTTGTATAGCACTACCTTGTTGGTTCATTTGTATAGCACCACCTTGTTGGTTCATTTGTATAGCACCACCTTGTTGGTTCATTTGATTCAATCGTGTAGGGTTAGTTCTGAATAATCCGGATACACCTGACGCTGTATCTCTTAACAATCCTGCTGTTCCTGATACTGCATCGCGTGCTAACCCAACTGATCCGGATACTGCATCCTTAGCTAACCCAACTGATCCGGATACTGTATCCTTAGCTAACCCAACTGATCCTGATACTGCATCTCGTGCTATTCCGGTTGTTCCTGATACTGCATCGCGTGCTATTCCGGTTGTTCCTGATACTATTCCTGATGCTACATCTGTTGTTCCTGATACTACGTCACTTAATATTGATTTCCCATCGGATTTTAATGTACCAGAACCTCCATTTCCGCCACAGTTTGTACATGCTACTTTATCTGGACATGTTGGACATGTTGGACACACGGGGGGAACTATTTGAGTTTTGAGTATGTAGTCGGAATCTTCGTGTTTTTCGGTATCTTTTTCTTCCTTTTCTTCAAATGATTTGGTTAATTCATTCGGATGCAATTCGCCATTTATATAAATACCAGAAGGAGTAAAACGTTTTACATTTTTTAATTCTAATTTTCCCATATTATTTGAAAATGTAGATATTATCGTTTTTTCACCATCTAGAATTACAAATCCGGCTAAACTATCGTTTAAAATAATTCTCCAATCCATTTTATCGCCAGCGGTTAATGTATCTTCATTTGTTAAATTCAAGTTCTGCATTACATATGGGTTTCCATTTCTATCATTTACTCGTGCATCAGCATTATCTGGCTTTACGAAAACATTGCCTCGTTGAATATCATAACCAATCTTACTACTTACCATAAATATTTTTTTATCTGCATACAATGGTTCATTTACGATTGTATTTGCGGTGGAGCCGACAATATCAGAACTTGCTATTGATCTTATGTCCTTTTCTTCATATAATGTTTCTGTAATTCCAGAATCATCTTTGTTAAATGTAAATACTGAATATGGTTGTGATGTATTATCTTGATCAATTATAATAATATAGGTTGTTCTTTCCCAACACATATAAATGACAAATTTTGGCGTTGTATTTTTACATTGAGACATATATGTCCATGTTGAATATGATGAAATGATACTTTTCAACTTACTCTCTTCTCTTTCTACCGTAGCTTTGGTTGATGTTTTATATATTTTACTACTTGACCCATTGCGTGGCGTTATTATTATTCTGTTGATTGAAATACCCGTTGTATCAACTCCGCTATTATATGTATTACTCGTTGGGATGGTTACCTCATTTGCTGAACCTGAACCAGGTACATTTAATGGGTCGCCGTTTTCAGTTGCACCATTATCATCAGTTGCATCACCCAAAGGTAAAAGTAAGGGTGGTAAATCTATTAATAGAGCATTCAACTTATCAGTTGCCTCCTCTACCGCACGAGTTGCTGATTCTATCGTCTGCTTTAATGTACCATCCGTATCTGCGGCTGCATCAACATATGCCTTAATTGCTTCATTAAGAGTTGACATTGTATTTTCAACATTACCTTTTTCTATATCAATCAAACCAATTTGTATCGTTATGGCATTAATTATATCCGAATTATTGCTACCATTTGTTTCAGATGCATTATCAGCCGCCAGTTGTGCGGCTGGAATATCTTCGTTTGCACTAGATAAAGAATTTTGTGCATTTTGTAAAGATAGATTCGCAGGACCAGTAACATCTTCATTTTCCATACCTTCATATGTTGTAAATGAGTCAGTAGCAGGTGGTTCAGTAGCAGGTGGTTCAGTAACAATCTTATATTCATCTGCATCAAGTTCAATTAAATTTCCATTATTGAAATCAAAAAACATATTATCATTTAATTTATAAACACCTTCTTTATTTACATCACCAGAATATTGTGGTATCCAAACCATTCCATCTGATCCAGTTGGTTTATCTTGTTGAAATGCAACAAAACCTTCTGATGTATTCCATCTTCCAATAATTACGGATATTACTAAAATAATTAATAGCATTGCAAACATTAACAATGGCGATAGTTTTATGCTTTTCATTTTATATACAGTATAGAACGAAAAAGATATAGCAATAATTGTAAAATTGAATTTATTAATATTATTCGTTTTATTTACATTAATAACTATGGAACCGCTTGAACATATTACCAAACCTCGTCGGGGCAGTGTTCCTCTACTTGAACGCTTTTATAACGACCCTCCACATTTACTTGAATTATCTATTGATGAAGCTGGTAGGGGGTGTCTATTTGGTCGTGTATATATTGCGTGTGTAGTTTTACCTAAAGACCCCGCTGTCTTCTCCGGAAAAGATATCAAAGATAGTAAAAAATTCTCCTCTAAAAAAAAGCTAAATGAGTCTGCGGACTATATAAAAGAAAATGCATTAGCTTGGCATGTTGCCTATGTTGAAGCTGATATAGTTGATAACATAAATATTCTAAAATCAGTTATGTTAGGTATGCATGAATGCATTCAAGAAACAATTCGTAAAATAAATATACTACAAAATACTACTATTCCTATTTCCGACTTTATGGCGGTTATTGATGGTAATTATTTCACTCCATATACGGTTTATGACGAAAACATTGAAATGATACAACAATTAAGTCACGTTACGGTTGAAAAGGGGGATGGTAAATATATGGCTATTGCTGCTGCAAGTATACTTGCAAAAACATCTCGGGATAACTATATATTAGATCTTTGTGCCAAATATCCACTCCTAAACGAACGATATGGACTAGAATCCAATATGGGATATGGTACTAAAAAACACCTTGAAGGTATCCGAACTTATGGCATTTCTCAATGGCATAGGAAAAGTTTTGGTTTATGTAAACAAGCCGAAGTTAGTGTTGTGGTGTAATATGTGTCTTGGTTATGTACTTGATAATGATCGTATTCCAGTAATTAATGCTAGAACTAGTAGTATGCCATGAATACCAAATACACTATACATTACATTTTTATAGTTTGCAATATTGTCATTTTCTAACTTATTTTTATGTATATAGGTTCTAAAATCATTATATAAAAAATAGTTGATCAATGCTGCTATTATTAGAAATGATATGCTTACTAATATCAGCAATACATCATAATTAAATGATTTACCACGATAAACACGTGAATATCCGAGTGATGCATATGATAATGTAGTAAATAATCCGACATTACGAAATGCTGAATGAAAATACATTAAAAATGATTGATTTTTTGATGTTTCCATTACTATATATGTTACTTGAAGAAATTATTCATGTTATCAATCACACTAAAATATTTGTTTAATCTTTTTCTTATCTAATGACATAAATTTTGATGTACTATCATTTGTGCTATATCCTATAACAAACTGATCTTCTTTTTCCAGATATATAAATCCAAGTGTATATTCTATCTTATCACCTTCAAATGTAAATATATTAGAGTGTTTTTTTAACTCGTATGTGGTACTATCTAATACAACAAAAATATGATAATAATATCGGCGTTCTTCATCACTCACTATGTGTGCAATGAACCAACATTCATCACCAATATTTATACCATTTGTTGAACCACGCAGACGGTTGAAAAACAAGGGTGTTTTTATTGTATTTGTCAGTTCAAATTGTGTATGGTTCTCGTCATTCTGTTTGTATTCTCCAATTGTTAATGGATACCATTTGTATATTACCTTTATTGTGTTGTTAGCATTGAACAATACCCAATTTTTCTCAACCGAACGAGCATTTTCTTTTAATACTAATGATGATTTTGTGTGTTGAGTGAATAAATCTATTGTTCCTGATTCTATACGAATGTCATTATATTTCATACCTCGGTTTGCATTAAAATATAGTTCTCCGTTAGTTACCATTAAACGTATGTCCTCTATTCCTACATATAATCCATCATGTTTTTCGTCATATTTTACAATAAATTCGTCCATTTTCTTCCAATATTGTTCTCTCTTATCAAATATTGTAATGATATTCTTCGTTGAAATTATGTCATTGTTTGTATATCTACCATTCTCATCTATACGGTAATCTACACATCGTGTATTTATATATATGGTATCATTATTCATGCAAATGGATGGTGTTGATGTCGTGAATTTGTCTCCAATATCTACATCATATTGTATATTATTCAGTTGATTTATATAATCGGTGGGTGTTGATATATCCTTTAAATTATATGTATAAAATTTGTAATTTCGTAATAAAGTTCCGTGTATATTGTTATCTACATTCGGGCTGGTTAATACTTTCATAAATGATTTATACACATTCATGTTTGCAAAATTACAATAATATGCAATAATTGTAAATTCATAATCCAATTTATATTCATAAATATTCTTATGATAAAACAAATGATCAGTTGATTGGTTTTCATTACGATGATAGTCAGCTATTTTATAATAATGATATGCTAACTTGTTCTGTCCATTTAAACGGTAGTATTTTATAATTTCATATAGGTTCTCTATTCTTTCTGGATAATATTCATAACCTTCTAACCAATAAAACAATGCATTTGGTATATCATTTAATTTAGTATAACATTTTCCTATCATGTAATAAGAATACCAGACTTCTTGATTCCAACCACCTATCTCTATTCTTTTCTTATATGTATCTATTGCATCTTGGTACTGTCCTGCATCTTTATAACTATTTGCTAAGTAAAACGTATATCGGTCATTGTCTGGGTTCTCACTAAGTCCCTGTTTTAATAGATCTATATCACGAATGAATTTATCAGTTTTAGACCCTCCATCACCAATATCATTTATAAACATTTGGGTTCTTGGAATTTCTGTAATATCTGCATATTTGGGTAAATTAATGTATTCGTGTGTGACACCCCAATATGATAGTTCATCTGTATGTTTTAATAGACGAATGTTTTTATAAAAGAACTGTTGAGAACCTTGAAACATATAATATGCATCACTTTTTAACGCTTTTTTAAAAGTATCAATAGATAATGTTTCAGGTATCTCCAATATCATATCAGCATCCATCAATAATAAATATTCGGAATCCGGCATACCATTACATTGTTTTAACGAGAACGTACGATTATAACCAAAATCACGGAATGGTTCGCTAACCACTTTACCTGTTACATTATGACTATCAAAAAAAGATTTTATAACATCTATTGTATCATCTGTACTACCTGTATCACATATACAATATGTATCTATTATTGGTAGTACCGATGTTAACATGCGAACAATAATCTTGCTTTCATTTTTTACTATCATATTTAGACATATTTTAGACATAAGAGAGAACCTATGTATTTAACATATAAAATACCAAAATTTTATATACATTTTTGTGCATTATTATTTTCCAATGATATAATAACTAATCTTATTAACAATTAATCATGGCATTTACACGATTTCATGATGACCCAAATAGAATCAAAAAACAAAATGAAGAAAGTAGTTTTGTTGGTAGATACATGTTGAATATGCCTGGACAAGGCACTGATTTGCCCTTCTTTGAAGACCCTCATATTCGGTTACAGGGATGGGGTGCAAATTTGAGAAACAACACAGTAAACTTAGAAAGTGATTTGAAAGGTATGACCAGACCACTTAATCGTGACAATGTTGATGTAAATAATTATAAACTACAATCACAAGAACCTTCATCTGTTTCATACAAAAAGTCTCAACCTTTTGTACAAGAAACAAGAGCTAGTCATCCAGCTTGGATGTATAAAGATTTAGAACAAACCAGATGGGATAGTCCATATTTAAATCCTAATCATGGATTAGAAAAGGGGTTTCAAGATAATTTGTTGACCCGCAATTTAGAAAAAGACAATTTTATTAGAGAGTATAAATGAGTTGGTTTAGAATTACCTATGTCATACATGCAAAACAATTCATTTATGCAATCGGTATCTGAAATTATTATATAAAGTTTATATAATTATATAATATAGAATGGAGGTCGTAGTTCCACTTTTTGCTTTATCAAGTTTATATTTAATTAATAATCAAAATAAGAAAAAAGACGAAGAGGAGGGTTTCTCGTCTGGGGGTAATCTACCCAATGTTGATCTTCCCGCTCGTAACTATCCAAATGAAGAAATGTATAAATCTAATGAATCTGATCAATCAAGTGAATTATATAACTCTAACAAATTTGATAATGGCGGTGGAGTATATACCGATAAATACTTTAATAAACAACCAGCCACTAATGGTAACAATGGAGGAGACTCAGAATATTATTCTCTTACTGGGGAAAGTGTAAAAGGTGATTATTTTCAACATAATAATATGCAACCCTTCTTTGGTAGTAATTTGAGAACAAGCAATGTAAATGCGAATTCAACCGAAGGGCTTATTGATAATTATACTGGTTCCGGTTCTCAAACTATCACTAAAACGGAACGGTCTCCATTATTTTCACCTGATGAAAATGTACAATGGGCACATGGAGCTCCAAATAGATCTGATTTTATACAATCTCGTGTTAATCCCAGTACTAAAATGTCAAATGTAAATCCTTTCAAACAAGATAATGTTGGTCCTGGACTTGGTTTAGGATACACAAATGATGGTTCTGGTGGATTTAATTCTGGTATGGCTCAACGTGATAGTTGGATGCCTAAAACGGTTGATGAATTACGTGTTGATAACAATCCCAAATCGGGTGGTCACTCACTACTTGGTCATGAAGGTCCTGCTAATAGTTCCATCAAACAGATTTCTACTCGTGATCAAATGGGTATCATGGAAAAACATCGTCCTGAAAGAGCGTATGAATTTGATCAACGTAGTATGAATGGTCACCAAGAAGGATTTGGTGATAATACAAGAGATATTGGTCGTTTATTTACCACCGGTGGTGCTGAAACAGGTCAAACTATGCGTGCTGTTCCAGTTGCACGTAATGTATCACGTCCAGATACTACCGTTTCCTATACTGGTGCTGCTGGACATCAAAATGATGCTTCCTATATGCCAGGTGAATATATGCCTTCCCATAATCAACAATTAGGACAATACCAATTAGGTGTTGCCAATGCCAATGGCAGAAATGGTGCATATGATGCTGATTATGGTATAAAATCCAAAAAGGCTTATCCTAATAACCGTACTGCAAACAAACAAGATAGTTATTTTGGATTAGTGAGCGGCAGTATTGGCGCAGCAGTTGCTCCATTATTAGATGTATTCCGTCCATCCAGAAAGGAAAATGTGGTTGGAACATTACGTCCATATCAAAATCCAGGCACAACTGTTCCTCAGTCATATATTTTTAATCCTAAGGACACATTACCAACAACTACTCGTGAAACTACTGAGAAATCTAAAATGCATATGAATATCAATGCAAATCAACGTGGTGGTGCATATAAAGTCACTCAACATCAAGGAACTCATACATCCAGACAAGATACCGGCGACTTCTATTATTCAGGTGTTGCAGGTGCAGGAGCTGGGACAAGACAAACTTCTTCTTATGAAGCTGGGTATAATCAAAGAAATAATGATATTAAATCCAGTACTATTGAAGGTAGATTAGTCAAAGGCAATATGTCATTATTGAACTCTGATGTTAATGTCCGTCAAAAAAATCGTGATGATTTCTTAAAAAATTCTCGTCCTCTCACTGGAACTATGCCTTATAAGACACCTGATGTAAATACAATGGGGCGTGTTGCTGGAAATGAACGCAATTTGTATTCTAATGTTCAAATGGATCGTACGAACCCAGAGGTTATGACCCAATTAAGTTCAAACCCATATGTCATTGACCATCGTAAGGGATTATAATTTGGTTGTTTTGTAAATATTTTCAAATGTATATTTACAAAATTATTCGCTTGATGCGTTACCTAAATAGAATAACATACCGGTTAAGTCGGTAGAGTCATTACACGTAACAGTAATTGTATCATTCATATTTTGTACTTCACCAATGTCCTTAAAATTTCTATCAAAGATACGTCCTACACCAATGATATTCAATGCATTATTACCTATATTGATACCACCTGACATTAGTCCATCTATCATTTTATTATCTTCATCTTTTGTCTTAAATAGATCCTTTGGATAAGGGTAACTCTTATAATTATCAGAACCAATTATACTATTGGATGGGGCATTTTCCATTGTTGGTGACGTACCCCATAAGTCCATTGATAGTTTATTCTCAGAAATGAAATTTGTCAATGTGAATGTGAATTTTTTAGGGAATTTTCCACCATCTTGTGGTGCAAGAACAATAACACTACCACCTCGTTTTGTCTCCATATTTAATACTATTGATGTTGGTTTATCTATCTTGAATATGGCAGACTTATTTTCAGCATCGGGTTTGTTAAATGACACTGCATTTATGTAATAAGCGGTATCCGGATTGAATATTTCTGGTGGAACTGCTCCAAATGTTGGTAAATCTATCTTTTTGTCTTTCACTTGATATAATTCTGCTCTGTATTTTTTTGGTTGAATATCACTCTCCGTCTTTGGTTTAATATTTGTTGCCGGTTTTATTTTTAGACCTTCCTTAGATGGTTGCGATAACAAGCCTAAAATCAATGCTAAAATCAATATTATTAATACCATATATGTCATTATTTGATTACGTGTGAATTTCATGCTTGTTAATATTTATATAATAACGACATATTTTTGTTTACTCAGAAAGGTCGATTACATATGTAATCCTTCATTCACATAATAAGTATTTCAATTATTATGTGGATAGTAAATTCTCCTCATACAGGGTTCGAACCTGTGACATTTAGTTATATGCAGCGAAAAATGTTTCGCTTAACAGACTAATGCTCTAACCGACTGAGCTAACGAGGAAATGAATATTTTTTAAGGATAAAATATACAAAATCCTTGCTATCGTAATAATGGTATGACTATCCGATAATAGGGTAGTTTTGTTTCCAAAATCGCTGTCTATGCGATATAACGATGCAAGCTCTTACCGAGATTCGAACTCGGGTTTCAGGATTCAAAGTCCTGAGTGATAACCACTACACTATAAGAGCCAAGATTATTTTTAAGGATAAAATATACAAAACCTATTGCAATAGTGCGGACTTGAACCGTAGATCTCCGGCTCATAAGACCGGTGCTTTAACCAACTAAGCTACAATTGCATAATCCTGTTTATGCAGAGGATACAACTGCTAGTTTTATTTACAATATTCACACTACTCACACAATAATATATAACACAAGCTCTTTATATATTTTTTCCATTTGTATATTTCACCAATAGAATACTTCAAATCTTATACAGAAAATTGAATTTATTAACACCGTTTTATCAACAGATATAATATGGACAATCTAATAACAAATTCTCAAACTATGGACAAAGAAGCCCCAAAAATACAAAAAATAATCAACCAGGATTGCATTGAAGGAATGAAAGAAATTGACTCAGATAGTGTAGACATTGTCATTTGCGATCCACCCTATAACATTGGAAAAGACTTTGGTAATAATAGTGATAAACAAGAAATGGATAAATATCTACTTTGGTGTGACGAATGGATAAGTGAATGCATTCGTATATTGAAACCTAAAGGCACATTATATATTTATGGATTTAGTGAGATATTAGCATTTATACGTGTTAGAATCAACATCAATGTCAGGTGGATTATATGGCATTATACAAATAAAGTAACACCTTCACTCAATTTCTGGCAAAGAACACACGAAAGTATATTATGTTGTCACAAAGATAAAAAACCCATATTTAATAGAGATGATGTTAGAGAACCATATACAGATACATTCTTAAAAAATGCAGCTGGTAAGGTTAGAAAAGCTACCAAAGGGCGTTTTAGTAATGGAGAAAAGGAAACTACTTATACTGCTCATGCTAATGGTGCACTTCCACGAGATGTTATTAAAATATCGGCTCTTGCTGGTGGTGCTGGTAAAAAAGAACGAGTGAATCATCCAACACAAAAACCATTAGCGTTATGTGAAAAGTTGATTAAAGCCAGTAAAAATGGTGATGACACACTTGTAGTTGTTCCATTTGCTGGATCAGGCAGTGAATGTGTTGCCGCCAAAATAGAAAATGTAAATTATATCGGATTTGAAATTAATTCTGAATATATTGATTTATGTAATGAACGATTATCTACAATCAATGTCTAAACTATATTTTATCATACTAAGAGGTAATGTTGTCCATAATTGAGCACTCATTGCCTTACCAATCGTAGCTGCAAAATCACCTATTCCATTCCATGATTTACCTGAACTGGATTCTGTCCATACTAACTTGTCTGCTTTACATATTGTGGAGTCAAATACTAATAATTTGTAGGTTTTATCAAAGTTTTTATTTTTAGATAGCATGAAATAGTAGTCATCGTGACTTTTGCTGAAATAGGCGATTTTTTCTTCTAATGTTTCATATGTTGTACTTCTGCTTCCATTGAATTTTACACAATCCGTTCCTAATTCACGATTATGGATGAATTGTCCGGATTTACAAGATATACGAGAATTTGGAACATCAATCAAACGCATATCCTCACCAACTGCGTGACTACGGTCTGGTTTCCAAGATGTTGAATATCCTATTTCTGTAAATGAGCGATGTAATGTTTCTTCCCATTGTTCAGCTATCAATGGAAGACTAAATAATTCGTGATATTTAGTTATTTTTGTTGTTATTACCGGCATAAGTTTCTCAATAATAATAGTCATATCTATCTCCTCGTTTGGTTCTTGTGTAGTGACGTTTGTATTTTCTGTCATAGTTTACTGTTGTAATATATTGGTTATTACAAGCATATACACAAATAATGTTTCAATTTTCTATTTATCTACAACAATCTCTTTGAGAACATTCTTGATTATTTTATCTTCAAATTTACGGTCTTCTTCTTTTCCACATCCTCCTAATGCTGACTTATAATATTGGAAATAGTCTTCATATTCATCTGTTCCTACTTGGTCCACCTGCGGTTGAGAACTATCAAACCATGGTTTCAATTGACTATAATTCTTATTAGCTACATTCTTTACTGCCCGACGGAGTACAGTCTTATCAACATCTCCCTTTTCCCACGCATCATCGTTTTTGATATACATTGTTTCACGCTTCAAATCCGTACAATGCATGGGTCTTGTATGCATTTCCATTCCTTTGATGCGTTCTACCATAACTGTGGATATGCCATCTACAAACCCTATTTTGCCTGTTCTAATAAAATCATCCATAGTCACTTCAATTGAGTTGATAAATTCATTCATTGTAATTGCATCTTTACATGTTTCATTCAGGAAGAAATTAAGATTGAATTTGTTGTTAGTAGTATTGTTGATAGTATTACCGATTTTGCCGTCTTTGACCGCTTCCATCAGTTGATTATTATGTTGTTGTTGCTGTTCTAATAACACTTTATTTTGCTCTTGTTGGTCGGCTAACTGCTTTGCTTGTTCCATCATCAACTCTTTGAAATCCTGGTTCTGTTTTAGTAATTCAATTACAAGACTTGTATCCATTGGTTGAACATGTACATTTGTTTGAATATCTTCTGTATCTATTTGTTGCTGACTGTGATTACATGTTGATTTATGTTTACATAGCGATGACATGTGCTTATATTGTTTACCACAATGACATATGTAGCGGGGATAATGTGGGGATTTTTTATTAGTATTGGTTAGTCGTATATGTTTCGCTGTTAAAATATGTTTGGTAAAATCTTTTTTGTTAGCGGTTTTGTAGTTACAATCAATACAATTAAATTTATATGATTGTATTTGGGGATTTTTTACTGGCATATTAGTCTTATATTACTAATAGAAAGTCCCCTAAATCATTTGAGTCATAATATACTTATTTTTTATCAGTAACAACTTTTTTCAATAAAAATACGATTTTACTGCATTTCAGTAACAACCCATATTTCGGAGGGTCTTTTTACAAAACTATTTTGAGGAAATGAAAAATGGACATTTTATAAATGTCCATTTTTTCTGAGCGATGCCATTTCTTTTCTTAGACTTTTCAAGATATAGGAAATCCAATATACAAGATCCGGCGTTATTTATCTACAACAATTTCTTTGAGAACATTCTTAATTATTTTATCTTCAAACTTACGATCTTCTTCTTTTCCACATCCTCCTAATGCTGACTTATAATATTGGAAATAGTCTTCATATTCGTCTGTTCCTACTTGGTCTACCTGAGGTTGAGAACTATCAAACCATGGTTTCAATTGTCTATAATTCTTATTAGCTACATTCTTTACTGCCCTACGTAATAAAGTCTTATCAACATCTCCCTTCTCCCATGCATCATCATTTTTGATATACATTGTTTCACGCTTCAAATCCGTACAATGCATGGGTCTTGTATGCATTTCCATTCCTTTAATGCGTTCTACCATGACCGTAGAAATCCCATCTACAAAACCTATTTTGCCTGTTCTAATAAAATCATCCATAGTCACTTCAATTGAGTTGATAAATTCATTCATTGTAATTGCATCTTTACATGTTTCATTCAGGAAGAAATTAAGATTGAATTTGTTGTTGGTAGTATTGTTGATAGTATTGTTGGTTACATTGCTGGTGTTCTTAGCTAATTCAGTAATCTTTTCGTTTTGATCTAATATATGTTTGTTCTGTTCCATCAGTTTGTTATTCTGTTCGTGTTGTTGTTCAGCAAGTTGTTTCGCTTGCTCAATCATTAAGTCTTTGAACTCTTGGTTTTGTTTTAGAAGTTCAATCACTAATGTAGTATCTATATTAGTTGACGGAAGAATGTCGGACTCTTCATAATTACATTTATTCTTATGCTTACATAAGCCGGATTTGTATTTGTATGTTTTACCACATACACAGCTAAACTCGGTTTGGGATATATTGTTATCCAAAATTATCCGTAAATGTTTACGTGTCAAAGTATGTTTAGTATAATCCTTCTTATTACATGTATTATAGTCACATGACTTACAATAATATTTCATAGTATCTAAATTTGGGGACAAAATATTATCCATTTATTATACATTTGGATAATATTTTGTCCCTAAATAGTTTGTCTCTCATAATATACTTATTTTTTATCAGTAACAACTTTTTTCAATAAAAATACGATTTTACTGCATTTCAGTAACAACCCATATTTTGGAGGGTCTTTTTACAAAACTATTTTGAGGAAATGAAAAATGGACATTTTTAAAATGTCCATTTTTTCTGAGCGATGCCATTTCTTTTCTTAGAATTATCAAGATATAGGATTTCCAATATACAAGATCCGGCGTCATTTATCTACAACAATTTCTTTGAGAACATTCTTGATTATTTTATCTTCAAACTTACGATCTTCTTCTTTTCCACATCCTCCTAATGCTGACTTATAATATTGAAAATAGTCTTCATATTCGTCGGTTCCTATTTGATCTACCTGAGGTTGAGAACTATCAAACCATGGTTTCAATTGTCTATAATTCTTATTAGCTACATTCTTTACTGCTCTACGGAGTAAAGTCTTGTCAGTATCTCCCTTCTCCCATGCATTATCATTTTTGATATACATTGTTTCACGCTTCAAATCCGTACAATGCATGGGTCTTGTATGCATTTCCATTCCTTTAATGCGTTCTACCATGACCGTAGAAATCCCATCTACAAAACCTATTTTGCCTGTTCTAATAAAATCATCCATAGTCACTTCAATTGAGTTGATAAATTCATTCATTGTAATTGCATCTTTACATGTTTCATTCAGAAAGAAATTAAGATTGAATTTGTTATTGGTAGTATTGTTTGTAGTATTGTGGTTTGTTACATTTCCTGTATTCTTAGCTAATTCAGAAATCTTTTCATGTTGTTTTATCATCATTTCCTGAAAATCACGTCTCTCTTCAATAATCAAATTTTTGAAATCCTGATTTTGTTTCAGTAATTCAACAACAATAGATGGATCTTGTGGTATTGTGTAATTGTTTGAAACTTCTTTATTGTCAGATTGTAATATTATATTACATTTCTTACTGTGTTTCCATAATCCAGAATTAGTCTTAAAGTATTTACTGCAAGTATCGCATTGATAATCATAATGGGTAAAATTATTTCCATGCATTTCCATTTCATGTTTACGTGTCAAAATATGTCTATTGTAATCTTTTTTGTTACCTGTCATAAAGCGACATGGATCACAATTATATCTATGGGTTTTTATAGACATTAATATTTCCAAATACCCCTATATAATGGAAATAGAAATTACCCCTAAATCATTTGAGTCATAATATACTTATTTTTTATCAGTAACAAATGAATTCAATAAAAATACGATTTTACTGCATTTCAGTAACAACCCATATTTTGGAGGGTCTTTTTACAAAACTATTTCGGGGAAATGAAAAATGGACATTTTATAAATGTCCAATTTTTCTGAGCGATGCCATTTCTTTTCTTAGAATTGTCAAGAATTGTGTAAATATATGAAATTACATAATATATAATATAGTGTATCTAATGGTATTTCACTCAATAATTGTACTGTTTCATTTATAAAATCATCCAAATTTGTATTCTCACCAGGTTCGTACCATGAAATTCTACGTTTTGAACTACCAATATAATCTAATATTAGGTCAAAATGTTTATACAATGTATTATTTTCACCATAATAGTATTCTTTACATACAAACTTATCATGTTTATATCTAACCGCATAATAAGTATAAATTGTATCACAAATTAAATGTGGGTATTCATATTTATCACAAATTGTATATAGTAAATCATACAAACAATAATGTCCCAGCCAAGAAGCTGATATAATCTCTGGTTGAATAAATTTTGAAATATGATATTGTATATCAGATGGTAAAGTGTTAATTTGTTTCATAATTGTCATATTTGAATGATTGATAGTATGACATAATATATATGTGAAAAAACTATTCAATTTTGTAATATTATCTATTGATAAAGTATACAAATGATTATAGACACAGATAAGAAAAATGGAGTCACTATATACAAAGTCAAAAAAAATTATGATAATGCAAAAATGGAAAATAAAATGAATACATTTGTAGATAAATCAGATATAAAATATGTAATAGACCATGATGCGGATGTTTATACAGAAGAAGGAAAATTATTATTACGATTTAGAAAAAATGGATTAACGAAGAAGAATTCCGATGTATTTTATGATAATATAATCAAATTCGCACAAAATGTATCATCAAATCGTGGCAATGCAACTGGTAGCACAAGTCGCAACGTTTATGATAATCCCAAAGTTATGTCAAATATATTCGGTTACTTTGATCGTTGGTCACCATCTCAGAAGGTAATTTTTCGTAAAACAGGCATCAAACCGGAGGTGGATGTGAGAAAATGTAGATTTAATATGGATTATCCAGAAGAATATAAGAAAACAATCCCTTTAATAAAAGAAATAGATGCATTATATAAAGATCTGACCCCCGACCATTACAAAGCTCAACGTAAAAAAGCAAATCAAACACATTTCAAGATACCCGGAACCGCATTTACTACAATAACTACGAATGTGAATTATCAAACTACCATTCATAATGATAAAGGTGATGATGAAGAAGGATTTGGCAATTTGGCAGTTATTGAACATGGCGAATATACTGGTGGTGAAACGTGTTTTCCTCAATATGGAATTGGAGTGAATGTACGTGGTGGTGATATGTTATTTATGGATGTTCATCAACCTCATGGTAACTTACCTATAAAAAAAGGAACAGAAGATACAAAACGTTTATCAATTGTATGTTACCTTAGAAAGAACGTCTGGTTACGTACAAAAAACAAACCTAAGAGTCTTTACATTAAACATAACCAAACTATGAAGAGTCTACGTAAAACAAAACAATCTACTAATAATCGCAAAAAACACAACAAAACGGTGAAAAACCAGCGTACTCAATCATAAAAATATTATCGCATTTTGTCAATAATATTTTTAGAACATGTGACCTAATCGGTATTCTTAGCAGTTTTACGCTTTGAACTATTACGTTTCCTTTTCGTCTTGGATTGTGATGTATCCGAAACAGTGGCTGGTATTTTTTTCAATTTAAATTCAGTCATTCCCGTTTTTTTTGTAGAAATATCACCATAATCTGGATATTTTGCCTTTAATTTATTAGATGCTTCCAACATAGGTTTCAAACGATCTTCAAATGTTCCTAATCCACCAGATTTACCATAATATTTAGTAACAAACCCGATGCGATTGAACCGTAATACAATACCATCTTCTATGAAATATTTAAGGGTACGTTCCACATCTTCCTTTTGTCCATTTTCTTTAGTTATTGTAAGTTGAATACTCTTCAATTTGGGTCTATTGATAATACCATAAAAAGCTCCGACAATATAATTGAGATTGGTAGTCATTTCATTTCTGGCTTCACGAAAGAATGGATTGAAAACTGGATATACACCCCATAGAAAGGATTTTTGTTTTTTACATTCTTTGAATGCAGAATTGAAAAAATAGTTGAGTGTTTTTCCTTTGAATTTGGTTGAAATAGATAGATCAATCTTTTCAACATCATCATCAAAGAATACGATATGTTCACCGTCTTTCCATTGTTCCATAATGAATTGACGTTGTGGTACAAGCCCTTTGATGCCAATCACCAGTTTATTGTATAATTTAGGATCAAGAACTCTTAAATATTCGTCATATTCGTCTTTGTTTGCGACATATACATATATTTTCTTGGAATCTATTTTATTTTTCTTTAACATAGTGAGTGTTTTGTCATTACAAACATCTGCTCTTTTATAACTAGGGATACATACTACGTAATCGGTCATTCTATTCATATTCTATATACTTATACTATATAGAATATGAATATTTTTTTCAAGAAACCACAAAAAAAAAACGCACAGTGTGACATAAAATTAGAGAACAAATATTATCCAACTAAATACAATGAACCATTAAAAAAGGATATGGCAATTATTATGGTATATTTCAACTGCAATGAATCAGTCAGATTATCACAAAATATATTGTTAGTAAAACAATATTTAGATAATGCAAAAATTCCATATTACATAGGAGAACTTTCAATTGATGGATCACCGTATTTATTCAGCGAATCTGACAATATTTTTCAATACAAAACAGATGATTATATGTTTTTCAAAGAAAATTTGATAAATCTGGTAGAAGAACGCATTTCAGATGAATATACAAAAATATGTAACTTGGATGCCGACATATTTTTTGATAATCCCAATTGGTATTCACTTGTATCAGAAGAATTAGATAAATATGAAATATATCAACCATTTTATCAAGCAAATTGGTTAAATATTGAAAACAATACAATAATAATGCGTCAAAAAAATTGTGTGATAGATAATTCACAAGGTCATCCTGGATTTGTCTGGGCATTTACTCGTAAGTGGTTTAACGTAAATAAATTACCAGATTATTTTGTAATAGGTAGCGGAGATACTGGATTTCAAGAAATCATAGTGAATAATAATGTAGTTGCTAATATCAATACAGGTAATCATACTTATCTAATTGATATGATTGACGAATATAAGGAAAATATAATAGATATAAATGTTACAATAGGAAGTGCAGACAATAATATAAATGTATATCATTTATATCACGGTTCAATCAAAAATAGACAATATGTAGATAGACATATTGCAATCAAAAATACCATTAATCAGTTTAACCCAGTTAAATATAGTGAAATATTGGATTATGATGCCAATGGACTTCGTTGTTGGAAAGCGGAATATAAAATGACAATGAATAACTTTATAAAAAAGTATATGCAGAACCGTAAAGATGACAGTATTTGATGAATCATTCTAATCGGATGTAAATAATTTACACATGTTATCTGCTTCTAAATTAATTTCGGGTTTTGAAAACAAGTTCATAATCATCTCGTCAGTTCGGAAACGGATTGTATAATCTTGTTGAATATTATTACGACCAATGCGCCCCATTGCCTGTAATGTTTTTTGTTGTGTCATATTGGTAAGATCTTTCCCAATGAATCCATGACAGAATTGATAATTTGTACCATAGATATAATCGGATGATGCGATGATAATAAACAGACGTTGTTCATCTGCCAATTTCTTCATAATTTCCATATATTGAACATTCGGGTTTTCAATAAATACACCGATACCAAGTAATAATAATACCTTGTAATTATTATTAACATCCAATGACATAATTTCTTTGGCAGTTTCTTCGCCAATATTCGCAACAAATGCATTTTCACGAACTTCTTTATCGGGTGCCCATATATTTTGATGTGGACGTGTATTGGGAACATAGATAGAATCTAATGCGACCGAACGAATTTTCAAACGAAGTCTGTTGATTTCGTTCATCCAAACTTGGGATTCTTTACATAAACGACCACTTTCTCGTGTAGCACTTTTATTATCCTTACTATTTGTATCTGTTTTGGTTTCTTTTGCTTCAATATCGTTTTCTAATTTATCAATTTGACCGACAAGTTCATTGTTTTTTGCAATCTTGCCTAGAATATTTTGAAATACCGAAGAGGAAATATTAGATTGTTGTATATAGAAATTCCCAATTTTATCTACATCATCCGCGAGGAATATAGTTGGACCATCAGTAAGGGTATATGCATCAGATGTAGTTAATAATATACCACTACTTGCTGGTTTCGGTTTTGATTCAGATTGACTTGTTGGTGCATTAAATACACTATTCGTTCTTGCCAATGCTCCCCCGCCACGCGGTGAAGTATGTTCAACGCTGGTAGATTTTGTTAATTTGTTTGAATTATCATCATACTTCTTGACACGAATAGACGAAGTATATTTATAAATTGTATTCCAACTATCCGATTTAATATGTAATAACAAATCAATATAATATTCTTTGAGTTTATTCATAGTAATGTTACTAATATCATCTGCAAAATAGGAATCAATATTGTAGGCTTCCTCAACCATTTTGTTTTCATTGATATATTCAATAAACTGAATAATCTCACGAAGATCAAAATATCTCAATAGAGTTTTGTGTTGGTCACAATACTGTGCACATTTGATTAAATCTTCAAAGTTTGGATACATAAAATGCGGAAGAACACAATAACCGGATTTGTCCAATATTGGGATAGATTTTCTACAATCATAACTGGTAATCGTTGTGATTTCAGATGTTTCAAATTTCATTCTAAAATCCGCAAATACGGGTTGTAATTCATTTTCATTTGGTAAAGTAGCACAAGATAATATCACTGTGGGTATTTGATTTTCAACCCAGTTTTTATGAATGGTTTCATGTAATTCATGTTCAGCATAATCCATCGTGATAGTGGGCTCATCCCAATAAGTAATAATATCTTCTGTTTCATTGAATGCCATCATATAATGCATAGCTGTAATATAGGATTGAACATCACATATCATAATCTCAACATTAGTACCAACACTATTATCTACTTTCCAAATACCACCAGACCTTCTATTACGTGTATAATCCACTGCTGCGAAATAATGAAGACGGACATCGGCAGCACTTTCACATCCGAATGCGAAAGCCACTTTCTTTTCCATAGAAATCGCAGATTTAGCAAGAGCAAGACCAACATGACGAGCTACACAAACGAAAATGATACGTTTCGTTTCAGATAGACCAATAGGTGATAATGTTTTACCAGTTCCAGTTGGTGCAGTATAAAGAACCAATCTTGGAACAAATGGTTCGTCTTCTGATGATGGCTTACAGATAGTAAATAGTTGTTTTTGATGTTTAAATAGGGTTTTGTCGCTATATTTTAATAAATAGGTATTACGTTCAATAAATTCATATGCATTTGTAATGATTTCGCTAGTTTTTGTAAAGGAATTTGCATAAGATAGAATGGCATTGACATAAGTCATAAGATGAGAGTTAATATTTTTAATAGAATTTTTTTTTAATTGCATAATAGTGTAGAGATAGAAGGCATATTTTTGTTTTCTTTTATATATTTGTTTTACGAGATCAGTGGCGAGATCCATTAATAAGAATTCAAAGACGACATTTTTGTTTTCTCCAAGTGTAGAATCCAGATTTTGAATACGAAACTTATCAAGACTTTTCATTGACTTTAATTCACTACCATTGGCACTATCTAGTGTTATAGTTGCGAGTGGAGTTCCCTTACCATATTTAGAAATACACTTTTGGAGTGTATCTTCAAAGTATTTTTTGAAAAGCAAAATTTCAGTACCAGGAGATTGATCAATCTTTAAGAATGAATATAGTGATTGATGATTATTTGTGCGAATATTTACATCGTGATATCCATATATGATGAGTTTTAAAATATCCTTCTCATCTGATGATACGGGAACTTCAATGGTTTCCCATTCAGAACGAGTTAATTTGCGTTGAGTTAGATCCATTTTAAGTTGTTATTATAACGTAGGTTAAAATGTTATATTTCAAAAGCATTTAATCAATTTTTTGAAAACAACATAAAATACTTACAGTAATATGAACAATATGAGTAAATATATTACATTATGTCGTGATTTGGAAACGAAACTAATATCTGAATGCACAGAACTACATGACAATCATGAATATTGTGCAATGTTAGGCAAAATGTACAATGATTGTATTGTTTATCGGGATAAGAAAATAAAATGTGTTGTTGAAAATAAAACAAATTTTGCGTAAAAGATATAGAATTGTTGAATAGTAGTATATTAGCTAATGTTCAACAAATTATTTAAAACGGTCTATAAGAAATTATCATTTGAAGATTTAAAAATTGCACTATCAAATTCTAATGATTATATCATTTTAAATACACTTCCTACAAACCGTCAAACGTGCTTGATACAGAATACATTATCTTATCAAACGGAAGAGACCGTAATCAACGAGTACCTCAACAATTATGATTTTGAAAGTAAGAAGTTTATTATCTATGGTGAGAACACAAATGATGATACCGTGGATGAAAAATATAATCAAATACAGGGTCTAGGTTTTGTCCATGTTTATTTATATCGTGGTGGAATGTTTGAATGGTTAATGTTACAAGACATATATGGTACAGATGAATTTCCCACTACATGTAAGCTACTGGATATTTTACAATATAAACCAAAACGGGTCTTTTCAAATTAAACTTGGTTCAATACCGGTGTTTCTTCGGTAACGTCTGTAAGTTCTACTACACGATGTTCGTCTTCATCCTTTATTTGATCTGGATCAACATAGTTAAATTGAACACGGTCTTTTAAGTACGCAGAATAAAAAATATTCTCTTTTGTATTTGCAAGAGCATTTGTATCCACTAATTTACCAGCAAGGAATAAAATGTTAGTAATAAAGACACTGGTTGTCTTACTATCTAAAAAGTTGTTATATATGGAGTAACCACTAAATATGGTATTGGCTATAAAACAAACCATAGCAATATAACTTGCAATTTGATAATCATAATCTAAATTAAGGACATCATGTCTCTTCTTCTCGGGTAGAAGAAGTAGTGATTCACCCACAGCTTCATTGTCCGATGGGAATTCCTTGTTTACTTCTAAATAATCAATCATTTTGTTCTCACGTTTAATTTCAATAATATAAAGACATACAAATGCGAGTAATGTTGCAATGTTAACACCAGCATTGGCGCTATATAAAGTGGTACTTTGAAACATATTATCTGTTAATCCACACATTTCTTCACCGCATTTTTGTGGAACAAACATAACAAGCATTGTACCCATCAAAACACGGTATAATTCAAGAACAAAAGAAACTGAAACATTGACCTTTTGCATAAAATCCTGGTCATTTAACTTCTCATTCAAAGAAGAACAGCATTTAGAAGTTTCTACCACTTCTTGTGTTTCTAACACGGGCGTTGATTGCTCGGATTGTTTTACAGGTTCGGTTTCCATAACTGTATATACAGTATGCATATTTTTTTTAGTAAAATTATATTTCAAAAAATTGAATTCAATAGATCCAGTGTAAGTTAAAACATTTAATAATATAATATTATAGTTAATTATAGTATTATACAATGGGACAACCAATCATCATTTCAATTGAAGGTAATATCGGCGCTGGCAAATCAACGATCTTGGAAGAGTTGAAAACTAGATTTGGTGATTCAGACGATATAAAGTTTGTAAAAGAACCAGTTGATATTTGGGAAACAATTCAAGATGAAGAAGGTAAAACTATTTTAGAAAAATTCTATCAAGATTCAAAAAAATATGCGTTCCAATTCCAAGTAATGGCTTTAACTACACGCCTTTCCTTATTACGAAGTACTATACGCGAAAACCCAGATTGTAAAGTAATTATTTGCGAGAGATCAGTAGATGCAGACAAACAAATATTTGCAAAGATGTTACATAATGATGGTATTATATCCTATATTGATTACAAAATATATTGTCTATTAGCAACAGAACACGCAAGAGACTTTGATATGGATGGTTATGTTTATATTAATGCTGATGCAGAAGTATGTCATCAACGTATTCTCAAACGGTCAAGAAATGGTGAAAGTCAGATTGAATTGGGATATCTACAAAAATGTAAGCAATATCACGATGACTGGTTGTCTGAATATAAGAATTGGGACTGTAATCAAGATAAGGTAAAGACCCATGTATTGAATTTAAATACGAATCAAGATGTATCATATGATATCAAGGATGAAAATGATTTGGGTAATAAATGGATAGAAGCCATTACACAATTTATAGATGATATTTCCAATAAGAAAAACTGATAGCATTATGATGACAATATTAATTGAATTTGACTACTATTTTAACACTTTCCTTTTTTATGCATTTACATGCAGATACAGATAGTTCCTCGCGACGCTTTCGTGTCTTTGAATTGGTTGCATGAGTAAGATCTTCTGTATCAATCGGACTACGGCGTTTTGTAGTACTATTACGCTTGTTCATGTCGTTCTCAATATCATCATAATTAGTTTGTATATATTCTATGATTTTGTTCTCTATCGCCCACTTGAAGAAATTTAATTGTCCAATTGTTGTCTCCATATGTTGTTCATTATCATATGGAATGGACACGCGATCCCAACGACAAAAGGGGTCAAATCGCTTTTTAGAGTAGGCTTTTAATTTTAGTTTATAATCATTATATACCTTGAAACGGGTCAATGTTTGATGGTTTTCATCACCTTGTGTCTGCTCATATACTGTATAATACTTTTTCGCATAATTGGTTACAAACCAATCAACAATTCGTAAGGAAGTTTTAGAAACACCGTTAATTATGTTAATCATTTTTATGAGATTATCATGATTGTCATAAAAATCCATAAGACTTGATAATAATAAGTTATTTTGTGTATTTAATGTGTTTGAACGTGACATTTATTATGTAGTAGATGAAATTGTTTATGCACTTTTTTCATATAATAATTTATTACCATTTAGAAAATTGAAAACTTTTTGGAAGTATATGTTATTTTATCTTACCGCAACAATAATAGCATGTCTTACAAAAATAACCGCATTGAACGATTGCCACACGAACTCCGATATTATATTGCGGAATATGTTCCGAGTAAAAGGGAACAAACCTATCCATATATAGTACTATTCAAAGACATTATGTTGGATTGGTATAATAAATATCGTGTGTGGGATAATTCAGATGTGGTTTATCGTAGTTATGATGAAATTTATAAAAAAGGGATCTCTCAAGAAGAATCACCATTCTTCAAATTAGCATTTAATCGTTATCAGCAAGAAAGTAAATATTACTCTATGACCATGTTATATCAGGTTGGACAATTCCAAAAAATTGCACAACGGTATCAGCGAAGACGTGTTGTTGTCAAATGATATGAGTTATTGGTAAATTATATCATTTTGGTTTAAGAATTATCTATTTTTAGTAGATCTTTTTTTTGTGGTTTTGTTTTTCTTGTTGGACTTTTTTGTTTTGCGAGCTTGCTTTTTTGATCTCTTTGTTTTGCGGGTTTGCTTTTTTGTACGTCTTTTTTTTCCACCACCCAGTGTTTCTGTTTCTGTTACTGGTTCTGTTCCGGTTGTTGCTGCATTTGCTGCTGGTTCTGTATTTGCTGCTGGTCCTGTTTCTGTATTTGCTGCTGGTTCTGTATTTGCTGCTGGTCCTGTTTCTGGTTCTATTTCCATTTCGGTTGTTGCTGCTGTTTCTGCTGGTCCTGCTCTTTTTTTGTCTATTTCTGCCTTTCGTCTTATCTTCGCCTGTTTTGTCTGCAAAGCTAGTTTTCTCTGCAAAGCTAGTTTTTCCTGCAAAGCTAGTTTTTCCTGCAAAGCTAGTTCTGCTTTCTTCAATTTATCATCTTGGAATTTTATTGCGTTCATCAGTTCATCTAGTTCATTTGTATGTTCTTCAGTTATTTTGGTTTTTTCTGTTATACTAGTTGTTTTATATTTCTGTTGTTCTAATATGCTTTTCAATTCTGCTATTTCGCGTAAACGTATCTTTTTCGCTTCGTCTCTTTTGACTATAAGATCATTCATTTTGTTGCTCAAATCTCTTAAATCCATTAACTGGTTTGTACCACGTATACTATCAACAAGATCAGTTGTAGCTTTTTCTATATCAGTTAATGTTTGTATAACATAATTAAAATAGGTAGGACCAATGTCATTTTGTATTGGCAGCCATATTTTACCATATATAAATTTACTACAAATGTTAGCATTGTTATAGAGTTTACTTAAATCATTAAACCATTTAATAATATATTCAATAGTTAATTTTTCAAATATTTGCATAAACTTGTTTACATCCTTTGAAAATAATATGGCTAATGGCAAAAGTAACATGGAGTCTCCGCCATATTGTTCACTACCGCCCTTCTGTATTAATGAATTACTATTTAAACGTTCCAGGATTTTATCAGCAGGTATAGCAGCAAGTTGATCAGCAAGGTTTAAATTGTTAAATAACATATTAATTTCATCAGTATCACACTTAACATCCTCATTTTCTTCTTCAATATATTCCTTTAACATATCTGGTGTCTTACACCCAAGTATAAAATCATTAAATGATTGTGGTGCTTTTGGTTTTCTTGATGAACGTCTAAGATCAGTAATAATATCCATTTCTGGTTGTTTATATAATATACCAATATTTTGTTCTAAATAAATTATTTCATATTTGTGAATTTACTAATGAATTTGTAAAATTGAACTACGATATAATCATAGATGTATACAAAAATAAATAAAAAATGGTAGATTGTCTAGAAAATATGAATTGTCCAATAGAGAATCAACATAACGCAGTGTTATGTGAATTTTGGGTGGATAATATAGAATACAAATGCAACCCAGAGACAACATGTATTCGTGACGATGGTGCATACGCATGTTGTGCAGAAGACATAATCTCATGTACAATGTCAAATGAAGTAGAATCTCCTACATTTCATCCAACAACAATAGGAATATATCCAAATTCGTGTTTACAGACATGTGACAGTAAATATGAAATAGAAGAATGTCAATGGTATGAATCCATAAATAATGATAATGCATGTTATGATGATCAGAATATCCTAACATGTTGCACGCATATTCGCAGTGATTGTTGTCCATTTCGTAAAGAAGGATTTAATAATATAATCACGGTACTTGTAGTGGTGTGTATATTGGTATGTATTCTCGTATATTATGCAGTGTATATAACGAATAAATACAATAAAGTTATTCAAAAAAAGAATAAGGTAGCGCCAAATTTCGTACAGGTATAAAAATTTAACAAAATGCAATATTTCTACGTGTGATTTTGTAACTATTAGATGGTAAGATATAATTATACACGTCGCTATCATCTTCACTACAACTTGATTCGCTACATTCGTATACTAGTTCTGCACCATCGTTGTAGTTAGAAAAGGGATATTTATTTTCAACTTCAATTTCTTCATCAATACCATAATATAGTATGTGTTCAAAACACTCAATTATAACTTTCCAAAAAGACATTATTATTATATTCTTATACACAATTTTATTTATGCTATTTAGAGCAATAAAATAAAAGTGTTTTACATAATGAATTCAGTTTTTTTACTAAGTGGTAAAACATTATGTATACGACGGCTAAAAGAAAGAGATCTCCAACAATGTTATTATGAGCTAATGAGTTTATTATCTGATACTGATAGATCTATATTGAGAATCCGACATACATTAGACAGTTTAGAAAATGAACACATATATTTTGTAATTGAAGATATGAACACACAAATGATAGTTGGTACATGCTCGATCATTATTACAAACGTAAATAGTAAGATAAGTCAAACTGGATACATAGAAAATATTATGATACGTAAAGATTATGAAAATATAGGATTAGGTGATAAGATATTCCAACATGTAAAGTATTATTGTATGAATACGAAACATTGTATACACATTGAAATCAATTGCGAGATAAATAACATATACACAAAATAAAATAAATGTATATTCTAAATAAATGACACGTCTAATAGAGATTATATTGAATGCATTGGAGAAATTATTGGTTTCAACCATGGGAATAGACGAATACATAGAAGATAAGGTAGTAACGTGTGATAATGAAGACGAATATCCATAGTGGGTTATATGAAAACTACGTAAAACTATATAGATATTTTTACATAACGCCCTATACACATGTTCAAACGGTTGGTATCATTGGCGATAAATGTGAATCGTATAACTCCGATACATCAGTCACCTATGTCTAATGAAACTCCATCAGATGTTAAACCGAAAAAGAAGAGGCGAATGCGTAAATATAGAGACAGAAAATACATATCATATGATAACCGAAATACACGAATAATGTCTGACTTGAAAACAAACATTCATATAACCAATATTGTAGAAAAATATAATTGTTCTCCTGAATATGTTGCTTATCTTATGTTTTTGCATAGATATGCTATTCATGAAATAACGGATGTAACGGGTGTAACTAAACATGGGTTATTAGACGCATATTTGCGATATTGAATGTTTATTGATGTAAAATATGTGCGTCTAATTCGGGTATGGTATTTTCATCATAATTCGTAAAACAATTTACATGTGTAACAATTAACGAATGCTTCTCTTTCGGATTGATGTTATTTACATAATCACGAACACGTAATGTATATGACATATGGACGTGAAACCGATTTATATTACAAATAATAATATTCAAAAATAGACCACTATAACCAGTAATATAATATTCAATGTCTATTTTTTTATTTTCAAAAATCATATTCGCCATTACTTGTAATAACCGAAATTTGATATCTAAATATTGATTTTTCTTCTCAAACCGAGTCATTTTCATACATTTAGTAGCTAATTGGTCTAACTCTTGTTCGGAAAAAGGTATATTATAATTTTTATGTTTGAACTTGATGTATTTCAATAAATAATGACATACACAATCTGATAAACGACGAATGGGTGATGTAAAATGGCAATATTCTGGCATTCCAACTAAATCGTGTGATTCTATGTTAGCCATATAATCAGCACGAATGCCATTCGTTATTATTTCCTGTAACAATTCTTCGCCTGATATTTCATTATACACAGTTTGTAACCATTCACTCGCATTACAAGTTCTGAAAATACCAGTGTTTAAATTTATTTTTAAATATTCACCTACAAAAGAGTTTGCGAAAATTGCAAATTCCGCAATCATTTGCTTCATCAATCGTTCTTGCATTGTATCTTCGTATAAATAGACGTGGTTATCTTCATATATCGGGTATGCAGTGGAAACTTCGTTCAACTTGATTCCTTTTGTTATTGATGAACGTCTCACTTTCAATGTTTCACTTATTTTTAATCCTATATTAAAAGCATTCATTTCGTCACAAACGACCGATGCACTATTATAACTAAATGCGTTCTCCTTTTTTACAAAAATGGTGGTAAATAATAATTTGATTTCGTTAATAGGTTCATATGTGGTTGAATTGATTTCTGATAATACTGTAATCGCATTTTTGGTATTACCTTCTTGTGTTCCTTGTAAGCTGGATAATTCTAATACTTGGTTGGGCATCATATGAATTGGGGCACGATTTGATGGATATTTTGTAGTTGTTCTCTTCACAATATCCTTCCATAAATTAGAATTTAGATCTATGTATTCAGTTGGGTCTGCAATATGGATTGCGAAATATAGTTTATTGTCGTCAGTATATATAGAAAACGCATCGTCCGCATCTTTGCAACCGATTGGGTCTATACTATACGTTTCATATGATGTCATATCTACTCGTTCTGTTTTTGTAATAGAATAGGGATGATTGCTGGATATATTACTCGTAAGTGTTTCATCAGTCGCACATTCCCTTTTATTTCCATATTTTGGTTCAACTATGTTGGTATACTTATCTTCATAAAAATGATTATTCATTGTTTACTATCAATATAATTGGTTATAGTTTAATTTAATTATATACTTTTTTCGGTATAACACAAATCTTGTTTTGAGAAAAGACATAAAGTATTTTCTACGCATAATATAATATTGAATAAGTAATGAGGTTTACAGATAAAATGTGTCGTGATGTTGCTAACAAAATTATAAATGATATATTTTTAGTAAAATATATACCGACTATCAAGTTGAATAATACTTGGTATGAAAACTTGAATAAATTTTTTGTAACAGAATGGGACCGTCTTCAAGAAAGTGAAGATACACAAAGTCAATTTACAGAAGATGAAGAACATATGATTATAGTTGAGGCAATGCAAATTTTATTGGATAAATTAGACGTGGATGAAGACGAATTTGAAGACCACGAACAACATGTAGATTGGATGAGATTCGATGACATCATAGGACACTACGTTTGTTACGTACAATAATTTATAGTTTTGAGAAAATATATAAACACTGTTCTATATATAATATTGTAAAATAAAACAATGGATAAAGACCTTCGTATCAGTGAACTTGAAGAAAGGGTAGCTCAATTAGAAGCAGAATTGCTGGCTACTAAGGAGCATTTAAAACGGTATACTTCACCTGCCAATAGTAAAGAATATTATGAGAAGAATAAAGAGGTTCATAAACAAAGAGTTAAAGACTATCAAAAAAGAACTAATTACAAAAGTAATTACCAACCTACCCCAGAACAGAAAAAAGAATACGCCAGGCGAGCATATCTTAAAAAGAAGGAAAAATTAGCTCAAGAGAAGAAGGAGAATATTTAGGGATTATATAATTTTATTTATATATAAAACTATATAAAACAATATACGTATATAATATATAGAAATGACAAAATGTTCTGCAATTGATAGAAATTTAAAAGGTTGCCGATGCAATGCTATAAATGATACCAGTTTTTGTAAAAAACACGATTATATGGTTGATTATACAGAAGAAATGTTGTCAAATTTACAGATTTGTTCGGGTTGTAAAAAATCATATTATATACCCGATGGTAAGACCTGCTCGTCATGTCGTAATAGAGGAAAACAAAACAAGCAAACCGCACGCGAAAACGTTGTATTATGTGCTAACGATAAATGCGTATTCAAACGTTCAGACGAAAACAAATATTGTCAGAAACATCAACTTTGTATATTTGTGGATGATACCGTAGATATGGGTAAGAAAATATGTAAAAATTATGTTCGGGGTTGTCGTTCTCAACTTGATTTGGATTATCAATATGTTCGTTGTCAATCCTGCTTAGAAAGAGAACGGGAACGGGAACGTAATCGTAGATCAAATACGAAAAGTACTACAAATACGGATACACATCAAACTTGTTCTACATGTTGTCAAGAGTTAGAAAATAGTTTATTTGTTGGCGTTAATGGTGGGAATACCAAAACTTGTAAAAATTGTAGAGATAGTAACCACATTCAAGACCAAAAACGCGATAAAGAACATCGTAATGAATTAGACCGTATTGCGTCAAAGAAACCAGAACGTAAAGAAGTAAAACAACAATGGAACGAAAATAATTATGAAAAGGTTGTTATGAAGAGTATGAATTACCGACAACGACAAATTGAAACAGACGTAGAAGGGTATTTGAATAAAAACGCGGAAAATGCGAAACAGTGGAGGGAAAATAACCCAGAAAAAAATAAAGAAAATAATAAATCGCGATTAGAAAATATAAAAATACATTATTCTAATTATATTCGGTGCGCGGGAGACAAAAACTTGGATTTTGAAATATCCCAAGAAGAATTCAATACACTTGTAAAGGAACCATGCCATTATTGCAATATTATTCAAGAACGCGGTTTCAATGGCATTGACAGATTGGATTCAAATGCAGGGTATGTAATGGATAATTGTGTGAGTTGTTGTAAGACGTGTAATTTTATGAAATGTTCGTTGTCTGCTGACGTATTTCTAAAACGCATAGAACACATTTTAACATATAATAACAAAATTAATGGAAGGTATTTTCATGAAGAATATAGTAGTTATAGTGCGGCTTCTTATAATGAATACAAACGACGTGCAAACAATAAATCATTATTATTTGAGTTAACAAATGATGAATATGTAGAATTAATAGCGGGCAATTGTTATTTATGTGGAAGAGATGGTTCTGAATATTTGACAAATGGCATTGACCGTATTGATAATAAATTGGGGTATATAATGAGTAATGTGAATTCATGTTGCGGGTCTTGTAACTATATTAAAAAGGATATTGAATTGTTTGAATTGTTTGAAAAAATGTTAATGATATATAATAAACATTCCACAAATATACAAAAAGAAAAGAACCAAACAAAAACACAAAAATATAGAGATAAACTCATTGAAACAATTGGTATTGATGAGTATCGTAAGAGGGAAAGAGAACAAAAACAAAAACAAAGAAATCAACAAAATATTGTAAAAAATACAAACAAAAAAACTCCTGAGGAAAAGCGTGAACAGGCACGCCTTAGAAAACAGAAACAGAGAGAAGAATTGAGAGCAAGATATGGTGATGAAGAATATAAGAAAAATAAAGCGAAAGAATTAGCTGATTACAGAAAATCAAAGAAAGAAACAGACAATTAGATAGATTATTGTATAATAAAAACATTATATTTTTATTATAATTTTTATGGAGATTCAAAAACAACAGGGTAATTGATTCACTATTTTACATTTTTTATTTATTTTTTGTGTTTTATAATTTTTATTTTGTTTTTATGGGAAAACCCTTTTATTAAAATACTTTGTAGGTCACGGTATTTATGTCCGTTACCTAATTACTATACGCTACTCCAGCCATGCCCGACATAACTCTGAGAACATTGTAGTTAACAGCATATACACGGACCTTGGCGGTCTTGGCACCGGAGACGGTACCAGCAGAAAGGACGAGTTGCATAACGGCATTGTCAATTCTGGAGAAGTTACATGAACCAGATGGTTGGTGTTCCTCAGGGCGAAGAGCGAATGAGTAAACATTGATACCAGCATCAGGAGCACGTGTGTGGTGTTGGAATGGTTGGACAGTGTCAAAGTATGAACCTTCACGTTCGGAGAAACGATCTTGACCATTTAGTTGCAATTTAGCAGTGACAACTGGGTTCTCGCCCCAACAATGCATATCTAATGCAGTCTCAGCAAGAACAAATGTACCAGCGTCGGTAAGAGAAGCACCAGTAGCAGTACCACTGGCTCTGTCGTCAGACATAGCACCACCGAGTTCAAATACACCACCATTGATCATGTTGGTAGCACCGGAAGTGCTAGCCTCGGAACCGAAAGCAATGACGGCATTAGGAAGGGCATCAATGGCATCGGTATAGTTGAAAGGTTGGGCACCGAGAGTCTTGAAAAGAGTGTGCTCGGAGTTGAGGGAAGCACAGTAGTCAACGTTCTCATCAGGTTGGACAACCCAGATAAGCTCTTTACAAGGGTGGTTGAAGTTGAGCTTGATCTTGTTGGAAGAGGAACCGACAGACTCGTCACCAGTGAATTGAACTTGTTCAATGAGGTACTCGTGAGGGTTTTGTGCCATCTTGCGTCTCTCGTCGGTATCAAGGAAGATATAATCAACGTAAAGAGAAGCAGCAACAAGAGATTGTTGGTAAGCTTGGGCAACAGAGACAGTTGCACCTGTGCCTTCAGTGTAAACAGGTGTCATGGTGCTGACAGCCCATAAGCATTCACCGATAGGACGGAAATCAATGTTGATCTTGACCTCGTGGTATTGAAGAGCAATAAGGGGAAGGGCAAGTCCAGGGTTACGGCAAAACCAGAATTGAAGAGGAACATAAAGAGTTGTCTCAGGAAGTGCGTTACGTGGAGCACATACTTGGTTAGGAGCAGTGGATGAAGCACATGGACCAGAGACACCGGCAAATGAAGGATCAGTGATGTATGTAAGTTGAGTGGTGTTACCAATCATCTTGAAGTAACCAGCTTGTTGTTCCTTGGAAAGGGTAAGTTGGTTCCAGATGTGCATCCAGTCACCGTATTGACGGTCAATGCGTTGACCACCAACCTCAACCTCAACTTGGGCAATAAGTTGCTCACCGATGAAATCTAACCAACGGGCATAGACATCAGAAGTACCCATAGATTGGTTGATCTCAGGAAGTGTGACTTGAAGGTAGGTACGGTATGCAAGATCACCGTTACGGCTGATAGTACAGGTAACACGGCGACCGAAATCGGCTTGACCAGAGAATGTCTGCTCAATGGACTCCATAGCGAAGTTGGTGTGGCGTCTGTATGACACCTTCCAGAAAGTAATCTCGGGGGTTCCGGTAAGGAACACGTCTTGTGCGCCGTAGGCGACTAATTGCATTAAACCACCAGCCATTGTATGGAATTATATATTCTGTAAAGAAAATAATTTCAGAAAAAAACGCAAATAACGAATTAAAATAAGGAAACTACTAAATAGTATTTGCTAAAATTTTAATGATAACTGATGATAATTCTATATTGAAGTTATTTATGAATAAATTATAGTGTTTTACAATTATAATTGTGTAATTTAGAATTGTAGTTAATAAGTTTATATTATTCCTAAATATTTTTGGTATGATGATAACAATTGCATAATAATTATGTTATTACGTATAATACAATATAATAAAATTGTGTAATATACACCAGGTTATGATAACAATAAATCAATGGAACTATTTGAAAGTAAAAAATCTTCTAAATAATTTTCTTGTAGTATTTCTTGTCTGTTCTCGTTTTTTTTAGAAAAGATATAGGCATCATTTGATTTTTTGATAGTCCAACCTTTTTCCAAAGCATTTGTTATGAATACCATCTTTTGGAATAATGGTTTGTCTATTTTTAATTGATTTTGTGTTTCATTAATAGGTAATGCTTTATTCATAGATATACTACTTGTTATACTAGTTTTTCCATACATTTACGAGTCTTGTAAAAATCAGTTATTACAAATTCTAGAATTAGCCTAAAATCAACATAAAAACACCCATACTATTATTATATTAATACGTATATGTCAGGTTCTCATAAATCAAAAACAAATGGGAATAAAACATCTATACATACGATTGACGAAAAGCATACTGATATGTTAAATCGTTTTGATGAAATAGAAAATACATTAATTCCCAAATTAAGTGCTGAAAAAGAACAACTAAAATCCTATATTAAAACATTAAAAAGTAGTCAGATCGCAGAATATTTAGATGCACGTGATCGTATAGATCAGATACGAAAGGATACATGTAAATATAAGAAAGATCGCAAAGAGTATATGTTGAATAACGCTGGGTATATATTTGATTATTTTGAACAAAAACAACAAATATCCAACATGCAGGATACGACAAAGATGGTAAGTGCAGTGAATTCGTTTTTCAAAATCAAAGATACATTATCAGAAACCGATAACAATGCAAATAATAACTATAATAAGTTGAAGAGAAATTGTCAGAAATATTGGCGAAATGTATCAAATGATCTGACAAACATGCAAGATTATGTTATATCATCAGATACATGTGAAGTATGTGAAACAGGTGAGATGATACCACAAGATGAGGAAGGAATCCTGATTTGTAATAATTTGAATTGTGGTCGTTTTATAACGTACATAGTAGATAGTTCCAAACCAAATAATAAGGAACCACCTAACGAAGTTTCTTATACAGCGTATATCCGATTGAATCATTTTAAAGAGATATTGTCGCAGTTCCAAGCAAAGGAAACGACACAAATACCCGTTGAAGTATTAGATGCAATACGTGCACGTATAAAAAAAGAGCGCATTAACGATATATCAATGATCAATTATGATAAAATGCGAGATATTTTACGCAAATTGGGACTCAATAAATATTTTGAACATATTCAATATATAAATTCATTGTTTGGTATAAAACCTCCTGTTATGAATGAAGAGTTACATGAGACACTATGTGTATTATTTATTGAAATTCAAAAACCATGGGCGGTACACTGTCCGGCGAATAGAACGAATTTCTTTAATTACACATACACATTATACCAATTATGTGTATTATTAGACCAAACACAGTATTTGCCTTATATTCCTATGATGAAAGACCGAGAGAAACAATTGGAACAAGATATGATATGGAAAAAGGTATGCCAGGATTTAGACTGGGAATTTTTCCCATCAGTATAAACTTTTGAATATTTTGCAAAAACCCATATAAACCTTGTGGTCTAATTAGTTTAGAGAAATGGCAATTCGTGAATACTCTTATCCGACTGAACTAACACTTAATTATTCTAATGATTTTGAGTACCGAAAATCATTACGACAGTTATTTCAAATGAATTCCATTAATTATCCAAAATTAGTAAATCCTGATATTGACGATGTAAGTCGTGATGAAATTGAATATGATGAGCATTCGGCTGAATTAGCAATGGAATCTGTTATTGAACAAACCAGGAACAATCCTTTATTTTATGCATTATATGAACAAGCAGCAACCTTTATGTTTTCAACCAATATTGATATTGGATTAGCGGTATTGTTTAGTTATGATTATTTAATACTTTTTCATAATTGTTTAAAAGATTATTTCCAATTGTTACCTGATAATAAACATGTTTTTAATAAAAATAATTTAAATTATCAACTTTTACATAATAAATTATTTAAGAAGAGATAGTAGATTTTTTTGTATACACAAATATATATCTGTATACAAAACTATGGCATCAACACGCAATAAAAATGCTTCTGGTGATTATTTAATGGAACAACAATCTAATAAAGCTGGTTGTAAATATTCTACTTATGAGAACTCGTCTTATGGTAAGGCAAACACAACTCATTTTGCAGGTGATGGTCTAATTATGGGTAGAATCGCTCCAACCAATTTATCACACAATGCTTGTGACATTGAATCACAATTATTTGGTATTGGTTCTACCAATTTGGTTACACCAAAGAAAGAAGTTCAACCAGATATGAAACAGATTGAATCATTGAATGTCATTGATAAGTTGCCTGTTATTTTACCTCAACCTCTTGCACTGGATAAAAATCAACGTCCTTATTATCTTAATTAGAATGGTAATTACGTGCAGTACGTCTTGTGAAATTATTGGATCTATTTTTGAAAGTAGTATTTTTGATTGATTTTTTAATCGGACGGGTGTCAAGTTCCTCTTGTGAAATATATAATTTAATAGGTGGTTCTGGTTCCTCTGTATTTTCAACATCATTCGTCTTATTCATAAATATTTTGGATAGACTTTCTTTGAAAGATGAATGTATATCAGCATGAGGCATAGTTTCATCTACTTTTTCACATTCTTCTAATTCAAAGGTTATATATTCTGCAAATGGATAAGTGGTTCCATCAGCATTGATCCGGATTGGCATTCTTATATTTGCCATTACATATTGTTCCGTCATTTTGTTAAATAAATAATCAAATATCTATTTAACTCTCTTTTTATGCAAAATTATTTTTATTGTATTGATGAACTTTCAAATTGCAATGAAATGGAAGGAGAACCAAGTATGTAATGTAACATACAATTATTATACCTGGTTTGGAGCATCATTATGGTTGTGTTGTGGTCCGATCGTCCGTTATTACGTGATAAATATGAGGACTTATCTGAATATCCTTTTCTCTCAATTGCAGACTTCTGTCTAAAATGTGGAACTGTAATCTAACACCTATGACAAGCAGCAGGCTTTTCTATCAAAGTAGGAGCCTGACTTAAATCTTCAAGGGTGTAATACTAGATTACAAGACCACCAATAGCTGATTATATTCTAATGTCGGTTTCTTTACCGTCATCCGTTGTACGCAACCGGTTGCTATCTTACTGTGACACGATTTCATTATCTGGTTTATCTTATATGCACGTGTTACGCTCTTTTATTGGATTGCCGTCACCATCATAAAATAAACGTATAGTTTTTTCTCCTACAATAATTTTTCCCATATAATTAGGGTCAATATTGCATTTTTTATCTTCTTCATTCATTTTTTCCTCTTCTGGTGTAACCATTCGGTTTAATTGTGATAAGGATTTTAAAAATGCATCTTTTGTTCGGTTTATAACCGAGTCCTTTGCAATAATTAGTGTATTCTCTTTTATTTTTTGGTTGAGACCAATTTTCTTCTTCACTATTGTAGTTACTTCACTTATTTGTTCTTCTGTTAGTATCTTTCCAGCACCAGCAGCATTGACGATTGGTTCACCCAATATATCTATCATACCTTGTCTTATAGTTGCATCTTCTACATCTTGTGCGTTTGTTACATATTCTTGAATCGCTTTTATCTTACCTTCTGAGTTATCTAAATCTCTTATTATTTTTTTAATATCATTATAATTTGAAAGTTCTTGTTCATCAATTATCTTCTCAATTTGTGCGTGTTTTACTTCACCTTTTAATTTATATAAATTATCAATTATATCTTGTTTTGATTTGATATTTTTTTCATATTCTTGTTTTGCTTCTTTTTCTTCTTTTACTAATTGGTCAAGTCTTTCTTTTGCTTTTACTTGACTCCTTGTTATCATTGTTGTCTGATTTTGTTCGTTTGTCGTATCTGGTATAGCACTTGCTTTTACTTCTTTACGATCATTTATTGCTTGTTGTTGTTCTTTTTTAACATCATTTATTGATTGGGTTGCTTGTTGTAACTGTTGCTCTAATTGCAATATTTTCTCTTTTGCCTCTGGTGTATTCTCTGATCTTGCGATTGCAAGATCCTTTTCTACTTCTATTAATTTATTAGTAAGATTTTTTATATCGCCAATATTTTTATTACTTTGTTCGTAACTCTTCTTAGCTATATCTTGCAATTCGTTCATTTCCAATTGCATTTTCTTATATTCATCTGTTTCCTCCCAAGTCAAAACAGGAACAGATGACCCATCTATAACACGTTTTATATTTTCAATATTTTCACCTGTAATATTGAGCTTATCCTTGTTATCTAATAAATATTTCATTAGTTGGGCGAGCGCATCATCACCTACATTATTCTTCAAAGTTTGTTTTAATATATCAATCAATTGTTCAATATCTTTTTGTTTGGTTATATCGTCTTGAACTGGTTCAGGGTTTGTCAATATCTGATCTACAACTGCGATTAACATTTGTATTATATCGTTATTATCCGTTTTATTTACATCATCAACAACTCTATCTTTTGTAATATCACCAACAACCTTTTGGAGGACATTTATAATATTTGTAATATCTATTTTATTGGCGTTTTCTTCTGCCTTTCTTTTTGCTTCATTTAATATTTCTTCTTTCTTTATTGTCTCTTCTTCTGCCTTTCTTTTTGCGTCTGCATTTTCTGCTGTATCAATTATTGTACTAACCACGTGTGCTATGTCAATAATATCTTGATTTAATAATGCTGTTTTTTGTTTTTCTTCTGCAAGTTTTGCATCCTCTTCTGCCTTTAATCTTTTTGCATTTTCTTCTATATTCATCATTTCATTAACTACCGGTACTATATTGGCAACATCTTCTTTCAATATCTCTGCTGCCTTTCTTTTTGCTTCTGCTGCCTTTGCGTTTTCTTCTATATCAATTATTGTATTAACCACCGGTACTATATTGGCAACATCTTCTTTCAATATCTCTGCTGCCTTTCTTTTTGCTTCTGCTTCTGCTTCTGCCATTCTTTTTGCTTCTAATTCTGCTTCATCAAACTTCTTTTGTTCAACATCAATATTACTAAATATTTGTTTTATAACGTTTGCTATATTGACAATATCTTCGGTTTCATTGGTTGGAGGCAGTGGGGGCGTGACAGGTTCAGGTACTGGATCAGGTGCTGGTGGCAATGGAATATTTATACTTTCACCACGTCTCTTCTTTAAATCATCCATTATATTACCTCGTTCATCTAGTTGTGAATTAAAACTATTTAATGTATCAGCTAATGATTTACTCAATAGTTTATTATCTAAACTGAATGTTGGTTCCATATGAATTGTATATTAATTGATTATAACATAGGCAAACAAATTACTTTATCAAAACTAATTTGTTACGGTTTTTTATATTTTTACTTATTTTCTATATTTGTGTGATGCTTTGGATTTTTTTCCAGTTTTCTTACTACGTGTTTTGTTAGATTTCATTTTATGAGATTTGTTGTGATTACGTCTGACTTTGTGCTTTCTTGTATGCTTACCACCAAATTTTGAACTGCCGTTGTTATTTGTACTAGAATCTGGTGCTTCTTTTTTTAGTCTATCAACCTTGGCTTCTTCTTGTTTCGCGGTTATGATTTTATTAAGTTCCGTCCTAGTCATTCCTAGGCTCTTAGTTATTCCTGGGCCCTTAGTTATTCCTGGGCTATATAGAGGATTAAATAGATGAGGTCTTGATTTATTGTCGTTCTTACTTTTACTTAAATCTTTTACTTGTGGTTTATTTACTTCATTTTCGCCCTCCTTATTTTTAACCATAATTTCATCAACCGGAGTTTTATTTTCCATATTTACACCTGTTGGTGGGTTTTCTTGACCAAAAACTGGTGCTACTGATGGTTTATTATCAGTAAGAGTAGATGCAGGAGTAGAACCAGTAGCAGCATTAGCTATATTAGTGGCATCGTCCAAATCATACTCTCCAGTATCAATAAGTGTATCATTACCCTTAGTTAATTTCGTAAGCTTTCTATCATTATTAAGTGTAAAACAATAAGTAGTATCTGCCATAATATTTATATAGTATCCCTACAAAATAATCAAAACGCACTAAATCTTTTTGGTTCTATTATTACGACTGGATTTTATGCGTAAAGTATATTTTCGGGGTTTTGATTTATGAATAACACGCTTAGAAATACGATGAATGGATTTGTCTTGTTTTTTGTGACTACGTATATGTTTTGTTGTAGAGTGTTTCTTCGTTTTCTTATTCGTCAAACGTTTTTTTCTGGTTTTACTACCACCTCGTTTTCTTTGATTCTGACTAGATACAGTTGGATGCATATAACTTGGGAGTTCTTTTTTTTTTCTAGGGGGAGGTGAAGTTTGAATGATATTTTTATCTGGTTCAGTAATACTATTTTCATCATAATCCAAATATTTAAGTGATTTACCTTCTCCGTTCTTATACCATTCAATGCTACTCTTGTCATTACTAGGTTTTCCTGATGGCGAAATTAAAAAGGTAAACTCTCCCGTTTCAACAAAATTAGATAGATTATCAAAAATTATTTTGCCATCTATTACTTTATCCGCAAAGTTAGTTTCAATCCATCCGGGTTTATGTAATAATCTTGAAAAATATTTGTCCATTAATTTACTTATTTTCTCAATACTATATCTATTGGCATTGTCTTTATTATTTGTGTCTTGTGAGATCCATTCGGATTTCTTTTGTGTGAACCACTCATTCACAATATCTTCATTATCACCTATTTCTATTTTTAAAGTCAAGTAGTTTTGTAATATCTCATCTAATTCTGGTTTAAAATTTTTACGAGCATTAACAATAGTAGACCATCTGCCGGTTATTTGATTATAAAAATTAGCTAAATCATCCGATATTGTACGCATTTGATCACTAATTTTGGTTAAAACAACCTCGGCAGTAGCCTGTGTATCATTAACATCAACCCAAGTTGAATTGACTTCTTCCTCCGCCTTCTTGGCAGCAGCAGCAGCTTCTTCCTCAGCCTTCTTGGCAGCAGCAGCAGCAGCTTCTTCCTCAGCCTTCTTGGCAGCAGTAGCAGCAACCATCTTTTCATCAGAAATAGTAAATATATTCTGTATAATTCCAATCAAACTAGTAATATCATTTTTTGTCCGTTTTATCGTCTCTGCCTTCTTGGCAGCAGCAGCGGCCGCTTCTTCCTCAGCCTTCTTGGCAGCAGCAGCAGCTTCTTCCTCAGCCTTCTTGGCAGC